TTAACTCAAAACTCTATGAATTATGGCAAACTTAGATTTAATCCAGAAGCGTTTCAATGAAACAAGAAAGATTTTCGGACACAGCGACGAGATTACAACAGCCTCAGGTGTGAAAATCAGAGGTCGTTATCTGCTAACCGAATCAGGCGCAGTCACTCCAAGCCATGACCCCATGAATGGTTTTCAGAAGTCTATCGGATTTCCTACCGATGCTTACGGAAACACCGTCAATGACCGTGACTATGAACGTGACAAGGACGCACAAGAGATTACAAGGCAAATCGCAGACAACTACGATTCAAGAGCCTTAAACTCTCAGGTGGTCGCCTCAAAGGATGGTGTAGTGCTGAGTGGTAACGGAAGAACGATGGCAGGAATGATTGCGGCGCAGAACAATACCGACGCTGCATATATCGGCTATCTCGAAATGTTCCCTCAGAAGTACGGATTCCAGCCTGAGGACGTTAAGAGCTTCAAGCATCCAAGACTGATATTCCGGGTTGATGACAACTATCCGTACACGGCAGAAACCTTCGCAATGTTCAATGCGCAGGAAATAAAGTCGCAGTCAAAGACTGAAATGGCGGTGAAGTTAGGTAAACTGGTTGATGATGCTACATTCCATCGTCTAATCAAGGTTATCAACTCCTTCGATACCATTGGAGAGTTCTACAATGATGTCAAGGCTACACGCGAGGCAGTCAATGACTTGTCAAAGGTTGGCATTATCTCAAAGATGCAGTACCCTGAAATGTTTGATGGCGACACTATCAGTCAGGCAGCGAGAGAGATTCTTGAAAACGTGCTTATCGGTAAGGCATTTGCTACCAATCCCGATGCAGTACGTCAGATTACAGCTTTCAAAGGTGTAAGAAAGAATATAATCACGGCACTGGCTGAAATCTCTAACAATATCGCTCTTGATGACTACTCTTTGGAGTCTGAAATGTCGCAGGCAATCAATCTCTGCTATCAGGCAAGGGCTAATGGTTGTATGCACCAGGGCGATATAGTAAGCGGCTTTGCACGTCAGATGACGTTGTTCGGTGATTCCGTTACGGTAGCGGATTTCAATAACGCTACTGTTATGATGCTTGCAGATATGATTAACCATTCTCAGGTTACGAAACTAAAGAAGGTTTACGCTATCTACAATCGTCAGGCCCACGATTCAGCTAACGGACAAACGGATATGTTCTCAGATGGCAGCGTGAAGTCGAAGCAGGATATTCTCAACGAAGTAAACACTCTCTTAAACTATGGCACGAAATCAGAAATCAACAATGCGCTCTCACTCTCAACAGAACAGCGCAAGTCCGATGCAGTCGAAGCAATTCGAGAAGATGTCTATTCTTGCGAAAGCAATCAGAGAATCGACACAATCTGCTATGTTAGTGAAAATGAAACACAAACGTGCAACGGTGTAATGGTCGGTGGTATAGCAGGCCTCCAGTTGCCGAGTGGTGACGTTATCGCTGTAAAGTTGGAACGTCTTAGCAAAGGTACGGCGGGCATCCGCACAAAGGGTTGGAATCGCTATCGTGTTAGCGAGGAATTGATAGTTCCTTGCAGCGAGAAGAAACCTACTCTTCCTGAATGGTTCAAGGCTGGCACGAAGCTATCCAGTGGACTGACTATCGAAAGCATTGATAGAACGTATGTATTGCTTTCCGATGGTAACGTTTACAAGCATATCGACGTATTACTTGCTTGCTCTCCTGAAAAGAACGTTGCAGAAGCGGCGTAATCTATTACTCTCGCTCTCTTAGTTGAGGGCGAAAGTACGATTATTAACTTAAACTTATGAATTATGGAAAAGGTATTTGATTTCAATGAGTTCGGAATCTGCATGAATCCGAATGTTCAGAGTTTTGTATCTGGCAAGTATCGTGCAATGATTGAAACGGCTCCCATTGATGGTAGGTGGTATTATGGTTGTATGCTTGATACTCCTACAAGTGGATTTGGTAGCGGTGTTTGCAAGCAGGGTCCTGACTTTGCAACCGAATCAGAGGCACTTGCAGCCGTAGCAAAGAAAAGCATTGAATGGTTTGACGAAGATACTGAATGGCACAAGAAAGCAGGAAAGAAAAGAATCGTTCCGCAGTTCATTTACGATGAACTAAAGAAACTCCTGCATCCGCAACCTGTTCAGCTCAGTTTGTTCGACTTTTAATATTACAGCTATGGAATATCTATTGTCTATCACTCTGCCTAACGACGTTAGGGGCTACAACGCTTGCAAAAGCAAAATGATTAAGAAATGCTATGAGGCTTTCTTGATGATGATTTATCCTCAGTACACTATTGAGATAGATATGCCTGCAACAATGGAACACAACTACAACCGAATCATTATCAAACGTGTAAACGGAGATAAGTACAAGGTTGTTTGGCGTGAGTATTACGCTGATTTCGACAACAAAGTATTCGGAAGATTGCACCATTCAGCAGAATACAGCACAATGTGGTTCAGTTCTGCAAGAAAGGTTATAAACTATCTCTTTGGTAGCAACAATGGTACTGCCTGGTATGACTTTTGGCACGTTTCCGTTTGCAAGAAATGAAATTATCCTTGCTGAGTACAATAATTCAGCAGGGAACTACGTTTAATTTAATAGGTACTCAAATATGAAACATGAAGATTACATTAGAGAGAGTAAGCACAAGATTGATGAAGTGCTTACCGCTTTCAAGATTGAGCATGATATTATCACTGCGAAATCTGGTCCCACTGTCACGCTCTTTGAGTTCACTCCCAATGTGGGTACGAAGTTATCCAAACTCGAAAACCTGAAACGAGAGTTCGCTTTGCAACTTGGTGTTCAGGCAGTAAGGATGATTGTACCTACTGAAAGAGGAACAATAGGAATCGAAGTTCCTAACCGTGAGCGTGTGGTTATCCCAATGACTGAAATGCTCTACGAAAAAGAGTATGAGACCTCAGACATGGCTTTGCCGATTATCCTTGGTCGCAAGGTTGATTGCAATGTGTTCATGGCTGACTTGGCAGAAATGCCGCATCTACTTGTCGCTGGTGCTACTGGCATGGGTAAGTCTGTCGGACTTAACGTTATCATTTCGTCGCTGATTAACAAGAAATCCCCTGACGAGTTGAAGATGATTCTGATAGACCCGAAACAAGTTGAACTCACTATCTACGATGCAATCAAGAAACCTTATCTCGCAAAGCTGCATAAGGATAGCGAGGCTATCATTACGGAGTATGACGAGGCAAGGGCTACACTTGCAGCCGTATGTGAAATGATGGATCAACGCTACACTAAACTCAAAAATGAATCAGTCCGCAATATCAAGGAGTATAATATTTCCTGCAAGAAGGGCTATATCGACGACAAACCAATGCCTTACTACGTTGTTATCATTGACGAGTACGGTGACTTGGTTATGCAGGCTAATGGTAGGGAAATGGAGAAATACATCTGCCGTATCGCTCAGAAAGCAAGGGCGGTTGGTATTCACATGATTATCTCCACTCAAAGACCATCAACGGACGTCGTAACTGGTAACATCAAGGCTAACTTTCCTACGAGAATAGCTTTCCGTACCGTCACTGGTACTGATAGCCGTGTTATTCTTGATAGAATCGGTGCAGAACGTCTTACTGGCAAGGGTGATATGCTTTTCTTCAATGGTGGAGAAACTACGAGAGTACAATGTGCTTTCGCAAGTACGGAAGAAACAATTGAACTATGCCATGAGGTGCAGGAAGAATATCCTGAGTACGAGACGGTGGTGTTGGAAAAGACTATTGCACCCGAAGTACACCATAAGTTCACTCACGTTCACGATGAAACACGTAGGGCTGCAACGAATATAGTAAAGCAGCGTCGCCACGTCGTTTATATCGGTGAGGTATATGGCAATGTACGTGAGCAACTGATTGAAATGGGTATTATAGGAGATAATAAGATTGTCTATCCTAACCGAACGGAAGAAATCAACTATCATCCAGTACTGGTTAGCAGCATGGCAGAACTCAATGCTATTCTTGATACGTTCTACAAAGAGGACTAATCTCTCACTCACCTTGGATTAGCTTTCGAGGTGGGTACACAATGTTTCATTTAAGAAAGAGATTATGACAAGACAAGAAGCGTTATTGATCCCTGACCTCCAGATAGAGGTTACAGAACTCGTTGAGGATGCTTTCTATGCTTTCCGTGACGTTGACGATTCGGAACTAAACAAACGATTGAAAGAACTTGGTGACGATTACGTTGATGGTGACGAAAAGGCAGATGAACTACTCACGAAGTATCTCAAAGACTTGGATATTGCAGAGAAAGCGGCTGACAGATGGCTACAAAGCGGCACTCCATACGAGCGTGTCCAGGCTCTACTTGCAGCAGAGAAGATGATTGAAAACCAAAAGAAGTATGGTGTTCCATGTGCTGCATGGTGTAATTGAATTATGGTGGCTCCCTGTCAGCTCAGAGAGTCATTACTACCCTTCGGGGCATAATTCGAGTTTAAGTTAAGTGAGGGAGTCGCTATTAGGTTAGTGGCTCCTGGCAAAGTAACAAGATGTATTACTTAAACACGAAAGATTATGAATGAAAAGAATTTTGAAAGCGAGTTTAAACGTCGCTATCCTGAACGTTCTCAGATTCTTAACTACATCAAGGATGCACTGAATATCAATGAGATTCATTTCTCAGATATGACCTCTGCAAACCTTACCGATGTGGCTAAGTACATTAAATCTCAGGTTGCACCCGGTACTGCAAAGGTTTACTTTGCCATTCTCTCACGTTTCATCAAAATCTACAAGGAAACGGAAGATGTACCATGCAATGACCCTCACGACACTCTAAAGACAAAACTATGTCCGCAGGAGAATGTCGCTCTGACTAAGGAAGAACTCTCTAAAATCGAAGCCTACTATGATAGTCTGATGAACAAAGTAGGCAGATTCGCAGAGAAAGACGTACTCACGCTTTTCTTGCTTGAATGTTACACTGGCGCAAGAAGTTGTGATTGTGAAAAGATGTCACTCGAAAATGTAAGAGACGGAAAGCTATCTTACGTTGCAGACAAGACAATGACGCTTGTAACCCTTCCAGTACACTACAAGGTAAATGAACTCTTGCAGAACATTCCTGCCCGTACCTATGCGGAAGCGGTTAAAGTACGAATCATCAAGCGAGTAGCGAAGTCATGTGGTATCAATGATGTTATAACGATAACCTATCGTGGTGTGCGTAAACCCCGTGAAAAGTACGAGTATCTTGGTACACATACGGCACGCCGTACTTTTTCTACGTTACTCGACGAATTGGGAGTTCCACTTACGGAAATCACTCAGTATATGGGGCATAGTGACGTAAAGATGACTATGCGATATATCAAGCGTGATAGAAACAAGGTATCTGAATCAGCCCTTGCTTTCTTCAATGGCTAATTTATGTCTAACAATTAATACGTTCAATTATGAGAAAATTACTGATTCTGGCATTACTGCCAATGTTGTTTGTTTCGTGTTCAAAGGATGATAGCAACGAAACACCACAAGAGCCTGACAAGCGTGAACAGCAAATTGTCGGCAAATGGCTTGTAACCGATTACTGGTGGACTTATAGCGGATTGGGCTATGCCGATGAAGCGCATTGGAAAGAAGTTCACGGCGACCTCACCGTTACGTTCAATAGCGGTGGTACTTGTAACGTTACTGGCAAAAGCTACGAGACGGTCACAACAAGTTTTGATACGTCATTCGACCTTCAAGTTGATTTTCCTGAAATCAATCGTTGGAAATGGAATAAGGATAATCCTACATATCCTTTGAAAGTTTACTACGTATCTGGTGGAGAATTGGATTTGGGAGTTACGTTTGTAACCAATAACGAATTAGAACTAAAGAATGGTGGTTATGGCTACAAACTAAAAAGGCAATAAAAAAAGGCGCAGGGAGATTAGTTTCTCCCCACGCCCCAAAGTAAAATGAATTTATCTGAAAAGTATTCCTTTTCCACAAAACACCTCAGTTTACTTTGTTTAACTATCAAATATTAGCTTCGGCTCCAAACGGTGCATTGCCAAAAGCCGCGTTAGAGTACGATTATTGTACTTGTTTTGGTAATGCTTTACATAACGCAAAGTTTCCTCACTATTCGCCATTTTAAGCACATTGAAACCTAAGTAGCAATAGTAGAAATCAACCTGAGAGCGAAGTCTGAAAAGGCTAACGGCTTTGTCGAACGTCATGCCGCATTTGACGTAATCGGGAAACCAAAGTTCAAGAAACTCTATCAATTCCTTATTCTCAGGACATAGCAACCTATCAGTAGGCAAATCCCATAGACCGCAACCGATTCCGTCTTTCTCACACATATACATCAGCAGGAGATTCAACTTGTATTGCCGTGAGGTTATATCAACACGCATCAGTAGGGAAGAGAGAGCCATGAATGGATCGAGATAGCGTTTCTTCTTAAACTCACGTCTTACAGCCTCTCCAGTACTGCCATAAGCCTCAACAATATCGTATAGGCATGAAAGCACGTTGGCAAGCTCGTAGTTCTGATTGAATGACTTGCAGAGTTTCATAGTCTGGTTATTACCCTTGCTCAATTCCATAAACCTTCTATTCATCAGAAAGTCACGGAAAGGATGCTCACCTATCAACTCCCTCAATTCATGCTGTTGCAGCAATCTCGTTTCAGGATTCTTTGTAAGCATCAGCGACGCAAAGGCGGCTACTTCCTTATCCATCGGGTCATTGTAGCCATCACAGAGCGCAAAGAGGTGGATGCCGAAACGTCCACGCTTACGGAAAGCATCTGCCAATTCCTGCATCCACTTATTATGATAGACCAAAAAGTTCCCGAAAAAGTCCGTCATAACCTTGCGCCTTATTTCAGTATCGTAAGGACTGCTCATTCACTTTTTATGTCCTTTAAACGCATTGTCATGTAAATGCCAATCTTACGCTCTTTGAACTGAGAAGCAGGAATATCCCTGCCATCGTACCAGTGAGTGAATACCAGGAATATCTTGTGTTTGACGTGAATATCCTCAATAATATTCATCATCAAAGGAATATTCACCTTCATAGCCTTTTCCATAGAATCCACGAATTGCAGCCTATCAGACGACTTTCCAGTAAGGTTGTACGTTTTCAGATAACGCAAACGCTTTGTCTGCTTATTCTGCAAACCGATAATCACCTTATCCAAAGTGTACTCGTTGAGGACGTTGGTGTAAACCTCGGTAATCCTGCAACGAATCTGATGTGTCTGCCTGATTCGGTTGATAGTCTCACTGGCATTGTCGAAAGCCTTGAACAATTCAGCACTGGCAATGTCGCCAATAAACTGAGGAATCTTGCGAACGGCAATACCCATCTGAATTGACTCGTCACCACAATAGTACGCTGTATGGTCGTACTCGTTAAACATTTCAATGGCATAGAACCTGAACTCTTTCAATTCTTCAAGTTCCTTTGGCTCCATGAAACACGTAAGAGCATTACCATCAATCTTCTTAGAGACGTAATTTGCCAGTCCTTCCGCATCATCAAAAGACTCAATACGTAAGGCCTCATTCTGATTCAGAGTAAATACTGGCTCAGACCAAAAGAACCACTTTCTCCGAACACACTTCAAAAAGCGATAAACGCCTTTCTTACCTTCAAGAGGTTTTGTTGCAACGATGTACATAGTACGATAATTATTGGTTTATACACTGTTTAACTACACTCTCCACATCATCCCGTAAGATATTAAGGCGCATTGCCTCATGTCTTAGGAAACGCTCGAAATCGGCTTTAATTTCTTCATTCTTGCTCATACACTACCCTTATATTACAAGCTAAAGCAACTGCATATTCAGTACGGCAACCGACTGAGAACTGCCAGCGATTTGCCATCCATATTGCATCACACATCAGCAGATTCTTTATATCTTCCTTCATGTGTTCAGAGGTTGGAGCATCTAACGGCACTCCATTCTCCAAAGGATTGAAAACGTCATCATAGAACTGGCTCAGGGATTTCTTCAATTTCTCCGCATAAGCCTTACGTTCCTCAATATCGTACCCACTAATGGGGAAACTCATATAGACCTTGCTCATTTCTTCTTTGTCACCTTGAATTTACCACTTAGCTTATCAACACTGGCTTCCATCTGGCTTTGCTCAGATTCTTCCAGTACGTGTTTGTATTCCTCTTGCGCATGAGGATTGAGTTCAATGGCTTTCTTAGCCGCTTCATCCATGATGTCATCATCCCTTACGTCGGTAATGAAGTCATCCCACGCCCACTGAACACGCTGATTCTTGTTTGCGTCGAATCCCTCAATATCATAACAGCCGTAGGAATCCTGAGAAACCTTGATACCAAGAACTTTAACCATAGCCACGAAATGCTTTACCATATCGTCCATTTTTGCATCAACGTATATCTTGGTAAAGTCCACTCCGCACTCGTCTTTGAAATCCTTGAAGTAGGCAAGGAATGTGCTGTGCGCCATCTTGTGCATCAGAAACACCACCTCAATACGACCTTTCAGCTCTATATCTCGCCAACCAAGGCGAATCATGTAGTTTCTGATAGCTTCATAGACACCCTCAATACGTGGGTTCAGGAAGTCGTAGGTAATGCGCAAATGGTCTAATAAGGTGTACCACGCAGTCTTTTCAATCTGCTTGCGCCTGGTATCTTCATACTTCGTCCATTCGCTTTCTGCCTTCAAATAGTGCATCTTGGTAGTAAAACGCAACTTGTTAGCATCTTCAAGTAGATCATACACCGCTATCATTGTCTGATGCAGTATATAGTTCACACGTCTTACGATTATGAAACTGACCTTTGCCTTTTCCTCATAATCGTGCAATTCACCAAAGGTAATATCTGACTCTCTATCAATAGTCATTTGCGCCATATTTGGCACAAAAACGGCTGATGCAGCCATCATTGCGACCATTTCCAAGTCAGTAAATCCTTTCTCCTTTTGGAAAGCCTCACGCTCCGATTTTTCTATCAGAGTCTTTACTTTGGTTTGCATCAGAATCTCACTGATTTCCTCCGCAGTCTTAGTGAGTACTGGCTTACTCTCTTTAAGGCTTTCCTGAAAGTCCTTAATATCGTCAACAGGAGTACGTTCTTTCTTTGCCATAATCAATATGTTGCTCGTTCTAAACGTTGTTCTACTTCATCTTCGTCATCCTCAGACTCAGGATAGGGTGCATACCCGATGCAGACACCATGAAGATTGCGATTGCAGCACGAATCGAAATGATAGCACCTCGGTTCGCATATTTCCATCTTACACATAGCTTTCAGTTTTGAGGTTAAGAAAAAGAGCAAGCTATTTAGCCTGCTCTTCCATAAAGTCAAACGAATTAAGCCCACGACCACAAATAACCGTAAGCTGTTTTTAAGACACCTCTACACGCACCACTAATGTGATTATGCTGATACCCAAAATCCCTTTCTACTTGCCTAAGAGAAGGATAACAAGCAATAAATTCACCTGATAACGTATATTGGTTTACTTTTCGAGAACGTCTAACGTCATTAATAACTTTTTCTCTTATTCTTTGACGTCTTGTTCCATACATATTATTGTAATGTTGATTGCAATATTCAAGATTATAAAGACAATTGTTTAATTTGTTTTCGTCCTTATGATTTATTTGGTCGCAATCCTTTGGCATCTTTCTAAATGCCATCATCACAAGTTGTTGGATTCTCCGACATTCGACCCTATCACTTCTTATGGTTACTGCAATGTAACCTTTTTTGTTGATATGTCCTTTAAGAACCTTACTTCGATGAAAATGAATACCACAACGACTACCCTCATAATCAATGGCTCTATCTAAAGATTTTATTCTCCCATATTTTGAAGCCATATAACCAAAATATTTTGGTATCGGTCTCCAAACTTCACCTTCGAGATTTTCCAAAGAAAGCCATCTTTCAGAGTTAAGTTCTGGTAAATTTTCGTATTTAAGTTTTCGCAGTTTCATCTTTAAACTCCATAAAATCAAACAACGTTGGAGATAACATATCCATTTCTGCCTCTTTTAGATACGTCAATCCGTCTCTATAATATTCGTGATTCAATTCTATTGACAAACCTCTTCTGCCAAGTTTTATAGCACAATAGGCAACAGTTCCAAGACCACCATACATATCAAGCACCAAATCACCTTTATTGCTCCAACGCTCAATGCAGCGTTTCACCAAATCCAACGGCAACGGACAGATATGTACTTGCTTGTCTGCCTTTGCCTGACGGGTATTCAATGTGTCAGTACGTCGATAATCGCCCAAATCCCAAATATAGTCTTTGTGGCTTACTGGTGCAAGCACGAACGACTCCTTGCTCAGTCTGCCAGCAGCACCCAACGTTTCAGAGAAAGCAACGTGTTCCTCGTAGTTGTAGAGGTGTTCTTTGGCAAACTTGCGGTAGTAAGCTCGTATTCCGTCCAAGTCCATATTCTTGATGTCATCATAGGAAAGCAGCCTATCACCACTATCAGACCAATGCGCATGAGCATCAATCTGCCAACGTGCGAGAGAATACTCGTCTTTCGACTTGACTACTGGTATATCAGCATAGGCATCCTTCGTATCACTCGGCTCTTTGCGGAAGATAAGGATATACTCAGGACAGCCGACTGACATCTTCGTGCCATCCTTACACATTTCCGTATAGCCAAGACGATACGACTTGTTGTTTTCCTGAACAACGTCAGTATCGACAGTTATACGTCCGCAGTACTTGAATCCGTGCTTGATGTAGTGCAATACCGACAAATCGCTGAATGGAACGATAGTTTGGAAGCAAGTACCACCCTTATAGCCACTAAGAACTCTATCCTTAACATGGATGCAAGCGATACGTCCGGGCTGCAACACTCTCAGTAGATGCGGAGTGAGGAAGTCCATTTGCTCAAAGAACTTATCGTTGTTCTCGTTAAAGCCGAAGTCATTGTATGCACTGGTGTACTCGTACTGGTTACTGAACGGAATAGACGTTACAATCAGACCAATGGAATTATCCTCCATATTCGGCAACTCCAAGCAATTATCGTTATTGATAGACCGCCACAACTTGCCGCTTTGTTCCTCACGCTTAGAGAACATATAACGCTCCAGTCGCTTAATCATGTCAGTACCGAAGAGTCCGTTCTTTCTGAGCAAGTCTGCCATCTTGCCTACCATTTCGTTGTGTCGCTTCCACTTCTGCATGAAGGTTTTGTAGATTTCCTGCTCTGATTCAGCATAGACCAAATACAGCGTAACCTCATGCTTCTGCATGAATCGGTGAATACGTGCGATAGCCTGGAACTTGTCATTAAAGCGATAGTCAATGAACATTATAGCCTTATGGCAATGGTGTTGGAAGTTCAGACCCTCACCAAGCATTTCAGGCTTTGCAGCGAGATACTTCAAACGACCTTCCTTAAAGTCCAGTACGTTCTTATCCGCTTCATCGTCATTCTGACTGCCATAGACTGCCTTACAACCATCAATAGCCTTGCAGAGTGCCATACGCTCCGCTTCGAGGTCATGCCACAAAAGGAAGTGGTCGTTTATATTCTCAGGTCGATTAATTATCTCCACAACACGCTGAATCTTTGCAGGCATTGAATCCCTACGCTCCTTTGCAGCAGCTTGCAGACCTATTGCAGCATCACGGAACATTCTCTTTTGTCCGTCATCGTCATATCCAGCTGAATCGTTATCAACACCCACGACTTCCTCAATTACCGTCAGTTTAGGCAACTCGTAACCTTCATCGGAATAGCCCAAGTCAGAAGGTTTGGTAATGAACAAAGCCCACGTCGATACCCAAAGCCAGAACTCTTCTTGCTTGTGCGGATAGAGAGTAAGGTTATTGTTCTTTGTTTGGTCTCGCTTGAAGAAACGCTGAATAGCTTGGTTAGTGTCCATCACGCCTAAGTAGCCAGCGTATTGCACCATTTCGTCGTATCTGTTAGGACTTGGTGTAGCCGTAGCGACAAACTTGTATTTCACATTGGCAAAGCGAGGAAGGAAAGTCTGATAGGTCTTTGTATCAAACTGGCGCAGTACCGACGCTTCATCAAGTGAGGTAGCGATAAAGTAGTTTGGGTCAATCCTCACACCATCCTCTCCATCACGTACACGCTCATAGTTGGTAATGAACACGTCACACTTATCAAGATTAGCCTCAACTTCCTGCATAGTCTTGACATAAACGACATTCATATTAAGCCATTCCTTCGCCTGAGTAACGAACTCTACAACTACTCGACGAGGACAAACCACCAAGCCCTTACCGCCCTCATGGGCTGCAATAAGTCTCAGTATTTCCAACTGAGTAACGGTTTTCTGCATACCGAATGAACTGAATATGGCACGTTGACCGCCACTAACAGCCCATTTTACGGTATCTCTTACGTGTGGAAACAAAGAAGGTGTCAGTTCATCATCTGACACCTTGAAACCACTTTCAATACTAACGGCCATCTTAGACCTTAAAAATTCGATATATTCCATGTTTGACTTTATTTTGGGAATTTTTGATTTAATGTTTTGCCGATAATGTAACCATGAGGAAAAGAATAAAGAAGCAGCCCATTACTGACTTATTCGGTGGGTGCATCGGTTATGAAGCACCTGAGAAGGAAATCAAGATAATGGTATGCGACAAGTCTCAGGCAGACAGAATCATTGAAAAGCACCACTATTCGCACAAAACCACGTCCAATAGCTTTGTATCACTTATCGTACTCTACAAAGGTAAGGTAGAAGGTGCGCTGCAATGCGGCTATGGCATACGTCCTCAAATCAAGGGCGATTACAAACCCGAAGAAGTACGTGAGTTTGATAGAATGTGGCTATCTGATGAAATGCCTAAATTCTCTGAAACCATTGTGCTGAGTCTTTTCCACCACTTTATGCGTTTGGCATATCCTAACGTAAAGGTATTAATCAGCTATGCCGATACTACGGCGGGGAATAACGGAACTATCTACAAGGCCGCCAACTATGAACTTGTTGACAGACTGCAAGCTGATTTTTACCTTTTACCATCAGGCGAACGTGTGCACCCCGTCTCTATGTGGCACAGACACAAGACAAGAGCGTGGGATTTCCTGCAAAAGCAGTACCCTGGTATTATCCATATCCGTAATGGCGAACAATTGAAATTTGTGTTTCGATTGTAACATTATCGGCATAATATTATCGGGTCAGATTGTACCAATCAGTTTCTTCTTTCCAAGGATCTTCAATCCTCATGTAATCACAGCCAACGTGTTCTACCTCGTCACTCTCCAAGTAAGTAACTTGCCAAACACGAAGATTCTCAGGAAAGAAGTCACGGACACTTGGTAGAATGTTCAATTGCATGGTCTTATTCGTGAACTTACCGAAATTGGTACGTTTCAGCAATTCATTGTTGCATTGCTTGAAATAAGCCATATCTGCCTTTGTCTTTGGCATACAGATGATTCCATCACATAGCTTGATTAGGTCATCTATCTTCCAAAAGTCACAGATAGAGGTTTCGACAAATACCTTGCGCTTGATGCCAGTCACCTTATTCATGGTAAAGATAGCCTGCAAAAGTCTCTCCAGATTGCGCTTGAAAACAAACGGCTCACCACCACAGATAATGATTTCGTCATAGTCAAAAGAAGCAACAACTTCTTTCGGCTCATCTACATTATCAAAAGTCTTTTGAGGCCAATCGTCTCGCAAAACTCCTGTTACGAACAATCTTAAAGTTTTCATGTTATGCTATTTATTTATTCGTGCATTACACACTGATAGTTTCCTTATTCACGTCACCAGTTGGCTCCCATTCAGAGAAGTACTGGCTTTCAGTTTGCTTTTCCATACAAAATACCTACTATTTCAAGATTTCTTCTTATCTTTCTCGTTGACAAATTCAAAATGTAACCCTTTGTATGCACGACCCTTATTACATGATTCACGGATGCAATAACCGCTTACACCAACCTTACGTGCACAATCCTCAACAAAGGGGAATACCTCTCCAGTTTCCTTGATACGTACTGGCTGTTTCCAGCCTACACGCTTGCGACCAACACGCTTTGCATAGTTTATGGCACTGATTCTCTTCAATTGGAACTTGAAACCTTTCTCTCGTATTTCCTTGATAAACCTATACGCCTGGTCTGCCCAATTGAACACCTTTTCATCTACGCAATGCCCACCTTTCAACACCTGTACAATGAACTTGTGAGCCTTATCAGTACCATTATCGAAGTTCACATTCATCACCATACGGATAGGGTCACTCTCCCAAGTAAGTTCAGGCAGGGTTATCCCAACGGATTCCATGTGCGCTAAGAGTACCTGACCCTTTGCGTCATAGTCACCTCTCCATTTCTCTTTAGTAGTGTCGCGTACTGGCTTCTGCTTGAAAGCACGATAACCGCCGCCTATTCCGCAGGCAATCCAAATAAAATATTGATTCATTCTTCCTTTTGCTTTAGATTTTCACGCACCCAATCGTAGTAGCTTTTGGCTACTTTTTCGATTTTCTCAATGTCTCTGTCCTCGGTTAATTCCAAATCTGCACGTCCGTCGTACCAGTTACCCATGATGATTAGAATGGTAACACCTATCTGATTCCTCTTGAATTTGCCTACGGCTCTGTCACCATACTTGCGCCAGTCATAGACAAGGAAGAATATCTGATAGGATGGAGTCATACCACTATTGGTTTTGTAGTAGTCAAACCCTTGCCCCCAATGGTAATCTTCACGTTGGAAAGGAACTCTGCCTAAATACTTGGTATAACCTCTTTCGGCAAGTTTCTTCTCTAATGTTTCCAGTTGTTTTGCAGTCATAAATTAGGTAAAGAGAAAGGGGTGAGATTCGGTAAGTAATCCCACCCCGAAGTAAACGTTTTAAGCCAAACGGAGTTTACTTATTCAGTTCTGCATCGGCAGCTTCTTTCTTAGCACGTTCCTCTGCAAGGTTATCAAGATGCTTATCACGCTCCAACACACCAAGGAGTTTAGTCTTGGTAATGTTCACAATCTCCCAATCCTCAGTAGAGTCCTTATAGACGACTTCTTTGATAGCTGTGCGAGCTGAAACGTCAGAAGTAGCCTGAACCAAGTGGGCGCGAGTGCGTACCTTGGTTTTGGTCTTAACACCGCCCTTGCGAGTCTTAACCTCAACTTCCTCGGTAACGGCAACCTTTACAAGCCAGAAGTCCTCAATACTACCTTGGTCGTTAAAGCAGATTTCGCCATACTTAGGACGAACAACTGACTTAATCTTGATAGCACGGTTAGCACAATTCATTTCGGCACGAAGTCGAGCTTCTGCCTGAGTGAAGTCAACTGCCTCTACGCAATACTTCTCGGTCATGGTCTTTTGCAGACCCTTCTCATTGGTAGTGGTGTACTCAATCGTACCCTCGATCCAAAAGCCACTACGATTTCTTAAATTCAATTCAGCCATTTTTCTTGAACTTTTAAATTAATAAACACGATTACGTCTCTTACGTCTGTCATGACGGAACTTTCGTGCGTACCTTGCACCGAACAAAGCTATCTCGTCATTGTTTCCGTTAGCCTTGTGAGGCTGTCCGTAGCCTTTTGGTGCAGGGTCATAGCGACCTGGTATAACCGTCATAATTCCGTTTACTGGTTCACGATGTGGAACTAAAGCACGATGCGGAGGCATGAGAGTTCTTACATACCTCCCTTTCTTGTCGAACTCGGCGACAAAATCATTTCTTTTGAACTGACCCATAAAATTTTATGAATTAAAAATTAACTTATAAGTGAAATATCGTATCAAAAAGTGGTGTAGCTAACCGCCCACATGATAGGCTGTGACATGAGCCACAAGAAAGTTAGCAACAATAGTAACAACAATATATCCAGTAGCCGTGAACGATGCCTAATGTCACAACGGACAAAACTCATTATCCCTCGCTTGTAAGGGCAACAGAGTTTATTCAGCACGTCATACTTATCAGCACCATAGGCAAGCATCATAATGCTTACACCAAGGTTTCTTGATGAATACGGCTCATAGACAATTCGGTATCTTCCCATATATGCTACACATAGCACCGAATACACGCTTGTCAGTACCCGGTTGATAGCCGACTGAATACGTGGACTATTTCTTTTCTTGTATCTGAGCTTCATCCTTATTCTCGTTTAGATTCCAGCCATTCATCTTATAGACAAAACGCCTTGCAGAGTCCTTAGATGGAAAGTCCATGATGAACTCTCCAGTAGAAATACCATTTCCGTGATTATGATTCTTCCATACACCCCACATTCTACGATGTGGCGCATAGTAGAACTGACCTTCTTTCATTTCTGCTGCCATATCTGATATGATATTGTGTCACCTTCCACAATTACCTTTTCACCAGCTTTGTCGTACATCTGAGTGAATTTACTCAGCTCATACGATAGAGAGTCACGCTGATGTTCAGCACCAACGGCTCTTGCTCTCATGCTTGCAAAGGTAAGCACCCAGACTAACGCTACGACCACAATAGCGGCTCCTAAGACGATGTTAGGGTAGTTGCCAGTAAATCTTACCATTCTGCGCCACAAAGCCCTCAGTAGGCTTAATACAGCACCGATTAAACACGTCACGATTCGGAATATTCCCCAACAGAATTTCCGAACACCTGCCAGTAGGCAAGTTAGCCACTGGTGGAAGTCATCGAATAAAAGATAGTTCATAATTTTATGTTTTAGAATAAACTTAGTTGTTTCGGTTCAATCCTGCCTTCTTTCGTAGAAGGAGTAATAAAGAGATTCTGATAGATGAAGAAAAGAGGCGCAACTGTTATGCTGTTTCCTGCAAGTCTGTATGCAGCCGACTTACTGATACCGCTATTAAGTATGGTATCAATATCGTTTTCCTCAACGTCCTGCAAACGGAAGCACTCACGTTCCGTAAGTTTGCGGATGCGCATTATAACAGGAAGTATGTCATTGCAGAAGGGAATAAAGCTATCCTTTGCCATTTCCTTATGTGCTTGCGCCAAAGTGTACTCGCATAGTAGCTTCAATGGTCCCTCAGGATTCCATTTCTTAAACAGCCTATCCATGCGTTCAAGTGCTTTGTCGGTGAATTTGCAAACTTTATCGTCTGAATTGTTCGCTTGATACATTGCAGGGAACACAATCTTGAACAATTCCAGGCACTCGTCCTGAGTAGCCTCTTTGCCGTATGTTCTGCGATAGTAGCGATATACGACCCTCACGAATCTATGAAAGTCGTTATACATCTTATTCTGTCTCATATACTAAGTAAATGTTTATCTGCTGTGTAGTAGTAACCGTTGGTGCAGGATTCTTGATATTGGTTATTTGAAGTTCGCTGACACCTCGTTTATCATCGGTATCTGACTGGTAGGCTCTGATATTGCCATTTGGCATTTTCTTGAATCTGATGAAGTCTGCTCTACTCATGTCTCATATACCTCTACTAACAAATTATCCTTCGCCCCGGCAGTAGTCAAAGCACCCATCATTCCGTCTTTGGCAACGTACTGAACTTTGCCTTGGCTGTATTTAGCCCCTGCATCACCATGAATATGCCTGCGTTCCCTTTCCTCAAAGGTACGCATCTTTCGTAGCTGCTGTGCGTCAATCAGTCTCATATACCAAGCAAAGCATTGAATCCTTTGTTATACTCGTTACGGAATTGGCATACATTTCAGAGTTAAGTTCGAGTTGCTGTATATGCTCTGATACGCTCCAGTCGCCTTTGCTTCTGCCACGATAGGCGCAACCAATAGCCTTAATCAGTCTCATAAGCCAAAACTATTAAACTATGGTCTATGTTCTGAGTCAGAGCATTTGAGACTCGCCAACGTCCAAACTCAAAAGTCATTCCGTTATCTCTCATTCTCTTAGCACCATTCTTTGCGTCAATCAGTCTCATAGACAACTCTAATCTTAGGTTCGACTCCTACATGGCATCCACAAGTCAATGTTGGTGCAATGCCGTTTGGCTCATAGACCATACCATTTTGCTTCGATACCCAAACGTTACCTATCACAACAATCTTATTCGTTCTCATAGACCACTGCTGCAAACTGATCTGTATTGCCTCCTGCTCCAGTAGAGCCGTGAATGGTGTTCGCAACGTCCTTACGATGATAGTTCAGTATCTCGCCATTGTCACGGCTACGAGTATAACCGAAGATGAAAGAATCAATCCGTCTCATAAATCACCATTACACCAGTTGCTCCCCAATCATTCTGATACTGAAAGTTAATGCGTCCTGTCTTAAAGTACTGGCTTTTGAGAGTCCTACAAGTACCATCATCAAAAGTATTTAACCCTCGCAAATCGGGGGGGTAATTTATTGGTTTTCAATAACTTGCGTGACATAATACATACAATTACCATCTATACGAGCCTTGATAGTTCCTGCAACGCTATCATTCCAAATGCCATTGTAGGTATCTAACCAAACACCATCTTTCATAGGTGGTGTATTGCTTTCTATTAGGCTTTCAAGACGAACACCGCCAGTAGGCTTATTCCGTTTCATATATCTCATAAATAACGTTTCCTACGCTGCGATACTCATTTGCAGTAACGGTAGGGCAAATATCCTCATGCAACCAGCCTCGCTTGTCTCTCTTGCACTTCCATTCCATTTCTCTATTAAGAGGGTGAATACTGGCAAGACAGCGACTTGGTGGTGTTTTATTCAGTTTCATACACATACATCACACACGTCTTACAATGTTTGTCGTGGGTATAGTCACTGATGGCTGCAAGGTCATATCTTGTATTGATAGTGTACGCTACACCACTTACTGCTGTGTTGTACGGAACTATCCTACTGAGCAAAGATGAAGTTCTCCAGTCCTTCATCACCATCGGGAAGGAATTGCATTGTGCCGCCATTTTCCGATTCCTCCAAAGATTTCTCACAGAACCTAACAAGCATTTCATCAGAAAGGAAGTACTTTTCATCTACGTTCTCTTCAAGAACGTCTCTTAGGCAAAGTTCCAATGGAAACTCCTTTGGGAACTCGTAGTTTGGAATCGGTGTACCTTTCTCACGATAGATAGAGACACAGAATACTCGTTCTCTATGTTGTGGCACACCGAAGTTAGATGAATCAAGTACCTTCCAGTAGTTCACATATCCAAGACCTTCAAGAACGTCGAGCCAGTCCGTGAAGTCTGCCATGAACTTTTTCTGAGTGAGCGATTTCACATTCTCCATAAGGAGATACTTAGGACGTTTCTCCTTGATTGCTCTTTCGCACTCCCAAAGGATAGAGGAACGAGTACCGCTATCTCGCTTGAATCCCTGCTGCAATCCTGCTGCACTTACATCAGTGCAAGGCCAAGAATAGGTGAAGAAGTCAAAGTCTGGCACTTTCTCCCATATTATTTGAGAAATATCACCATAATTGATGATGTTCTCGCCCTTGTGTAAGGCCATATAAGCGGTTATTGCTGTTGGTTCAATGTCAGAGTAGCCAACTACTTTGAAATCGAACTCAGGGAAATACTCTTTGAGCCTCTTAAAGGCAAGTGACTGGCTACCATAGCCGCCAAAGGCCTCAAAGACTCTCAGAGGTTTGTTTACGTCAAATTCCATTCGGTGATATTACTCAAATAATGTTACTTACACATATTCAGACACGCTGCCTTGAAATCGTTACCAAACTGATTATCCTTCCAAGGCTCTGCGTAAATATCAACACCCACTGAATGATTCAGGAGTGATTGAAAGAAAGGAGAATTACATTGATTGCGATAGTACCATTTCTGGCAATCCTCGCTATCAGTGTAGATGTTCACTGCCATACGCTTATTGTTCTCACAAAGCATCATGGCACATATAACGGCAATCACCTCACAATTGAAGTCATCGGCAATGGTGTTTATACCCTCAAAGGATATTCCGTTTTCCCATCTATGAGAGCCATAATGAATGATATTGCCGCTTTCTACAATGACAAATGCAGACGTTTGGTTGTGTCCGCAAGCGTATATCTCGGTAATCATCAGAACGGCAAATCATTATTGGTGTTAGAATCAAAAGGAAGTCCATTGCTCTTAGATTCTTGCATGAGTTCCTGAACGGTAGGAGTTCCATCGTAATTGATAGGCAACTGCTGTGCCTCTTCCCAATTGTAGATGATATTCTCTGCAAGATCGTTCTTTAATCGGTTACTCTCCAGTTCAAACCAAAACTCAATGTAATGCCCGACAAGCGAACCCTTATTACGGAACTTACCAATCTCAATGACGTTAGTACACTTGCTATCAAGTATGTTCTGATAGGTGAACTTGTTCATGATTGGCTTCGCATTGTTGATGAAGTCGGTATTGACCCTACTAAGAAGGAATACGTTATCAGCTTTGTTACTGATGTCACCACTACCACTGATATTGTCGATTCTGATAAACCCGGAAGTCTTGTTTGGGTGAGCAACCAAGTGGATATGAATATCAAGTTCCTTCGCCAAGTCATTCAGACGTTGCAGCAAAGCACCCTGACGTTCAAACTTATCTGAATCCAGTTCACGGAAGTTCAGCACCATCAAGTTATCAAGCAGAACACAATCAATGTCCTCTTCATCCTTTAACCGCCTTACCTGGTCGCTGATTTGAACAAAGTTATCTCCGTACTTGTTATTGAAAGTCCAAAGGAACTTGTCTATCCAAGTATCTATTCGACTTGCAATAGCATCAGGCACATAGTAGTAATCGGAATTGCCATACTTTCTGACGTGCTGTTTGCCTGCTGCTTGAAGGTATAGCCATTGCTTTTCCATATCCTCAGGCAACTCTCCAGTATAGAGCGCACTCTTGTAACCTTTCTGAGCTGCATTGAGAATGAGCATATTCAACAACGTGGATTTTCCGCATCCTCTGAATCCCGACCAAACGGAAACTTGCTTGCGTCTGAATCCCAATCCTTTTTCGTCGATATAGGGTATTCCAGAAGGTATGTAGTCTTTGAGGTCTATCTTTGGTCGTTTGATTTCAGACATCTTCAACCATATCTTACCTTTCTGCTCCTGCTGAATGATAGGTGTTGTGACTACTGGCTGCTGAATGATAGTCTGTTTATACATCTGAGGTTGAGGTGTATAATCCCTATCGTAGGCATCCGGCTCGAATAGCAGACGAACATCACGCCACGTTTTGCCTGAACAGCTATTGTGAAAGCAAAGGAAACCTATTGCTCCGCTATCCCTTTGGAAGATGACCGCATCTTTATGCTTATGTTGGTCGTTAAAGGGGCAATGGTCGAGAATGTATTTTGTACCACCTGCCACACGCTGAGTAGTGTAACCGATACCATGCTTATTCAGGAACTCCACCAAGTCGAACTTCTCAGAGGAATAATTATTGTACCTATTCGGCTTTTCTTCCTCAGGGTACATCGCCGCAATCTTCTTGAAATAGGCAATATCCGTTGGCTTGATTTCAGAAGGAACATAAACGACTTGTGACTGTCGCCAAGGTCTATCGGGTGTATTCTCTCCCTTACAAGCGGTAGTACCAGGCAACTTACTGATTCGGGCAAGATTGAATACCTTTTCATCCACTTCTATATGTTCATCGGAAAAGAACAGCGAAAGGACTTGAAGGAATTTCTTAATCGTTTCGGTAGCTTCGGGCGACGCTGATATAAGGCAAGGAATGACGCAATGATAACCATTACCCGACATACAGATAATAGGCTCATAGAATCCTTGCGACTTTAACCAGTTGAATATATCCACCGCCTTTTGATACGCATAGTTCAGTTCATCGTTACTTGAACTGACACCAGCAGGACGTTTCGGATCAAGGTCAATCAAGATATGCGTTCTACCATCAATATCAACATCACTTGTTGTAGGCTCTCTGAATATCTGAATTATCTTGTTGCACTGGCTTCTACCATAGCAAGCCTCTTTGATATGATTCAACGTGAAGTATATCTGTGTGTGAGGGCTATTGCTATATGGCTCAATGCAAGCTAACAGTGTTTCAACGTCCTTGAAGTAGCCACTCCAAGTTTTGTTGCCACTGAGGATGCGTATTTCCGTCAGGTCTGAACCATTCTTGAATACGTCCCACCACTTATATACTTGTGCTTTGTCTATCACGATTGCCAGTCTATTGTTTGCTGTTGTGGTACTGCCATCACAACATTAGATTCTTCCTTGGGGTCATAAAAGACCTGATTACCTTTGAATATGACAGAAAGAAATACCTTGTCTTTCAGGTATCTCTCAAAGTCCTTTTGGTAGATTCTATCTCTCGTTTCCACATAAGCCTCTATGTGGGACCGAATAATAGCAGTCTCTTTGTCGGACAACTTCTGCCATTCCAACATTGCCTTTGCCTTACAACCTTTCTCTCGGTATGCAGTCCAACATTCATTGAACACGATTTCCTGCTCACTGGTAAGAGTAACGCTTTTCTTTGTCGGATTACGTGTTGCCTTATGCCCTGCAATAAAGGCATCCTCTAATGACTGGTCGCCGCCATGCTTATCACGATACTCACGGGCAGCTTTCAAAATGTAATCTGGAATCATATTATTGTATGCCTAATAAGAAATCTGATTTTTCTTCTTTTTGTTCTTTCTGCTGTACTCCCTGCCTCTGAACAAAGAAGGGGCAAGGCTCAAATGGAAACATTTCCTCAAAATCGTCAAGATGGTGGACGTGCTTTCGATAGAAATTTACGTCATAGTAAGCGCAAGATTCCCTACGAGGGCAAGTAACCTCATTGAAGTCTTTAGGGCTTACCATCCATCCGTGACAAAATCCATATTTAGACAACTTTTTGAGACTTTAATCCTTTCAGTCCATTCTTACGATTAACACCTGAGAGATACACTGGATTCTTTTTCAAACCTAAAGCATTGGCACGTTGAGCAACGTTATTCTTGGTTGTACCAAGTAATACGGCTATTTCTGCATTGCTTGTTGTAGGGTAGAGTTTTCTTAATAATACGTAGTTCATCTTTTCTAAAAATAAGTAGAGCCGTACCAAACTAATGATACGGCTCCAGGCATTATTGAGCAGGAGGGAATGGCAACTGTGGACCCTGAGGCTGTGCGCCCTGCTGTGGTGCAGGCTGCTGAACTTGCTGTTGAGCCTGAGGTGCTTGCTGCTGTGCAGGTGGGAATGGTGCAGGCTGCTGAACTTGTTGCTGTGGCATTGCCTGACCTTGCGCAGGTGGGAATGGTGCAAGCTGCTGTGGCATCGGCTGTTGCATGGGCTGTTGCTGCATCATTGGTTGCTGCTGCATAGGCTGCTGCATCATCGGCTGCTGTTGCGGATAACCACCCTGCATTGGCTGTTGTTGATATACTGGTTGCTGATAACCCTGAGGCTGATAGCCTTGCTGCATTTGCTGACCCACACGATCAGCTTTCCATGCCTCAATAGAGTTAAAGAACTTACCTGAGTTTTCAGGGTACTCTCGGCAATCAATGTTGAGGTGCAATGTTACATTCTCACCAACTTGCAAACTCAACTCCTGAATCTTTTGGTCTCGAATATCGAAAACCATACGACGAGGGTACTGACCGTGTTCATGTTCGATGATGAACGACTGGCGCATCCACTGATTACCTCTTTGGCTAACTCCTGATTGAATAGGTAATGCTTGAACAATTGTTCCTGTAACTAAAATTTCACTCATAATTTAAACGTTTAAAATGTATTAATACCATTTAAGTTCTTTCTCAAACTCGTCTTTGTTGATGTCTGGTATAAACTGCTGATAAAGTGTAGTCTTTACTCGCTCAAACAAATCGCTAAACTCTTGTTCAGTAATAGCATCGAAAGCAATTGACTTAGGCATTTCAAGCCATTCGTTACGACTTCTTGAATATACCAATTCAAAATGCCCCGCCGCTACTTCCAAGGTCTTACGAAAACTCTCTTTGTTGTTATAAAAGAAAGCCTGCTGTTGTTCTGTAAGATACTCCCATGCAATATTAATCAGACTAAAGTATAGGCGAAGAAATTTAGGATTCCTCACCTCTTTAATTGTAGCCTCATAAACCTTACCAACCTTCATCTTACGCTTTACCTCGTAATCATCATCGGTCTCAGGTACGAAGCCAGTTGGAGTGTTTACAAGTCGAATCTTCATGGCTTATTCTCCCACAAGCGTTACACGCAAGCTACCAGCAGTCTGCGTAGGTTTGCAATATTTCTTGTAGAGTTCGGGATTTTCTTCCTTGAAAGCCTTACTATCAAACTTCTCAGAAGTCGAAGGCAAAACTCTTGTGAGTTTCACACGGCTACCAGTGAATGACTTGATGTTATTCTCAGTCATCATATCAAGTAAACCTTTTCTAAGTTCGTCTTGACGTGCCTTTGCAATCTTTACGGCTGCTTCTAATCGTGCCACCTCTGCCTCTACCTCAGCAAACTTAGCAGGGAATGTTCCGTAACTCTGAATGATAGGAGCGAAATCCTTATCTTCTAAGTCGCAACGAATAAGTTCATCAAGAAGTTCATCACCCCAAGGCTGTAACTCTACGAATTTAGATTTATCCTCTCTGAGCCACATCACATAGATTGCAGCGACCTTCAAATGTGGATTCAGATTCTCAAACCAACGCTTACAAATACTTTGCTGCAAAGTTACATTCTCAATGTGAAGGTCATAAGTACGCTTGAAATCAACAAGGATAATACCGCCATCTGGTCGCATCATAACCTTATCAATAGCCGTAGCATAATTCTGTTCATCACTGATAAGATACTCAGTAGCCAGTACTGTTAAGTTGTTTTCCTGCTTGATGCGGATATAACTCTGCAACTCAGGAAGATTACCAACTACGCCAAGTTCATCATAGAGTTCAATAGTCTCATGCACATTGCTACCTTTTGCGGCTGCATTAGCAAGAATTTGATTCCATTGTTCATCAGTATAGTTGTCAGGTCTCTTATAGGTGTTCGGATATGCTCTTTTAATAAGAGTAGAGGTAACACCTTTCAACTCCTTGTCACCTAAAAAATATTGGTGTGTGTCACTCTTGAAAGTGACTGGAGATTGGTTTAATACTGGTAGTTCCATAAATTATGATTTACCATTGTTCTTAATTTGATCTTTCCTTGCAGTCAACGCACCAGTAAAGTTTGCGTCCTGCTGCCATTGTGGGTACTTATTATAGATATTCCCCACCTCTTCGAGAGTCTGAGCTGCCTGAATCTCTGCCATTACTTGCTCGGCAGTAACTTGCGGCTGCTGCATTGGCTGTTGCTGATAGACTGGCTGCTGATAGCCTTGTAATACTTGCATAGCTTGTTGTTGTGATTGTGCTGCCTGCTGCTGTGCAACATAAGCCTGTTGGTCGTACTTAGAATCAAACTGACCTTTCTCCCAATAGACATCGGCTGCAACACCAAGTGCTTTCATGGCAACACCCATTGCATCAGTAAGAGCCATCTTGTCGGCTTCATCACTGACATAATAGCCGTTCTTCTCGTAAGTCATTACAGAACTACCACCAAGACCAGGAATAGGATCACTCCATTCACCATCTACCTTGATATATAGGTTGATGTTGCAGAAAGCCTTAATTTCAGTACGCTGTACATTTTTGGCGGTAGTAACACCATTTATGACCTCGAACTCTTTTGCCTCAAACGTGAAAGTCTCATGCCATTGCTTTACGATTTCGTACTTCCATCCAAAACCGCAAACACCAAAAGCCTCAGTAATTGCCTTGATTCTGAACATCGGATTAATATCCGACATTCCCGACAAACGACCACCTTTGATTTGTTTCAGAGCCTCAGAAGGAACTTTCCTCAGTTGCTCATAGAATCTCAAATTATTATTCTCTTTTGCCATAATACCTTATTTATATATTACTTAGCACCAGTAGAACCATAACCATTCGTAGCCCTGTCTGTCTTTGAGAGTTTTTCAACTTCCTCAAACTCAGTCTCAGGAACAACGACTATCTGCATTTGGGCGATACGAGTACCCTTTGGCAGGACGTAGTACTGAGCGTTTGGCTCACGAACATTGATTATTACACCAACATGACCGCGATAGCAGGAATCTACCAAGCCACGTACAACATCGGCATCAATACGATACTTATTACCACTTCCTCGACGGTCTAACACTTCCATTCCCTTAGAAGCGAATCCACTGCGAGGCTGAATAGTTGCAGCAAGGTTACGAGGCAACTCAATAGCGAAGCCAAGGTCAATGATAGAACGTCCGTTTGTCAAAACGATGTCCTCAGGAGTGTAAAGGTCGTATGCTGCATCACCATCATGCGCACGAACAGGAATCTTTGCACCCTCTTTTTCAAGTACAATCTTAATCTTTTCCATACCTATATTATAAATTCTTTCGTCTTGCGTATTCAGCTATAAGGAGAGAATCACATTTGTTGTCATCGAGCTTACGGCAACGTTCATTCTTCCTCAAATCAACATTTGGGAATAATCGACGTGCTGCATTGAATGATGTAGGCTTTGGGTCAACTGCCTTATATTCTTTTTTATATTTCACTCCAGTTTCCTTATCAGTCTGAGTCCTATATTTTGTCGTAGTAATCTCGTCTTGATGAACCCAAATCTCTTTTTGCCAGTCTTTGGGTGCTACGAGGTGATAAGGAATCTCATTTGCAATCAACAAACCTTTGAGAGTACCAAAGATTTCACCAAAGGAAAAAGTAGAGCCTGCACTGGCTCCAAAGATAGCATGGATCTGTTCCATGCAAGCCACCACCTCCCAAGAACGTTTCTTTATATCCTTGAAGATACGTCCTAAATCGAGGTCATCATGTTCATCAATTGAATAAAATTCTTTGTGACCGTCAGGGAATAGGGCAGTAATAAAACCGATTTGCCCTGGGTCAATTCCTACATACGTTTTTTGCATAACTATATATTATTTCTTTTGTTGACACCAATTCATCGTACAAATCACGTAGCCTGCTTCTATTGCTTCTTTGGCAGTAGCATTAGGATGCTTGTTAAGCCAGTCATTCAGTTGGTCTTTATATCCCATATATTTAGTATTGTTGTTCTCTGAATAAAAAACCTCGCTACCTATCTCAGGCAACGAGGTACAAACTACTTAAAAACTAATCTACTAAAACAAATCAAATTATATCGCATGAATTACAACAAAGTCTCTAACCAAAGCCCCAAGCCGTATTGCCTGGGGCCATCTTAACAGCAATGATTTATTCAGCCTACAAAGATTTTCAGAAAGTAGCGGAACACCAAACTAATGATATTCCGCTTTAGGTGTTGGCGGCTCTGTTCCTCATTGTGCCGATACCCAATACCCCTGCGACAAAATGGAAGCGACCCGGAGAAAGATGCAGACAAGCTACTCGACCTTGCCGAACACGGGCACTTGGGGAAAACAAGGTCTTATAGAAAGATCAGAAATCCGGGAAGGGATTTGCCGTGAGTACCTGATAGCGGACACATACAGGCCACCAACGAGCGAACTGTTATGGAACACAGATTCTATATTTAGTATGATTGATTTTTATTAAAACCACCTGACTTTCACAAGCAAGGTGGAATCCGTATAACATTACGTCATAATCTATGAATTACTTACAAAGTTGATTTGACCTTCTCAGGCTTTAAGGAATATATGATGTTTGATAAAGATTGTGGGCGAACTGGCTGCTATTCCAAAACGCCCTATCTTGAATATGGCATACAAGAAAAGACTTATCAAAAGCCATCCGACTTTCACAAGCCAAATGGTTGCATTAATTTTTTCAATTATTGTAATTTACCAATTCATCAATCTTGTTCTCACGAACATTTATATTGACACCTAATGAATATAGATTAGACACAAGCGGAGAGTGAGAGATTCGAACTCCCGATACGTTGCCGTATGCCTCGTTAGCAGTGAGGTGCTTTCGTCCACTCAGCCAACTCTCCAGTTGAACCCGCACCTTAACTTAATAGGGTGCAGGCTTTATAGTTACAACTATTAAATAGTCAATGTTCATTCAACCATATTAGCCTTTCATTACGTTTTTATGCTTCGAGCCTCTGTACTCTCCACTTTAGATGTGCAACTTTTAATCAACCACACCAACCCATTTTGGCTATTCACTTCATAGGATTTCCGTCAGTTTTCGCCAGACGCATGGGCTGCATCATTGGAACGTAGGCAAGTCCTTCTTCCTCTTATAGTTCCTTGGTAGGGTACACGTACCCCGATGTCGTGCATGGCTACCCATGCTGCTGCAAACGCTATTTGCAGGATATTGCTAAAGCCCTGCTGCCACTTTCATAGCTTCGAGCTTGACAATTCTTTTGTTTCGGGATGCAAGAAACTTATCGTATTCCTCTTGCAACTTATAAGCATCGAAATAGATGTTACTCTGTTTCTCGTCACCACTCTTGATGTGCGTAAAATGGTCTTTAATATCTCTCATGGTACGGCGTGAGATACCAAGAATATCTGCTGCAACCTTTGAGTTAATCCACTGGCTCTGAGTCTTACCCTTTTGTAACTTCTGCTGTGCCTTTGCGTACTCCAGCATCCACTGAGGGTTAGATAACTGCTCTTCTACGATGTAGCAAGCCAGTTTGCGTAGTTCATTATCCGTCATCATAGGTTAGTGGTGTTATGTAGTTTACTGAAACTTCACGTTAGGGTAGTATTGTGTAAACACTTCCAAGAGTACACCATCAGGATAGGTCTTAACCATTCCAAAGCGAGGATCTTCAACACGACCCATTTCAAAGCCGTATTTCTTGCACTTATTGGTAGCAACTCTACCAAGTACCGATGCACGTTCCAATGGAACTCTGATTCCGAATCGGTTAGCGTAACCAACGATAGTAGTATATGGTAACTGAGTTACGGTACGTCTCTCAATTTCGGCAATTCGCTGTTCAGTTTCACCTACCTTGCTTTCAATAGCATTAACTCGACGTTCCTGCTCTACCAACTGTTGCGCACACATCAACAACATTTCTGCGCCAGTCTTAGGCATAGGAACATTACTCTGCTGCTGTTTGGCCATTGGTGTAGCCTTACCAGTTTCCAGTTCTTCCCAACGGACAACTAATTTGGCTCTTGCTTCATCATTGAACTTCGTAGCCACAAACAACGTCTCATTCTTACTAAGGTGATAACAAGGCAAAGTGCGACCTGACTTGTCTTTGTAATCACTGAGCCTAAAATTCCGCCCAGTAACTTTCTTCCAAGCCTTTTCCATATTGCGGATGGAATACAGAACGTCCTTGTGACGTTTATTGGTAGCCTTGGCTATTTCGAGGCTACTCATAGTCTGCTGACTATCTCCGAACTGAATTAAACCTTGATCCATACCTACTACGTTTTAAGTTAGTTGCGCTTTTTCAATTCTTCTGGGCTGACAACCTCAATTCTTATGGTATTGGTATTACGATTAATGCTAACCGTATAAGTCATACCATCCTCTCGCGGGTACATATTCTTGGTGTACGTTACGAGATTCTTTGCGGACATACAAGCCTTATAATCAGGAAGTGTCACCTCCAGCACACCGTTTTTACCGATGTTTTGAATGTCGCCTGTCGAAATTTTGTTCGCTGTCATCTTTTACTATAATACTTAATTTTATCTAAATTCAACCTCAAAAATTGGTAGTTACCACGATTATTACTAACTTTGCAACTGTTTCAAGGATGCTCCGCTTTGTTTTTACTCGCGGGCTACCAACTTTGTTTTGGTTGTTTTTACTAATTCCGAGTGCAAATGTAGGAAATTTGGTTGATACTACCAAGAAAGTTAGGTATTATTTTAGTTTTATAAACAAATTTTTTAGGTAGTAAACAATTAAATTTTTACAATTATGATAGGGAATAATGAAGGTTTGGTATTGAGAATCACGGAGTTAGTAACAGATTCAGGGTTTAAAAAGAGCAAGTTTGCAAATGAGGTCGGAATTGACCCTTCTAACTTTGGCAAGAAGTTAGATGGCAAGTTGAAGTTTACAGATTCAGACCTGAAACTTATTATCAACTATACCAATGTCCGCATGGTTTGGCTTTTGACTGGTGAAGGTGATAAGTTTGAGGACAACGAAAGTAGGATGGACGAAAATCCGACACTCGTAACTGAGTCCACTGGAGAGTTCAATATGAACGTTCAGGAAGAAATCATTAGACTTACCATGCTGATGACAGCCAATGACGAAATCATCAACTCCAAGCGTGCTGAAAACGAGAACATCATGAAGCGGCTTAACGCACTTTGTACAATCCTCAAAAACAAGTAATCATGAGTCGGGAAGAATTGGTTGCGCAACTCAAAGAGTTCGGAATATATGACAAGTTGGTTAGCGAATACAGAGAGTCACATATCGGCAATATACCCAAAACAGCTATTCAGTCAAGATTTCAAGAGTTACTTACAAAGTATAACCTTGAATATGAGGAAGTTAGAGATATTATTGGTATGTGATATGATTATTTGGTACAAATTACCAATTAATTACCAAAGCAATTATAGCGTTTGCTATCATTCTGATTATCAGTTTGGTAGCTATGCTTTCGTTGATTCCCTTACCGACTACTTTCTGGGGCAACTATGCCCCATTTTTTGCGTCTGTAAATCAACGAGTTATGATGCTAAGTGCTTAAAAACCAGTAATTTAAGGGAATTTCCGAGACCGCCAAACATGAACATATATAACTCCATATCGGCACATATAACGGCTTATAGTAATACCGAATGTATTACCTCGAAGCCCAAAATGTATTACCTTTCATCGGTTTATAAAGATGCAGACAAAGTATTTGTGCTGAAAATCAACAACTTACAAGATGTATTACCTCAAATAAATAGATAAAACATGAACGTACCTATTATAAAATTTATTTTTGACCGCAAACATTCGGCAACAAAAGATAAAAAAGGAGTTATAGAATTGCGTATTTCATACAACAGAAAGCAGAAATATGCCAGTACTGGTATCTCCTGCTATCCCGGTCAATGGGATGCAAAGCAGGAATCCATTAACCACCAATGCCTCGAATATACTGAACTCAACGCATTGCTTCTAAAGATAAAGCAGAAAGCGTTAAAGGTTATCGGCAAGATGGTTGATGAAGATAACATAGACATAGAAGCCATTCCAACACTCCTAAAGGGAAATTCCACAGATATAACATTCGATAAGTACATACGCGAGCGTATGCGTAAGAAGCAAGTATCTGACTATACCAAGAAAGCCTATCATGTATTCTACTCCAGGTTCGTTGAATGGGGAGGCATGAAATTCTTCTCTGATGTCAATGAGCGCAAGGTTCGTGATTGGGATGAATACCTTCACTCTTTCAGTTGGAAGGTAAAGGACAAATACAACAAAGACGTAACCAAGAAATACTCTCAGGCTACTATTGGCTCCATGCACAAGAATCTCAAAGCCTTCATCAATGATGCAATTGTAGATGGCTACCTCAGAGAGAATCCGTATATTGCCAAGCGCATCAAGATTGATAAGGGCAGTACCAGAATAGACAAGTTCCTGACTATTGAGGAAATCAATGCCATTGAGAAAGCAGAAATGCCTACCCTCTCGCTGTCAGAAGCAAGAGATTTGTTCCTGATTCAGGTTTATACTGGTTTGTCTTTCGTGGATCTGATGGAATATGACTTCACACCATGCAAAGGCGCAAAGGACTATGCCGTATTCAGTGGCTATCGCTCAAAGACTGGTGTACTGTTCACCTTTGTACTCACTCCAAAGGCAAAGGCGATTCTTGAACGCTACGACTATTGTATGCCAAAGTTACCCAATCAGAAGTACAATGTGAAACTGAAACTGGTTGCAGATGCCGCTAAAATTGACAAAGCACCTACCTCTCATGATGGCAGACGTTCATGTGGCTATATGCTCCTGAACGCAGGAGTACCAATAGGCATTGTCAGCAGGATTTTAGGACACTCCAGTATCAAGCAGACCGAACAGGCCTATGCCCGGTACTTGGACTCTACGATTGCCGATGAAATAAAGAAGCGTATAAAATAACTCGAAAAATGCGCATAATTTCGGGCTGATTTTGTGCGTTTTACATATTTCGTGGCACATTTTATACATATTTCGGAACGTTTTTTCAAAGAATCGGAACAAAAACGGTACATTTTGGAACAAAAAGAAAGAGTGGGCGATTTCTCAAACCCACTCTTTTTCATTCGCAGAGCGTGAGAGTCACCATGAAAATCGCGCTCCGAAAGTCAGTGTGACTACACATGACAGATTTTTTCAGACTTCGTATTCCTACGGTTGCTGAGCTGATTAGTGGAGAGGATTACGGCTTTCCGTGCCGCCTCGTCCAGTAGTTCAGGTATATGCCTATGACAATCAATAGCCCAAAGAACACATAATTCATGCCGCAAAGATACGATAAACTTTCCGATAAAACACTACTTTTTCCGATAAACTTTCCGATTTGAGACTAAAATCTACAATTTTTCGCTAAAATTATATAGTGGAAAATACAACTTTTCTCGAAAATTATATATCTTTGCACCAGAATATTTTCATAGTATTAGATTTAAGGTTAACAAAAGATTATTTTTAAGGACTCGGCGGAGTCCTTTTTTTTATTCCTTGAAATTAACGCTCAACTCTTTGCCAGTAAGCATGAAGATGACATTCTGAAAGTCATGCAGATAGCGGACAACGAATTTGTTATCAATAATCACCTTGAATTTATGGAACAGTTCATCTTGTTCAATGGTCTCTATACTGCCAATTATTTCAACTGGCAACGATACGGACTTCATTACCTCAGATGACAACTCTACTGGCTCGACGTCATGGCTCCTGGCATAACGTTCACCATAGGCATGAGGCGCAAAGCCAATCTTATGCTGAGTAATGCCATTAACCTTCACAATCTCACCATCCACCATAACGTAGTTACCTAAACGCAATTCTCTTGTATTCATACGCTGCCCTCCAATTCAGGAATAACACCTTCCCAATCCCAAATGCCAAGCTGACCTTTGACATTCACGATTGGCTTCTTAAACCATATCTGATTCTCACAGACCCAATGCCACATTCCTTTCTCAGCCCATTCGGACGGATGCTCATTCTCGCAATCAACGAGCTTCACACAACCGACAATGGCAGAATAGTTCAAATCGGGCTGCATATCGCACAAATCGGCTTCTGCAAGGATTTTCTGATAGATGCCAGTAAACACTCCGCGAGTCTGATTGCGAAGATATGGAACAATATCATGCACCTTCGCACTGGCATGGATCAATAACAGCCCACGATAATTCGTGCGCCTGCTTCGATTCTCTACGTCCTTATACCCTTTTACTATCAGATTGGCATAGGGTTGTCTTACGGATAATACTTTGTACTTCATATCTTATATTTTAATAATTCTCTTGTCATCCTTTTCACCTCCTTTAGGTCAAATATTCTTCGAACCTTACCAAGTTTCGGCAGATGCCTTACCTCGTCAGTCATATATCCCTGAATGAATCTCCCGTCATCGAATTTCACTTTTAGGTTAAATTCATTGTGAATGTCGAATCCGCAGACCTGACCTATTTCGCGATAATGGCTGTTATGAACACGTATCACAACAAGATCGCCAATCTTATATTCATCCTTTGCTTTTTTCATATTATAAGTTTTCTTTCTTTTCCAATCCCAATCGGAAACTTAGAATTTCAGTTATGTCATCAAAGTCTTTTATATAACCTTCATAAGCAGTTTCCCATTCATATACAGACATCAAAAAAACTTCAATTTTAATTTGTTGCCCCTGCTGATTTGGTATAAATACCCAAACACGGAACTTTCCACTCCAAAAACTATCTCCAAAAGGTTTAGTTAAGCTCTGAAAATCTTCTGTTTCCCATACACCTATATTTGCACCATGTCCTTTGTACTCAAATTCAGGGAAATTTGATTTGAGTATGTTTGCGACATTATTTCTGATTGTTTCGTATTTCGTCATATCAATCTTTTGGTATTAATTCATTCGCCATTTTCATTTTCTCTTCATGTGAGAGCGTACTCCAACAACTTTTGCAAAAAACATATTCGCCACCAATATCACCGCCATAGTTGCTTCTTTTATTCAACGAAGGTGGCTGTACTGGTGTGTGGCACTTATGACAACGGCAGGAACAACTCTCGATGAACTTTGCAAACTCGATGGCAGCAAGCCAGCCGCTTACGAAAGTGGAATTTGCGCCCAAATGAGCGTTTATTCTCGCTTTTTCGAGTTCTTCAAAAGACAAATCGGCAATTTTCATATTTTGTTATTAAAATTTTGATTCAAAGCCTTTAATACTATAATTATTAATTAAAAATTTATTTAATAGGCTACAAGGAGAGGTGCGAAGAAGAGAGGGTTTGCCCTTACCCGAAAGATTAAAAAAATCAATCGGCTCCCTTCTCGAAAATTCAGGCTGACAATCGTCGGCGCATCGTTTCGGCAGTTAAGAGGATTAATCTCCCACTTGCTGACTGGTTTTTCGGAATTATCTCCGCCGTACTCGCATCCAGTCTCAGGTTTTGCGATTTCCCATGTACTTTCCCGCGCAGGATAAAATGTGAGTTGCGGTGTTTCGTTGCCGTCTCTGCTCACAAGTTGGGGTGGCTAAAAAAAGCGAAACCCCGCAAAAGGTAGAGAGTCATTTGCAGGGTTTCTATATCATGTGCCGAAGCCTTGATATTCAATGATGTCTGCATCGTCTCTACTCGATTGCAATGCAAAAGTACGAGTTATTTACGAGCCTTATAGTATGTAAACTCTCAAATCTCGTCATTTGAGTCTTTATGCCAGACTTTCATGATTGCGTCGCAAAAGTAAGAAATAATTCGGTCCCTTCCAAATGCGAAAAAAATGTACTTTAACAAATATGTATATATAACGTCATATAACGTCATATACGCCATATAACATTTAACTTTCGTAAGATAGTTTATTGTTTCAATGGTGTTTATGTTAATGTGAGTTAAAGTTTCGTCATATAACGTCATATAACGTCATGTATGTATTTATATGATTTTTCCTTTACAAAACAAGATTTGGAAGTTTGAAATTAAGCTCGTATATTTGCAGCCGAAAGTCCGATTGGTGGTACTCTCGGAGAATTAAGTAGAAATATTGAGGGAATTGAACTGGAAGGGATAGAGTACCACAAAATTATCTCCGAAGGTTCTTTTTCCTCATTTTATTAATTAAGGGTATGGATAAAAAGACTATTACCAAGTTTAAGAGTTTCCTCAACAGCAGAGGTGCAGGAACAATGTATTTCGGATTCTACAAGGAATACCGACATAGTGACAACCAAGAGGACGTTGAAGATTTCCTCGCTATCGTTCCTGCGAAGTTCGCAATCTCATGGGCATTTGATTACGAGAAGATAGGAAACAAGATGTTCGGTGCAAAGTACTGGAATGACCTCGATGCGAAATGGAAACTCGCACTCGATGACAAGAGAAAGACATTTACCGTTCCTGGTATCGACAAGGCAGAGCGTGAGATTAAGCGTGAGGAAAGAGAGAATAAGGCAGTAGTCAATAACACCAAGCCAGCACCTACCAAAGTCGTAGAAAACGATTGGTCGGGCATGATGGACTTGGTGGAAGTAAAGACAACCATAACTAAAAAAAGAGCATGGCAGCAGCCTGACGAAAACGAGATAAGGCTGACTACCAAGAAAGGCTCTATTGTTATCATCAACTCTGAGGTATCGAAGATTTGTGATGATAACGGCTTTGATTCAATGGCACTCAATGTTGACAAGAATACTAATCGCATGGTACTGGTGTTCGGTAAGGGCTTTGACTACAATGTTAGAGAGTATTCGGCTGACACGAAGATTGTTCAGCACAAGTCACTCGGTGAGTACATGAAGAAATATGTTGATGTAGAGTTTGACCCTAACAAGGCTTACTTCATCAAGATTGCACAGCGTATGTTCAATAAGACGCATACCCAATATGCAGTAGTTCTCTCCACTCGTTTCACCACTAAGGATAATGCGTAATGAGAATCAAGACTTATGGAATTGAGTACGTTGTCTCTTTCAGACGTGGTACTGACACTCAGGTAACAGAGATTATTGAAGCTACTGGAGATAAGGAAGTGAAGAATCTCTTCTATGACACATTCAAGGGCAGAACGCACAATGAGAATGAGAAAGCACCATTCGTAAAGGTAATCATTCAGTGTGTGGATCGTGTGAAGAAAGAAACAAAGGTAGTGATGAAGAATCGTATCTATAATCTTTCCCCAAGAAATGCCCGGATAGAATTTGAGAACGCAATTAAATTGTTAAATAATTAAGTTAAAATTGTTATGAATAACGAAGAAGTGACTAAAAAGGTTTGCAATATTGTAGCAGACCAGATGTGTGAAGAAACAAGCAAGGTAAATGCCGAATCTCGTTTTAAGGAAGATTTAGGCATGGACTCTCTCGACGTAACGGAACTTGTGATGAACTGCGAACGTGAGTTCAAGGTTACTATCAATGATGAAGAATATGCAAACTTCACTACCGTTGGCGAACTCGCAAATCTGATAGCATCTAAATAATGGAAAGACTGGAGAATCTAAAGGAGCAGATGGAGAAAGACGATAATCTCGTTGTCTTTGCTCTGTTCTATGATAGGGAGAATAAGAGATTCCTCGCCCACCATCAGGGCAACGAGGCTGTTATTGAGAATATGGTGCGTCATGCTGCCACTCACAACGGATTCTTCGCTACGATGTTCCGCAAGGTATCATACTTATTCTCTCCTAAGATTCCCCATCCCTCTGCATCAGATATGGATATTTTCAACTTCTTTAAAGGATTCCATAAGTAATATGAAACCAAACAAGAGAAACTTGGTGATGTGTCCTGATTGTGGCAGGTCGAAAATGCTCTTTGAGACAGAGCGTAAGGCTAATGACTTCATCAAATGGAATGGTGATGACATTGTGCATACAGGCACTCTCAGGTCGTACTACTGCCCCTCTTGTTGCGGATGGCATATTACTCACATGAAACCCAGCAAGGAATACGAGAATAAGACTCAGAATCTCATTGACTCCTATCAGAGGTCTTTGAAGGTAAACCGCATGAAGAAAATAGACCATGCAATTGCTTCAATAGATTTCGAGAAAGAGGCAAAGAAGATTTTCGATGCTATGCCTAATGACATAAAGGACTCTCAGACTAAAGGACGTATCAAAGACTATATGACGGACTATCTGAAAAGTCATGGCATTGGTAGCCAAAGAGATTCAGGCTTGTTACGTGGTGAGGTGTATAAGGTATGGAAGAAACATTGTTTGGATAATGAAATTAAAAAGTATTGACTATGTTTTTGGACGATGAATTAGAACAGATATACAAGGAGAAAGGTGTAACAACCGAATCCTCGAAAGAATTGTTGCAGACGTGTTTAAAGCGTTTGCCGAATCCTGAGAAATGTTCAAATATGACATTCTTGAATACTCTGAGGCAAATCGAAGCAAGTTGGAAACTCTTTTGCTCTCGACATAAAGAATACAATCCTAATGGAATCCGTGATTTTATTATGGGTCGTATGCAGTTATCGAAGAAAATATTAGAAGTGTTACACTGGTAATTATGGGATTAGTCATCAAGTCACCAAAGAAAGCGGCAGGAGAATATGCGAAGCACTCTGTAAGCATATATCGCAGATGCCCCAACCAGTGCCGATACTGCTTCCTTGACAAAGGAATCGGTAAAGGCACGTTAGGCTCTGGTAAGCCAGAGTTGCGCACTTGCTTCTATAATGTCGATGACGCAGTACAGAAGTTTGAGCGCGAACTGGTTAGGAATCGTGAGCAACTTATTGCGGACGGAGGCATATTCTTCTGCTTCATTACTGACCCCTGCCTACCCGACACCATTGAGGCAACAAAACGTTGTGCTGTTATTGCCATGAACGAAGGTGTGCCAGTCACTATCCTAACGAAGATGGCTGATTGGGTATATGAGCAGGAATATGTGGAATCCATTCTTGATACTGGCAAAGAGACTGGCTTGCTTTGCGTAGGCTTTTCACTTACTGGTCGTGATGATATGGAGCCAAACGCTTCAACAAATATTGACCGCCAAGCGGCAATGCACCTGATTCACGATATGGGTATCAAGACATTCGCCTCCATTGAGCCTATCATACAGTTCAATAAGTCTCTCGCTATGATCCGTGAGACGTTGGGCTATTGTGACCTCTATAAGATTGGCTTGATGTCAAAATGCGGCAAAAGCTATTATGAAGTCGATGACTGCATAAAGTTCATTGAGAACGTGAATAAACTGATATGGAACGACCAAAATTGCGCCAAGGTGTACTGGAAGGAAAGTATCAGAAAGTTCACGGACAATTATCTGAGCTTGGGCTTGCAGCCTATTTGTGTTGGCAGTGACTACAATATCTTTGAAAGCGACTATCTATGAAGCATTACGTTCATATTGCGTTTGAAATGCCATTCCCTGATGGTTCAAAGTCAAAAGGAGATACATTGATAATCCTTAAAGACCTTCCTATCTGCAAACTAAGAGAAATGTTGAAGTTTGAAATGGAAAGAGTAAAAGGAATGGAAACGGAATCAAATCCAGTTATTACGAGTTTGAATGAAATATCAGAAGACTTGTATAATCAACTTATGGAGATTAAGGGCGAATCGAATGTGGATGTCCAGGAATGTGATGAATCTGTAATTCGTGAGTTGAATCGACGTAAATCTCATATAGTCAAAGACGCTGCAACCGAACATGAAAACAAGGGCGGTGGTCGTTCTTCTTTTAGTTTTGTTTGTGGTGCTGAGTGGGCTTTCAATAAAATCAAAGAAGAGATTGAATTTTCTATCAGAAACGGACTCAAAGCCCAACTGAAATACCTCAAAACATTCGTTGAAAACAGATTGGACGAAATAAAAAGATTATGATTTCTAAGGAAGAATTTGATAGGATTGATGAAGAGTATGCAAAGCATCATCAGAAAGCGTTCGATGAAGCGTTTGCCTTTCCAAAGACTTACGTTTCTGCTGATGTCGTGTCTTGCTATTCTCCATTTCCTGTTCGTCAGAATGGCGACTTAAAGCCACTAAGACACAAATTCTTCCTCTCAGACGCACAGAAGAAAGAGTTAGAAGAAATGATGAAACCATTCAATGAAAGAATTGAAAATCATTTAATCCTCTCGACGGATAATCCCGACCCGAATTCATGGCTAAGGAACTTTATACAAGACGATATGAAACCAGAAACAAAAGATAAGATACTCTTCAAGTTCGGTGAGTTCGTTGGTACTCTCTCGAAAGAAGAAAAACTCTCGTACAATCATATTATTGGTGTGTTACTCGACTTTATTGAACAAAACCCAAAGTAATGAAGACTGACTTATATATTGGCAAGCATCTCAGCCTCCACTTCACAATAATGTGCAATGGTTGGGAGTTTCACGTCATGCCATTCTTCGATGTAATGCAAGACAGAATCCTTTGCGGTTGGCTCTGCTTCACAGCTCAGTATAGTTATAAAAGAAATATGGAATAAGGTATGAAAGCAACGGAATTAATGATTGGTGATTTGGTGCGTATCACAGAACCAGATAGATACGCTGGCGCACCTTGCATAATAAGGTCTTTGATGTACCACCAAGAAGATGATGGTGCATATTTCCATGTATTCATAAACGGAGGTGCAAAATTTGGCTTCACATCAAAAGAAGTGTTCAGTGAAGACTTAGAACCGATAGCATTAAGCCGATTGCACCTTATTAAGAACGGATTCAAGGCGATTGATGTTGAAGATACGATTTTCGTGTATAAGGACAACTCTTGCACGATTAAGGCTATCTTCAAAATTGGTGTTCCTGAAATGTTAGTTTCGTCTTCTATTATGTTGCAAATCGAAGGAGCTGATTTCGACTTGTGCAAAGGAATCGAATCGGTTCACGAACTGCAACACATACTCAGGTTATTCGATATTGAAAAAGAGATAGTATTATGAAAGCAACAGAAGTTATGATAGGTGACATAGTAACTTACGAATGTCGCCTTGCGAAAGTGATAAACATTGCCAACCGCAACTACAAGGAAGCACCAACCAATATTAGCATACAAGACTATAACGGCAACGTGCAGCACCCTTGTTGGGATGAACTGGTTGAGCCAGTACCTATCACTGAAAGTTTCCTCAAAAAGAACTTTGAGAAAAAGACATTTTACGGAATTTATGATGACTACTTTGATTTCAGCATCCATGCGTTTAACGATGGAATGTATATCGTTAATTACCATTGCTGTGAAATGAATTTGCCTGACGAATCTATAATGGTATGCTTTATTCATCAGTTGCAACATTTTATGAATCATTGTGGAATTAACAAAGAACTTGTAGTATGAGAGAAATAAAGTTCAGAGCAATTAGCGAGTGTAGAGGCGAAGGTTGGGTTTACGGCGACCTTCGCCACTATGCCCGCAATCCACATACAGAGAAATGGACTATCTACGACCCCGCAACTGGAATAGAAACGGATATAGTAGAAGATACCATAGGACAGAAGGTTTGGCATCCAAGAAATTGCGCTGAACTTTACGAGGGTGATATTATCGGATTCGATGATTGGGCTTTCACATCAAGAGAGCGAAAGAAAATGCGTCATCATGTAGGCGTTATCGAATGGAACCAGGAATACGGACATTACCACGTTCGCTGTGAAGATGGTATCTATGTAGGCAACGACATTGCTGACCCACAACTATTAGGCAACATCTATGACAACCCAGAACTCATTGAAGCACGGCACTAAGGAATACTGGAGAGATTGGTACTGGAATCGTGGAGGTCGCGAGAAAGTCCAAGCCAAAAGGTATATCAGAGAATACGAGAGATTTAAAAGCAAGAGAAATGGATAAGGAAAGACCAAAGACGAAGATTCTGAAAATTAATGCTATCATACTCGATGGTGTAGTTTTTGAACTGGTTAAACCCAAAATCGAAAGTTGCAACAAGTGTGACTTAGATGAATTCTGCAATAAATTTAAGGAGCCACTTTGCGATATGCTTGCAGGTGGCGACAAAGGATTGATATTCAAGAGAACATACACTATTGAAAAAGAACAAGATGATACCGATTCATAAATTATGCTCAAAGATTCTGAAAGCAGTAAGCGAAGGAAACGAGGTTTATGCACACATATTCTTTGAACGCTATAATATTCCTATTAGTGTACTGGCTCATGCTGTGATATTACTCAGGAATAGAAAACTTATCAAATACGAACATTTCAAAATTAAAGAATATAAATGATATGAGAGAGATTATTTTCAGAGCAAAGGTATTGCACCCTAAGACAAAGTTGGTCTTAGGCAGTAAATGTGTAGATGGAGAATGGATTGAAGGTGAACTGCACGTCAAGACACCAATTCCTCATATTCATATTGACATCAGCCATAAAGAACCAATAGACATCAATACTATTGGCGAATTCACTGGATGCGTAGATAAGAATGGTAAGCGTATCTTTGAAGGTGATGTCGTTAATTTCTACAAACTAACAAGCAGTCATTCAGACCCTTACGAAGAACCTGAATCATACATAGAAGAATGTGTAGATGTCGTAGTTTATGTAGGTGGTGGATTCTGTTTGAAAGAAGAAAATGAATATAATGTTAAGTGGCTGACCGATGATTACAGAGTTGTAAACCCCGACCCTAAATACTTCGATTATACTACAAACCTCGACGATTTTCCATTCATCAAGAACGAAAACGATTTATGGTATGGAGAGGTAATAGGTAACATCTATGACAATCAAAAACTAATTGACGAATAGAGATTATATAAAGCTAATAGGAAAATTAAACAAGATGAAGTAGCAATATGAAAAAGATTTGGCAAAAGATTAAAAGACTGCCTTTTATCGTACCTTTCTTTCGTGCAAGGCATCCGATAAATAGCACTTGCGGCATTTGTGGGCTACCATGGCCGAGTTGTAAGCCATCCCATACAATTGAAATGGTAGAGTGTAACGATGAACATAGTGGTAGTGGTTTCTTTCCTGTTTGCGAATATTGTTGGCAACACGCAGAACTTGGCGAAATACTTATTGCTGTGCGTAGGCTTCATAATGAGTGGCTTCAACAAGATTGTGAGCCATATAAGATTGAAGATATGATAGACAAAACGATCCATGACTATAAAAAAAGAGAAAACGTATGATAGAGCAGATTAAAACAAAAATACAAGAGATTATTGAAAATCATCGTAACCTCCAAAAGAATGTCAAATCATTCAATCATGATTTGGCTATGGTATTGCAGGCATTGATAGACGAAGATATGGAAATTCTCTCTATCATTGAATCCTTGCAAAAGGTACAGACAAGCAGATTGTGGCATGATTCTAATAAAGAACAACCAAAGCAAGGTTCTGATGTTGTAATTGTTAATGGTCGAACTGGAATTATTTTGTCTAATATTGTCAAAGTAAGTCCTAATCGAATTTGGGCGTACCTTGATGATTTACTTAAATTAGAGGAAATTTCCCCAAAACTTCCCCTAATTTCCCCAAAAGAAGAACTTAAACAGAAACCTTTTAAGGTGAAAAAAGGGGAGTGGTATGTGTGCATCAAAGACTACCACGATAAGAACTGTACATTTACAAAAGGCAAGAATTATAAAAGTGACAAAGACGGCTTTATTATTGACGATGAAAATAAAAATACTTTTGAGCGTAAAATATGGGAAGAAGATGCTTGTGAGTATTTTCGTCCTATAAAATGTATGTACGCCAAAGCCCACTACACTGACGAGGACAGAAGAGTCCTTTGTGATGGTTGCGATGAAGATTGCGAATTTAGCCAAAAGGAAAAGCCAGTAAGTAATGTACTGGATGAAGAACTTGGTAAAACTTAAACGGATATTCAACAAATGAAGATAGAGCGTATATGTAAGAATTGTGAGAACTATGGCGGTGAAGGATTTTGCCTGCTTCATAGATATAATTTGGCGAAATGCGGTGAAAGGAAAGATGATTTCTTTCCAAGCCGTGAAGTATTGGAAAGAACTGGAAAGATAGTATGAGTACACAAATTGGTAGAAAATGCAAGACTTGTTCCTATTTCAAAGGTAACTGGTGCTATTGGTTAGGCAGAAGTCGAAAGCCAGACCAATATGAATGTGAAGATGGATGGAATGACCCGAATCAAATAGAGAAATAGAATTATGAGACCTCATGTTAAATTCATGAATGATAGTCCTTACGGAGATTATCAAGAAGGAGATACTGGAATTGTTGATGGCTATGTAAGTGGCGGTGATGGAGTTCCATGTGCAGTAGTTATAAAAGATAAATTTGATACATTTGTGTTAGCACCATTAAGTTCAATAAAACTAATATGAAAAAAGTATATCAAAGAATAGTTGACCCACAAAGAGGCGATTGCTACAAATGCTGTATCGCCTCAATCCTCGGACTCGAATACGAGGACGTGCCTAACTTCATCGAGTTTGGCGAAGATTGGCTTATAAAGGCTATTGAGTTTTTTAAGGAACACGGCTACAAATATGCAGCCGAATACCTTTACAACCCTAACGTTATATATTTGGAGAATCCAACTATAAACGTTTATGAGGACGTTTCAGCATACAAGCCTAAGACGTTATCAGCTATCAAGCCTAATTACGGCATAGATGGCTTGTTTATGGCTTCTGTGTACTCACCAAAGTACACTAATGCAAGTGAGCATCCTATTGAGCATTGTCATAGCGTACTTTGTGATATTAATTTTAATATCGTGTTCGATCCGAATCCTGAGTATGAGAAAGTGATAAACTATCCATACTCTAAACTGATTGGCTATAATGGTATTCGTGGAATTGACGTAATTAAACCTCTCAAATAATTATGGAAAAGATTAAGATTGTACGAAGAGAGTTTTTTCAAAACGGCTGTTACTATACGTCTTATGACACATATCACGGATTTACTGGTATTCCGTCAACATGGCCGTTTATGACTAAGTGGATTCCTGATAAAGTAGGGATGACTGAGAATGAAATGCTACACTACATGAAGTCTTATCTGACTGTGGTTGGCAAGATTAAAGTAATCGTTAAAGGTGTAAGACAATGACTGATGCAGATTTAAAGAGCGAACTCGACAAATTGGAAAAAGCGTACAATTTCGAGTCTCAACAACTCAGAGAGAAGTTCAGAAAACAGCAACAAGCCCTTCGTGATAAATGGGCGAAAGAAAACGCTCGTTTCAAGATTGGTGACATAATCAAAGCCGATGATATAATCATTGAGGTGGAAAGAATACGAGGCTGTTTTGAATCGTTCTATAAGAATCCTTACGTTATGTATTTTGGCAAAATTCTTACCAAGGCATTAAAGCCAAGAAAGGATGAAAGCCGTACCTCGACCTATGATGATGGCAGAAAAATAATCAAACTCAAATAAATATAATAAGGTATGTATATAAGCAATAAAGACGTTATTAACGCAGTGGCAGGAGTTATCTATGCCATGCACCCCTACCACAATCCTGAGAATATCAATGATATTATTGAGGCGATTGAAAAAGCATGGAAAGAACGTGTTCCTGAGAAAGAAAAGAAGCATACGTTCAAGTTGATTAATTTCGAGGAATGGGTAGAACTGAAAGCATTTCTCCATGAAATCCTTTGGAACGTAGAAGCGTTTAAGCAACTGAACATTTCTCGTAAGCTCAAAGACCTTGGAGTGAAAGATGCTGATGACGAACGTAACCAAGGAATCAGATTTACGGATAGACATTCGGTAGATACTGAGGATGGTCGATACACAGACTTTATAGACCTCGACGCTTGCTTGCAGAATGTCATTCGCCAAATAAGCGTACAGAAAGAAGCCGATGAAGATTGTTTCCTCTGTAAGTATGCTGAAAGCTATGGCAGTATGAAACCCGGTGATGAACGTTGCGCTAACTGCCTCTGCAATCCTCAAATTAAATTCCTCAGAGAGCCGCATCCGATGTCACTTAAACCTCGGAAAGACTGGACTCAGGAAGAGATAGAGAAATACGAATTACATTAAGATATGGATACAACACTGACAATTGAGCAAATCGAGCAAACCATTTGCGGGCACCCGGATTCTCCTTATTACATAAGGCAGAATATCGTTGTTCCAAATGTTGATTGGGGATTCCTGAACCATGAGGCTGATTTGCTCATTGTCAATAAAACGAAGCGACTGATAGAAATAGAAATCAAACGTTCGTGGGCTGACTTCATGGCAGACTTCAAAAAGAAGCATACCCACTACGACCCAAAGTTAAGCTACTTCTATTATGCGGTCCCATATTCCATCAGTGAGCGTGTCTTTAACTGGCTTTACAAAGGAGAATATAAATGTACCAAATACGGATTCTCTTATAACAAGTCCGTTGTTACTGATTATACAGAACATAACCCTCATAAATGCGGTTTGATTATCTATGGCAGTGAAAGCGAGACTGGCAACTGGAGATATGCCACTTGTTGCTTGAATGTTGGCGCAAAGCGCATGAATGACTACCAAATATCCATTGAAGAGGAATTGAAACTATATCGGTTACTCAGTATGCGTATTTGGAATCTAAAGAAAAAATTAGTAGAATACCAAGCAGAACCATCACTTTTCAAACTCAAATAACAATGATTCTATACATCTACTTTTTCGGTGTACTTTTAGCCTATGCGACATTAATGTATGCAATTCGTAGGCATGGAAATAATACTTTGTTCCTTTTCATACCAAAAGAGCGAGTGCAGTTTCTATCACTATTTTCGTGGATTGTAGTTTGTGGCTTTGTTGCTGCATGGCTCTACGATATGATTACATTCATTTATGTTTTTCTTCTATTCAAATATTTGCTATGGAAACAAAAAAAGAGATCACAATGATACGAAACTACCCAAGTGAAGTTGGAAATGGGGAGTTTAAGAAAAAGGTAAATGAGTTCCTTAAAGCAGCCAACTTCAACGTAAAGTTTAATGGTGACGATGTTATTGTATTCGCACAAAACCAAAAAATCGACAAGAGGTTCATTAAATAAAAAAGCGGTTGTCCTCACGGATGACCGCCTCCCTTTTTTTTACTAACTAATTTTAAACGTATGAATCAGAAATTATATCCTGCACCAAAACCGATACCAGGTTGAACACCTTTAGGAGTCAGATATAAGCCTCCCTGCAAGCCAAAAGTCCATTTCTTTTTCCTCGTTATCGTTGTGGTTATATTATTGGTGATAATCTTACTTCTTACAAAAATACTATCCAATGAGGCATGATAACCACTCACATAAGCGGTATAGCAACTATCCTCATAAATCTTCTGAGTAATAGGTATCTCGTAGGTTGAATCCGTCTCGGTAATATCCCCATCGGAAATAGTCTCAGGAATAGAGTCGGAACTAACCCCATTCTCAGAGATTAATTCCAACTTAGGTTTCTTAATCGGCTTCTTAACGCTGATTGTATTCACTTCTTTCTCACTCACTGGCTTTGGATCAATAAAAGAGTCAGTCTTGATTTCCTCTTTCGTTTCCTTAACCACCTCTACCTTCTCAACTGGCTTAGCCTTGGCATCCCTATACTGCTTGTAATTGAAGAATAGAGAAATGCCAAGACCAACCACCAAAAAGAGTATTACATAAAATACAGATTTCTTCATACCTTCATTTCTTGAATGTCTTTGTACTCCTCCATTGCTGAAAAACAAGGGCATAGTTTTATAAATTCTGATGGATCAATCTTTCCGTTATGGTTCTTATCGGGAGAAATATCCCTATGACCCATAATCTTTGCGTTGGGGTACTTCTTATGCAGCTCAGTAAGAACACGACGCAATTCTGCCTTTTGTGCATCAGTGCGGTTGTCAATACCATTTGGATGCTGCTTGTCAATACCACCAATCCATGCAATGTTTATCGACGTTGAGTTGTAACCCTTCACACCATTACTAACGTAATCCTCATGGAGAATCTGAGTAGTCTTACCTTCCTTGTCTATCAGATAGTGATAGCCTGGATAACGCCAACCCTTGCGCCTGAACTCTGCCAAAATGGATTGAACAGAAGCGTTTAAGGAACTGGCTGTGCAATGTACGAAAATCCTATTAATCGTTCTCATATAGCATAATTATTTATTGGTTCTACAAAATCTTCTCCACAAAATTACCTTCTTAGAAATCGTCGCGGTCAAGAATAGTGCGAGACTCTTCTTTCTTGCGACCACGTTTTTTTCTCGGCGATACATCGGGCATGACTGGTTTACCATCGTTACCATACTGGCGTGTAAACTGATACCCAGCAACTAAGGCAGCACTCGCTCCTATCAGATACGGATATATCGTTATCCACCATTCGGGCATGATAGCACCCGACATCATGCAGGCTGAGTTAATACCAAGTGCAACCGTTGAGATAAAAGCACAGACCCATTGGACTCTCCTGAATACCTTTGGAGTCCGTGCTTTCCATCTGGATTTGGCTTCCTGCCACCACATCTTAATCTTCTTCATAAGTTTAACCTTTGTCGATGATACATAATGTTGTGTTAATCTTAGCAACATTGACTTTAATCTCGTTGATACCTTCAAGAATCTCGTCAATCTTGCCAGAGTGGGAATCCACGCGGTTTTTCAAACTTTCCGCCAGCACCTCCAACACGGCAATACGCTTCTCCGCATTAAAAACTTCGTCCTTTAATTTGTGAATCAGCGTAAAGTACGTGCCGAACACCGAAATCAGCACCGTAATGATGTACGGCCACAACTCATTAGCAACTGCTGACATGATAGCAAATAATTAATGAATGAAACAATAAGCAAAGATGGTAAGCATACAAGCAACCTCAACCCAGAAAAGGTTCTTGCTTCCATCCTTTGCAGCGAGAGTGTAACCAACGTATAAGAACCAAAGCAACAGCAAATGAGGGTGGTTGAAATATACCAACATCTGCGAAGCGAGTCCTGCAACGATGGCGGCGACGTTGTGCATGGTGTTCTTTTCATTGGCAAGCAACGGAGTAGCACCAACAGCACCAATTCCTACTATTGTAAGGAAAGCGAGAAATTCAGTCATTGGAGTAGCCAAATCTAAAAGCACGGGAGCCAAAAGAGCTGCAACGGCAAACATGACAGCACTGAATATCCACTTACCAGTAGTAGGTAGAGTGAATACCGTAGAGGAAATACTATTAGGTATCTCCTTGGTATGGTATATCATTGCCCCCACGTAGAGAGCAATGATAACCAATGCGATTACAACTAACAGAGTCATAGATTATTCCTCCACAGTTTCAGAGTTGTTGTAAGGGCTGAAATCGAAGTTGTCCTTGATAGTCCAACCTTCCTGATAGCAGGTCTCTATGTAAGCCAAGCCACCGAGATAGAACTGAACCAGTTCCTCGAACGACTGGAAAATCTCGTAGAGAGCCTTTCCTTCTTCGTCCTCAGAAACTTTGTACTTCATGGGGAACGTTACGAGATTAGGATATTCCTTGGCAGCATCGTGCTTTGCCTTGAAGTTTTCCTGATTCTCATTAGAGAGCCAAACCTTAACAGTCTTACCCTCGTCGTCACCATGAAGGATAGTCCACTCATAGCCATTGAGAATCTTTTCATCAGTCGTAGCGTTGATGTCGTCGATGATGGCTTTCTTGATTTCAGCAAAGTCAAGATGTGAACGCTGCTTTTTGTAAACATACACCTCAACCCACTCTGCATGAGTGTCATCAACCTCTGTAAGGTTGTAACTGATAACAATGCGGCTTGCGTCCTCTTTGAGGTAAGCAAATTCCGACTTCAAACCAAAAACCTTGTTCATAATCGTTTCTTTTTAAATTGTTTATAAAAAATGAATTTATCTGTAAACTTCGTCAGATCTTGATTGAACACTCCTATTTTCAAAATATCTTTCTTTAGGAATAGTTTCCTGCAAAGATTGTATGATTTGGTGTGTTGGAATATACCTAAATACGAATTGATGGAACGGACAATCTTCCAAGGTTTTGAGAAATCGAACTCCAAAATCTTTTTCTTCATTCTCTCCAGTGAATGATTCGATATGTATGTTCGCCAAGGCTTGATGTACGCTCCCAAGAACTCTGTTCCGTTGTGTACCTCCGAAATCTCCAATTTTCCTCTGTGCAATTCCAATCCTAAGTTTTCTCGAAGGAAATCTATTATTTTTGGAACTAAGCTCAGAAGCCATTCTTTGTCGGAACTCACTACTGCCGCATCGTCCACATAACGACCATAATAACGGCATTTCATTTCTCGCTTCATGAACTGGTCGAAAACATTCAGGTAAACGTTCGAGAATAACTGACTTGTCAAATTGCCTATTGGTAATCCAAGACCATCTTCCAAGTGCAGCATACTCTTTGCAGGGTCTAAACCATCCCAATCGGACTTGTCGCCACAAATGACACAATTCTCCTTGGGATTCAGCATAACGATAACTTCCGTAAGCCATATTACAAAGTCCATATCCAAAACTTCGCCCCACGTAGTATCTTCGTATTTCGATATAGCGTGAGTTTCCATTTTTCTCAAACTTCCAATAGCTATTTCCAAAAGCCGTTTCCTCACGATGTGCATAAAGTAGCCCCTTATATCGAGGTGCATCACATAGCACTCTCTTTGCCAGTTGTGACTTTCCTTTCTGCAAAAATCCGTAATTCTCGCTATTCCATAATGAGTACCACGATTCTTGATGCAACTGTACGTGTCCTGAATAAAAGTCCTCTCGTATAGCTGATGCGTATAGTTGAAATACAAGTGGTGTACTATTCTGTCTCTGAACATTGCAGCGAATATCTCTCGCTTTTTGGGATAATCCACAATGAAACATTTCGATGGAAGAGGTTTGTAATTCCGCGAATACAAATCCTCGCAAAGTCCTTCCATATTCCGTTTGAGATTCTTTTCCCAAGAGACTACATAACACCTCGCACTCTTGTTTATTTTCGCATCGTAGAACGCTTGATAGAGGTCGAGTAGAAGCTGTTGCTTTGTAAGTTCCATAAAAGAAAAGTAAAAAAAGGATGATTAGTACTGTTAGCTGAACCGGGCGCACAGCAAAACCGTTGTACCGATTGTTGTTGTTCTGCGGATTGACACCACCAGAGTTGAAGTTCAAGTTGCGAGCATTGCGCGCAGAGTTGAACGAAGCAGACCAGTAGTTGCCGTTCGAACCGCGATTGTTCCAACTCGTACCATTGCCGTTGCCACTACAAGCAAAAAAGAGTTTTCGACCACAACCTTGCACGATAGCCAAAAGGGACCAAAGGAACCATTCGGCATCTTTGATTTTTCCCGACTCTAAAAGAGTAAGGACGTGTAGCCTATGTAAATCATACTGAACCATCCTTCATTAATTACTATTTTTTCTAATAATCTGTTAGAACAAAGCAATCAAACGCTTGCGAACATCACGCAAAGTATCTAACGCATCCTTGGGCGACAGCTCATCAATAGGCAACGCTATGATGTATCTGTAAATATCCGATATGCGCATAAACTGAGGAACTTGCTGCTGAATTTCTCGTTCTTCACGTTTCTTTTTCTTGCTCTCGATAATAGGAAGTGATTCTTTCCATTCCTCTTTCATGGCGATTAGTTCTTCAAGAGACTTCTCGTAGAAATCTGAGGGCATTGGAATAATCACGTCAACACGATTGTCATCAACTGGCAGGAACGTTACGCTACCATCATTGGGGATATACTTCTCAATTGACTTTGCAGGGAATCCCACAAATGCGTCAATTGTTTCATCTTTCATTTTCTTGGCGATAACCTTCAAAGGATTATTAACCGACTCACCAAATGGATATTTGCTCATTAACCATGCGCTCCAGTCGTGAGCGTGATAGAAGTTACCTTCCTTAACGAAGTGAATAATGTTCCACTGAGATTGTTCCTGCCTGGAACTCTCCAAATTTATGATTTCAGATAAATTCATCCTTATCTTTGTTTTTATTATTTTTATTTTATTTATTAACCAATTCCATTACGGAGGTGGTCTTAGGCCGCTTGGTGCGGCCTTTGTCCGACCACTCCGAATGGATTGGGTTGTTGTTCTGATTGGCTCAGTATGATTTACTGAACCGGGCGCACAGCAAAACCGTCGTACCGACGGTCGTAGTACTGCGGATTGACACCACCAGAGTAGAAGACCAAGTTGCGAGCATTGCGCGCAGAGTAGAACGAAGCAGACCAGTAGACGCCGTACGAACCGCGACTGCCCCAACTCGTACCATTGCCGTAGCCACTACAAGCAAAAAAGAGTAAGTTACCATTAATCTTCGACTTCAAGTAGATACCAACAACACCATTCACGGTTACACGCTTGTCAGTAGTACCAGCAGCGATTACCGTAGTGCCATCAGCCTGAACGAAGTCGCAATTATCGAACAACTCTTTAAATTCTTCCGTAGTAGGCATTCGCCAAGGTGCGCCAAGATTAGCGCGTGCAGCATCCTGAGAGGGAGCCATGTTAGCGGTCAACTTGTTACCTGGTGTGTCACCATAAACTTGTCCGTCATACCAAGGCTCTTCTGCATTAACACCACCCCAATTGTAATCGAATGAAGAGGTATCTTTCGGATTGTGTCCGTCAGTGTTACCCCAAGAGAAGAATGTTTTCTCGTACTGGAAGGCACTGGCAGCGAACTTGTCAGCCTGAGTGAGGTCAATATCAGAATCAGCCCAAAGCAAGCCACTTGGCAGACCCATATCTACAAGGTGGTTAGTTGGAGTTTGGCTCTGTTCGAGACCCAACATTCCTACCATATTCCAAGCAGAACCATCATACTGGAATTGTACGATAGTCTGAGCCTTGATAAGACCAGGCTGAACAGCTTGACCGTTTACCTTAATGGATTTTGCGCCAGTGCTATTCACGTTAAGCGTTGCTCCTGCTGCCTGATTAGCATACTTGAAGAATACGCTCACGATACCATTCTTTAGCAGAACGAAGTTGGAAATAGCGACAGTCTTTGCAATCGTTGTTGCGGCTGTTTCGCAATTACCATATCCGTTACCAGACTTCGCCATATCCTGAACCAACTGCTGTGCAGGGTATTTACCCGCAGGAGTTCCGTCAGGATTGTACAGCATGACCTCCTGAGTTGCACCAGGTGCAGCCTGAGTGAGACCCGATTGAACCGCTTTCAAAGCGTTAATCATAGAAATACTTTCCATAAATACTTATTTTTAATTAATAAAAAAACAATTTCCTTTTTAACCCTGAGTGACAACGTTCTTTGGCATCAGTTTGACTAATGCTTTAAACATATCATCTACGGTATAGTTGACACCATTGAAGGCGTAAGTATCAGTGGGCTTAACGGCATTAGTGGCATTGCTACGTATTGTAGCAAGGTCATTAATAGCATCCTGCTTTGCAGAGAGAGCAGTATTAATGCTATTAACCCAATACTCAATAGATGCGTCCGTAAATATCTCCCAATCGGTATTAGCTGCACCATTTGACACTACAAACGCTATCTTTCCGTTTACGGTATGGTAAACGAAAGCACCACTCACAATCACCATCGTACACGGCAGATTACTCGTTGCCTTTGTAGAGCGATACAACACACCGTTAATACCTACGACAGCGTTCTTGACAAACGTACTCGACGGTGTAAGCGAGTTGACATTTACAGGGTGCAGCATTTCATCAGAGAGTAAACTTTCCTTAAATTCAAGAAGTTCGCGCGCTCTGATAATTCTATTTGGGTTTGTAAGTTCAATTTCTGCCATAATCTCTTACTTTCTTTTAATTGTTCAACATAATCAGTTTCTTGTGTAAGGTGCGAGGGATATTGCACCCTCACACCTTAGAGAAAAAGATTAATCAGAGGGGAACATTTCGGCAATGTCCTCAGAGGTGGCATAAATCACACCATCCAGCTTCTCTTTGTCAGCAGCAGAAAGCAGACCTGCCTGACCGCCAACGCCAGATGCGGAAGGAGTCGCGCTTTGCACGGTCTTCTTGTGCGGAGTGATGACACCCTGCGCGTTCTGGCTGATGCTGTCGATGAAGGTCAGACCGCTACCATCGGCTGAAGGATCAGAAACGGCACTCTGAACGGTCTTGTAGCCACTCAGGTCAATCTTAACCGAGTAAGCGTTGAACTTGTAAACGGTAGTACCATCGTTGTCAACGGCAACGATACCAACGTCAGTACCAGCCTTAACCGTCTCACCTGCACCATCTACCCAATCAGAAGTAGTGGTAGCATCGGTAGTCAGGTTGTAAACCTTACCGAGGTTAGCTTCAACAAGCAGAGCCGAAGTCAGCTCATCAGCAGTCTTGTTACCACCGGGCTTGTAAACAGCCGAAATCTCAGTACCAATCTTAGTGAGCAACTCTGCGAGAGCACCCTCTACGGTTGATGCGTTAAGACCCTGAATTGTTGCAATAGCCTTGCTCTGGAGAATAGCCTCCAAGTAGCCTTTGAACTCCAAGAGTTCGTTCGCGCGAATAATGCGCTGCGGATTTGTCAGATTAATGTCTGCCATAATACCTAAGTTTTTTAATTTAACAATAAAGTGAACTATACTGAGTGTGTATTGCTACACGTTACTCATTCTGTTTTAGGAAACATTTCCTGAATGTCCGATGACGAAGCAAAGGTGTCAGGATTCATGTCATCGATTTCGATAGTACCATCCTTGATAGCATCAGAATCAATGCTATCATGTGCAGGTATTCCGCCATTGGGGAACTCGAAAATCTTACCCCAAATTTCGAGGCTCAAAAGATGGAGTTTTCCATCCCTTTCCTCAAAGTGGTATTTTACACCACCATTGATGTAGATTTTTTCTTTAGCCATAATTTTTATTTTTTTATTGTTCTACAATTTTAGTTTACAGGTTCAGCATAATCAATAACCTTCCAATAGATAATTTCCTTTCCATCGTTATCATCTGCTTTCAAACAACACTCCAATTCAACACAATTTCCGTTATGTAGTGTTCCGCTTGTAGTTGACCCATCAGAATTGTATCTTAGTGTCATTGGTATGTTTTGACCAGATTTGTTGTATATCAACAAGGTCGTTCCAACAAAGGAACGAATATCATCAATTTGCTTTGAAGTATATCTTGAAGCCAAATATGCTGACATTAGCGGCAAAGTCAAATATCCATAAGTACCAGTAGAAAGTTCGATGAAACTACCACATTTATCAAAATCCAATACGGTAGCACCGGCTATATCGTCACGTTTGTACTGGCTGATATTTGATGTGGTGATAATGGTCTTTTTCTTGCGAATGAAACCATTGATAAAACAATCTTTCTGATACGATCTTCCCGTCAGCAGGTCAACTGCAAAGTTTGGTGCAAAACCAAATTCAGTAGCCACTATATTCGACACCTTGCTACTTCCATTTTCAGAACTACTTGACGTTGTATGTTCAACTCTCAGATAGTAAGTGCCACTCTCCATAACCGTGAAAGTGAGAGTTTTTTCAGTTTCAGTAAAAGAATCCCATACCAATGAAGCAGCGAATATGTATTCCCATACTCCAGTTGTTGCATTTACCTTGAGCTGATAGAGTTTTAAGTAAACCTTATTAGTCGAATAGTCGTTGCGATAACCCTTCGCTTTAATAACCAAGTCACGACCCTGCGTAAGTGTCATGCTACCAAAATATCCAGAATCAGCAACATTGTATGCAAGTGTCTTCGTTACGTCATTAACCTTTATGATTCCGTTTCCCAATGGGTCATTACCATTGAAAGCCATATAAGCAGCAACACCTCCATGAGTGTTACTATCATTATAAACCGTTCCGTTAATCGTACCTTTTGCAGAGAAAAGCCAATCTCCGCTAACCACACCTGAACCTAACTTTGCAAAATCAGCAAATAGATACTTCGTGCGAAGAAGGTTATAGCGATTCAGCCCTTCCTCCCAATAATCAGTGTCAGAGGGACCGTGATGCACACCGTCGCCATCAACATTAGTGGAAGTCTTTAGAACATATAGTTTGGTTTCGGTAGAACCTGCAACTGGAACTTCAACAGCAACGGTCTGGGTGTCGTTACTACGATAGATAAATGCCGGATCATATTCTCCTGCTATATAGCACATCTTTCCAGTATCACCCTTGATACTTTGTCCGTTTATACCATATATTTCTATCTGAATACTCTCACGGGCAACCTCAACACCACCGACTCGTAATACAGCAAGGAAGATTTCTTCTTCACTCCACCCTTGATTGTTATACAGCGTAGTAGAGAATGTTCCTGCATTTGAACCAGTTCCAACACTAAATTCTCCAGTATTGAAGTTATATACGTCACCATCCTTTTCAATATAGTACAAATCAAGCATGGATGAAGTAAGAGAGGTAAAAACAGTTGTATTACCGCCCTCTACCTTATATACTTTCCCCTTGATGTTGACGTGCATCTTACCGCCTGAGTAGTTTGGATCGTTGGCAAACACGCTTCCTGCAAGGGAAATTTTATAGGTTACAGCATCGTCACCTTTCGCACCATCGTGAGTATGGCTAATGCAAGTACCAGTTATAGAACTTGCGCTAACACTCGTACATTTATATGTTGCAGTATGCGTAAGCAAAGAATCACTTGCTTTACCAGTAACTACAAAATAATCACCGACACGACACGTAGTTAGGTCGCTATCTCCAGTACGTTTTGAATAACTCTCAGAATGACCTAATTCAGCATAAGTATTCCAGTTTGCTTCTGTGTATAGATTGTTTCGAGTCAAAGTTAATGCAATGCTATAACCAATATCGCCAGTAGCACCATTCTGTACACTACCTATTCCTTCTCTATCAAGCAAATTACCATCCTTGCGTAACACCCAATCTATCACACCATCGTAATTGCTATAAAGAGTGATTATGTCGTGATAATTGATTTCCGAATCTGCATTACCCATATACGACTGAGTAACTTCCTGCTCAGAGTTGTTTCCTTTTTTATAGAACAATTTAAGTCCTTCTGTAAAGAATCCCAAAACAGTATTTATCTCAGTTTCGGTATTTCCGACTCGCTTAATAACTTTAAAAGTTATATAGTCTGATAGAGGTGTTCCACTATTATCCTTTGTTACTACGTCTGTTGATGGTAATAAACTATACAATGTTACTGGATCACCATTTGCTCCTGCACGTACTCCGTTTAGGATGAAGTGTAATGTTTGGTCGCCACTGCCAGTACCAGCGATAATGATTGTAATATCGTTGGTTTCTGCAAGAGACTTGTTGTTTTCTACACGAATCCGAATTGTCTTTGCACTCGAATTAGGAGTAACCTTAATGTTGTTGATTGTTTGTTCGGTGGTTTGTTCAGTGCCATTATTGACCTTGTATGACAACTTTGTTAAGTCCATTGGCGAAGAGCCGTGCCACAACTTTAGATTGATAGTCTTGTCATAAGCACTCGAAGTGTTTCCGTCATGCGTACACGCAACACTATCTATTTCGTTATCCAAGTCGGCAAAGTAAGGACTCGTACCATCAGTACCATCAGTAATAAGACCGATAGTTTCCCTATCTACGACAACATTATTAACACGAAGGATAAAAACAACATTACTCGTAACCTGATTAACCTTAATACTTGTTGCCGTGTAATCAGTTTCACTACCACCATTAAGGCTGTATTTCAGAGAATACTCAGAAGCAGCAGGAGTACTTTGCGTACCACCAACATTCTTCGTTACGTCACAAGTAATATAAGTGTTGCCAGTAGGAACGTAGGTATTATCTTTCTTCTTTACGATTTCCTTAATACTTGGTACTAAGCGATACAAAGCGGCATGGTCGCCATTGAGGGAAGCACGTACACCATTGACCTTGAAATAAAGGTTACGAGTAATTGTCTCACCATCAACAGTAGCAGTAAGCGTAATACAGAACGTGGTGACATTTGCTAAAGTTGGAGTAGTCGAGAACTTAACCTTAATATTACCAGTAGTATTATTCCAAGTAATCGTTATTCCACCTTTGGCAGTTCCATTGGTATATGCAGCACCAGACGGACTATCATCACGAACTGATATAGTTGGTGTTAGCTTAGTAGAACCATGATAGAGAGAAACATTTGTTTCAACAGTTTGGTCACTCGAAGGTTTTCCGTCATGCGTACACGCAACACTATCTATTTCGTTATCCAAGTCGGCAAAGTAAGGAGAAATGCCATCCTCCAAGAGCTTCGTTGCAGGGTCGCTCCACTCCGACGCATTGATAACGTCAGTATTGCCGTTGCTGACAGCCATTGCCTGACGTACCCAACAAGGATAATGATTATTGTCAGTAGCAGGAATTTGCGTACTCCAACCATTCAAAGTGCCTGAAAGCGTACCAGCCTCAGTACTACCTACTTTCTTGAAATAATAGGTAGCACCATCGGCAGGCTTATCAGTCGGCTGCGTCTTATTGCGCTTGTAGATGAATACTGGAGCAGAATTTACACCGTCAGCAACATACTCCACTGGAGTACTCCAATCAGATGCAGCAATATCATCAGTGTCAGACTGACTACGAGCAATAGCCATGATAACATACAACTTTGTTCCTGCAACCGTCTCAGGGATAGACTGACTCCAACCATTATAATAAGACGACGCACCCGAAACCCTACCAGTACTGAAAGTATATGTTAGAGTACCAGTAGGGCGGTCATTATTTGTCAAAGCAGTAGCCGAACGACGATAAAGGGCAACTTGGGCTGTGTTATAACCGTTATCGCCATTATTACCGTCGATAACACCTTCAAATACAATGCCTCCTGATGCTTTCATGTATGTTTCTTTAATTGATTAGAACTCTGATGATTGAGCGTGAATCTTAACAGGACGTTGTACCTTGTTGCCGTTCGCATCCGTCAGAATCACGTCCTGATAGCGGAGTGAGCAATAAGTCTGACCTGATGTAGAAGGAACACCAGGCAAATCGCTGATTGTCTCTCCAGTATTGGCATCGTCAGCATTGAACGTCCAAGTAACGTTTGCGGCACTACTGCCTTCGGGGAACGTGTCTCCCTTATCGGTGTAAAGTTTCGGGAAGATGTACTTCGTCTGTCCTGTCCTCATACGGAAATGAGGTTCAAGACCAGTCAGTTCAGTACCGCCAGTACCAGCGACATTATCACAGATAAGCCACTTTACAGCGTAAGGGTCTGACAAGTCATAAACGGCAGAAGTACCACTTGCGAGTTCATTGCCTGATGCGTCATAAACACGGCAACGAATCGTCATAAGACAATCTACTGCCTCAGGCCCGATTGTAATCAAGTCGCCTGCTACTGCACTCTGACCTATCGTAATACCAGGAGTACCGCCAGTTGCGCTATGGTCTTTCAGTTCAACTTCCGTCGGGCCTGTAATGTCGAAGAACTTGAATACTACACCAGTCAGTTCAGACGTATTGACTGCAACACCATTGTAGTAGAGTCGAGCCAAACGCTGAGTTGACTGAATAGAATTGTTGTTGTTCGTCATTATGAACTTTGGAACATTCAACGGAACGTGAAGTTCAACTGAATATCCTGCATTTGCATCAGCAATAGGACGGATTGCAATATCCTTACCGATTTCAGAGAAACTAATTTGACCGCCACTGCTAACAACAGTACCATCAAAGGAAATGCGGTCATCATCAGGATTCAGAACAGCATCGGCAGGATTGCCAATGAACATAATACAAGGAATATCAGTGCCACCATAGCTATATGTGGTACGCATCAACAAACCTTCAACACCGCCCTGACTCGTAGAAATACCAGTCTCGCCATCGAAACCAACAACAGCATCGTTATAGCGAACGGCAGTAATGTTGAGAGTGTTGGTAATATCCTGACCGCTACTTGTATCATAAGCACGGATGATGATTCGAGGTAGCGTAGCTTTCTCTTCTGCTGTACCATGCTGCCAAATGTTAGCCCAATCTGGAGTACATTTCGCTTCATCGTAATACTGAGTAAGCGATACTGGATTACCACTGGCATCAACAACAGCAATGTCATAAACAACGGTAGTTCCGTCGATAACGCCTGACAATACCAGGCCTGCATTAACTCTATTCATACTACTTTACTCCTTTCGTGACTTTTGAGCGAAGTTCATTAAGAACTGCTGAGTTTGGTACTAAGGTAACTCCTTCAAGGGCTCCCATCGTTCTTGCCTCACGTCCGCTAACGATAGCACGACCATCAGGCATTGTCTCATAATGTCGGTCTTTGGGTAATCGTGACCTTTCAATCAGTATATACATATCTCTTAATTTTTAGTTTTAATTGAATGTGGGTGCAATGACAAACTGATTATCCTCAACAACCTTTTCGCCACCATGAACTACCACAGAACAGCCGTTGTAAGTGGAAACATCAGCAAACACAGAGTAACCTTCCGGGAAGGAGAAACCTTTATCTTTCGGGATAAAGGAGAGATTGGGTGCAGTACCCATACTATAAATAGTGCCAGTTTTCAAGTCCTGAGCTTTCCAATGAACACGGAACAGACAAAGTTTGTTCTGAGGAACTGGCTTGCTGTTATACATGATATTCATTTCAAAGGATGCAGGAATACTCATTTCAGTATCTTGCTTTGCACCAGTCAATTGTACGGGGTCTGCCTGCAACGTGTCATTCAGAGACATTGTAAGCTGTGTGGCATAGAATGGATTGATTTCCGATAAAGGACTCTTCCATTCGTCAGTTTCTTCTTTCCAACAGCCATAACAGCGAACACGGAACTTCGTATGAATCATACGAGCGTCGAGTGTCAATATCTTTGTCTTAACACCAGTAAGGCGATATGTCTCTATTTCTTCATCGGTAAATGGTCGCCAACCAGTAACGGCTGTGCTATCCTCAGTAACCCACAAGTAACTTGCATTGGCATCGGCAACGTTTCCGTCAACACCAACCAACTGCGCCTTGATTGTGCGAGTCCAAGGAATATCAAGAATGGTGCTTCCTGATGGGATAGTGTCAGTGAATGACAATGGATCAAGCAATACTTCATCACCACTATCACCTTTCATGACTGTCATTTCGGTATTGTAAACCTCAGTGCTAAAGTCAATACTACGCTCTACTCTAACCGTCAGTCCAGTGCGTACATCTGTAAATTTCAATACGGCATAGATGGGAATAGCAGTAAGCTGTGGCACATTCCGATGTACTATCAAGCACATATCGGGTACATTGTCACACCAAGGCGCATCACTTCCATCACTAATCAGATAATTCTCAGAACGCCATGCGGCTTCATGTGTCAACTCTCCAGTCTCAGGGTCGTAAATATCAACATCGTCGAGTATTTCCTGAGAGGGATTAACAATACGTCCAGTCTGATAGTCGCCATCTATCGGCATTTGCGTGTACCACTCAATACCAGTAAGGGTAGCCCACCCATTCATTAAGTTGGCAGGGTCGTTTACGAATACCTTACCACCGAGAATACAAGGAACCCACTTTCTATCGTCCTCGTAGGTTTTCTCAGTAGTATAGTACATTTGTCGTACACTGCCACCAAGAACGGCAATCTCCGCACTTAAAGAAAGCGCGTCGAAAACTTGGTCGTTGGTATTTGTTCTACTTTTTATCATATCTTGTCAATTTTAGAATACATAATCGGCGGGCATCGTTACTACTTGCCCCTCGTAACTGAATGATACGGTGCAACTGATAAGGACTTTTCGGTATGTTATCATCCATCCGCTACCCATATCGCTGCGTACAACCTTAATCTTGTTAGTTCCAACGATTGTAGGAGTCCACGACAAATCTTCACTCTGCTGCACAAACTCTTCTGTTACGCTATTATAGCCAGTAGAACGTTTCCATGCAATAGAGTAGTCAACGGCAGTTAATATCTGGTCTGTGATTTCCTCGTCACCAAACCATATACGCATAGTCAGAACAGTATCAATATTGCCGTTACTGAATGTGCGTCCGTTACTTGTCGTAATCTCACCTTTGTAAATAGCATCACCACCAATAGCCTGCCAGTGAGTGCATCCCCAATGTGGCTCTTGTGTAGTTCCGTCGACAAGGCATTCCCATAAAATGCCATAGTTCCAACCCCTGCTTATCTCTAAGTCAACTTTCAAGACTTTCATCATCTGCTCATGCAGTTGCTCGTCAGAAAGTGATGCAAATGCAGGATTATTGCGGTACAGCCTCCACATCGCCATTGTATAAGTCTTGAAATGATAGGGGTCGAAAATTTGGCTACCATTATAATCAATGGTTGGCTGTGGAATAGAGCTATCTGGGGCTACCCACTGACCTCTATCCTCTTTGATGATTTTCGCAGGATAGTTGGCAGCGTGTTGGTTGTCATAGAAAATGGTATTGACATACAACGACGGCAATTCCACATTCCAAAGCGGGTTGCCCTGTTGGTCATGCGGAAGGTTTGCCAAGTCAGGAAGAATACCAAGACAAAGAGCATAGTTGTTATCCTCAATGATTGGCTTGTCAACATTCCAAAAGAAGCTCAGTCGCTTATCGGTTGTAGAGAGAACCCATGACTGCTGCCTACCTAACTGGATTTTCTTTACAGAATCGCTATAAGAAGTCGGGTCGTCGCCGTTCTCCAGTCCGTCAGCAATATTACCACGTCTCGTAAGCGTGATGATTTTCTCGTAACCATCAGGATAGTTGGTATAATCTTCAAGCAATGCCTCTGTGTAGTCATCCGTAATCTCAGTACCAAGGAATGTGAAGTTTTTGGCTCCTGGCACTTCGGGGTCGCCATTGGGCTTCACACCATTGTAAGGTACAACCTTCATCGTGTTATTCGTGAGGTCAACACTTACAACTCTGACATAGCAAGTATAGTATGTTCCGTGGTCGAGTAAGTCATTTATCTTAGCGTAGAGAATATCACCCGGATAGAAAGGAGTATGGTCGTTATCGTGGTCTTTGTGCATTGTAAGAACCATACGCTGACCATTATCAGAGAAATCTACCCTCTCTGTTGTATCGCCCTCAGTAAACGAATAGTCTGACTCCATCAACTGCAAGCGGTTGATGATAAGTTCCATGATTCTCAAAAATCCTCTGAACTCGCCTCCGTCTGCTTCGATAACGCCTGATTTGGCATCCATCCAAATGCCATTACCATCAATAAAGCCTTGACGCGCATCCTTAGACTTTGCGATTCTGTCAAAGATAATATCAAGGAATGTGGAATTGCCATCTGCGGTAATGCCATAACGCTCGCCACCGCCAACAAGAATACCATTCAAGAAGGTAATCAGTCCTGCTGCAACGTCATCAGTCAGTTTCGACAAGAAATATTCCTGTCCGTAACGCTTGATGAAAGCATTAATCTGAGATGCGCTGTAACCGCCACCGCCATTATATACATAGGAAGAAAGGCTGTTTACTTGCTGCTGAACACGCTGCAACGAACCAACTTGTTTGTCATTTCTCAGAACAACTTCATAAGTAGGTACTCCGTTATTGCCATTCTCCTTGATAGTAATATTGTCGATGAATACGCTTCCTTCAACGTCCAAGTCCTCGTCATTGAACAGCATGAGCATACCAGCCTTTAGCGTATCATGCAGACTGATAGTAGTTAAAGGATTCTGTTGCGCCCTCTCATGCTGACGTGCCATGAATATTTCATCTATCTTTGGAAGATAGGTAAAGCGAGTATAGTTATTGTTGAGAAGCCAGTAAATAGACTTACGCAACATCTTCACGCTTGCAGCCCATATATAGCTGCTATCGGATATATCAATATCCAAAAGCACAAAGTGGTCGCCAACACGAATCTGATATGCTTCATCGGCTCTTGCAGCCTCACCAATTGCTGCGTGAGAGGAATAAGGAAACCAAAGGTCAAGTGCATCATCGTGATAACGATCCAAAGTCAGAATCCAACCATTGTTGCCATCCTTCACGATGTTCTTTACTTCGAAATCCCTTGCACCGCAATAGCCATCCTTCATAGAGATAGTAAGGCTACCAGTGTTTTCAACAGCCTCTTCAAGGTCGAAGCCAATATCTTTGAGTTTGATTTTAAACGGCTCAATTTCTGCTTCTGGCTCAAAAACACCATTATCTTGAATGACATCAGCAGAACGGATTTCATCAAGACGTTCAGTAGATGAAGTGCCGAACACGTCACCAACTGTCAAACCTTCAATGCTTGGGTAAACCTCTTGCAGTCCATTATCGTCATTTTCCTCGTTGAACTGGATATTACCCTCTTTGATTCCTATTTCGTCCGCATTGCCACTTGTAATATAAGGACGCAAACGTTCATTAGAGAAACGAAGGATATGCTCACCCTCAATGTTCATAAGAGGCTCACCCCATGCAGTTTCAGGATTCTTCCTCACATAGACATGAGTGATACCATCAACAATTTCAGTCTTACACAACTCACTGAGTGCATATCTTGGGAAACCAGGGAGCATAAGGGTATTGACCGCCATATTGTTAGGCATACCATATTCGGCATAGTCTATATGGTTTGTAGGCCAATAATTCTTATCTATACCACTCTTGATGATAACCTTATCGCCAACCTTGATAGCTGCAACGAAGCCGTTCATCTGTTCAGGGCTACGCTCGTCTCTGTCATCATGGTCTGGGTCTGAACATTCTGCATACAGACGACATCTATTATCTGAACTTGTATATTTGGTGACATAGCCTTTAATGGTATATCCGTTAGCTTCCATCGTAATGATGTAGTAAGGAGATTCATCATCACCTGGATAATCAGAAGAACGCTTTGTAAACAGAATAGCCGAAAAATCTATATCAAAGAGTAATTCAACTCCAATATAGCCACTAACAGAGTTGTACTTGTTCTTAATCTCTACAACGTTTAAGTAGAATTGCTTGTTCAAGTCGGCATAATAGCGGATAGGCAAATTCTTGTCAGAACCATAAGCAAACAATCTCGTTACTACTTGTTGGTCTTGTTCTGCCTTACGCTCAATGGCATAAAGTCCTTTGTTCTTTCCGTATCGGAAAACGTGGTCGACGGGCAAACCCTCACCACCGACAATCAAAGCACGACCTTTAGTAATGAAATTCAGTCCGAAATTATTCTTGATGAACTCCAATCCCTGACTTACCGAAATCTTGTCAACTGAGATATTCACATTGAACTTCTCATTATCAACGGCAGCAGTCGGGTTGCTATGGTCTGTACCAAAAGTTTGCTCCCATAAAGCGATTGCAGCAGCTTTCTTTGTGGGATTGTCGGCATATCGTTGAATGGTTCGGTTATAGTTGGGAGTGATATAAAGCCATTCGCTATTGTAGCGGTCTGTATTGGCTTGCAGTCTATCTACAAGGTCATCTATGGTTTCCGCATAGAATGAGAAAGTAGGCAGACTGGTATAGTGTATGTTGTTATCGTACAGAACAACATCAAGAAAGCGCACCTCAGACAATTCGGCTGAACGTGCGGACATCTTAACATTCTCGTACTTGAAAGCCTCGCCATTGCTACTTTTACGGGCTTGCTTCAATGCAGAAGGTAAAGTGTAGATACTATAAACGTCATCACGATATATCAGATAATCGCCTATCTCCAGTTCAATAGGTGTAGGCGAAGTAATCTTGATTGTAACATATTCCTCGCCCATCCAAATATCGTGATACTCCAAGTCGGTTGCAATGTACTTTACAACTCCACTCTTGTTATATATCGTCCACTTCTCCATTGGCTATACAGGTTTATGATACAACAAGAAAGTGTTCGTCAAGAGTAGTCACGGGGTCTGTAACACGGAACTTTACCTTGAAACTGGCAATGGCATTGGGGTTTACGTCATCATAGAAATACATATCATTGGAAATATCCTTAACATAGATACCCCTTCGCCCAATTTTGGTGTACTCGTCATAAATGGCAAGCATGACTCCAGCAGTACTACCACTACTATCAGAGATATAGTCGATGAAGTTTCTGAGGTCTGATGAAATATCAGCCTCTACACCATCATACAAGAAAGTCACATCTATATCATAAGCCTGGAACTTCAATCCATCCTTTGAAATGAAAACATCTTCGCCATCTTCATCTTTCCAGTCTCTCGTAGCCAACTCCTTAGTCTTTGGCTTGTGCATGAATGGCATTTCCTGACAAAGGACGTGATACTTCTGATATACATCAACAACGTCACCAACGTTCGTATAGTTAGTGCCGTCAAAAGTTTGTTTCTGTATAAGTATCTTCTTTGGTTCCATCGTTTAAAACTTTGCGCAAAAATAGTAATATATATTTACAAAAGAAATTATGATTTTCTAAAATCTTGACATTTAAGAGAGGTAAATTTGATTTTAGAGGCTCTTTGATTATCTTTGCAGCGATTGATTATTTTGAGACGTATGGATAAACTTAACAAAACACTCAGGAATGATGCAATTGGATTCGGTCTCTGCCAACAGTGGCAAGGCGACTGGAAAAGCAATTGGGATAAGGAGAAAATGGTAGCCAAATTCTTTCAGGGAATGGATTTCTGCCTAAAGCACCGATTCCCGACAAACCAATTCATCATTGACAATTTCGATTTGGATTTCAGACGCAAGAGTAACGTACTTGTTGATGACAAATATTCTTTGCTGAATCCTATCCACGCTCTGATACTCGGCAGCTCTGAGAGTACCATACGCATGAACGCAAGAAATGGCTCTACCATATACATGAGAGATAACAGCCACGTCAAACTACTGGCATCCGGCAACTCATTCGTAGTAGTCCATTTGCTCGACAATTCACAAATTGAGGTCAAAACACAAGATAAGGCTCACGTAGCTGTAATTACTCACTCAAAAGACGCAATACTTATCACAAATTGCAAGGACGTTGTTCTTAGAGAAGAATACAACTGGTTAAAAGAATAGTTTTTTCATTGAACAATTGTTTTAGGTTAGTAGTAATATTTAGTAGTTTGTTTTTTCTGCAACATTATGTGTGTAATGTTACCGAAACGAGGAAGCGGAGATTCGTGAGAACCCCCGCTTCTTTGCAACTTTGCGACTTTTAAATATAGATATGAAATTATTGAACTGAAATCTTATCTACACCATTTGCGAACTTGTCAAGACGATTGCTGATATTCTCTATCATACCATAGATTTTACCTGCCTCACTAAATGTTAGTGCCATTGCAGCTACGTTTCTGTCAATGTTTCGCAAGGTGGTATGTACCGAAGTGATTTGTTCGATGTACGAAGCCCAATACTCCTGAATGAACATTGTAATAAACATTCTGTTCATAGCAACATCAGCTCTGATAGCATTGACATAGCTTGCTATGATGTCGGCAGTTTCCTCAGTAATACTCTTAATAGAACCACTAAGTGAACTTTCGTCTCTATTCTTAATAGAGAGTCCAGCCTGATTAACACCACGCTCAAATTCAGCCAAGAAAACCTCTCCTGCTTTGATTGCAGCCTCACCTTCACCTCCCTTTCCAAAGAACTTAGCAATAATATTTGTAACTTGCTTTGCACTCTTTTCGGGATTATCTATGTCAAAAACGCCACCACTCCATGTTCCATCTGCGTTTTGAGTACCAAATAGCTTGTTCTGCAATTTCTGCATAATAGGCTCAATAATTGCCAATTGCATCATCTTGCCTGCAAGACTGCGAAGAATATCTTCAACAGCTTTCTTATATGCTTTAGCCATATTAGTACCATTTTCAAATGCAGTAGCAAGAGCATCAGTAAGTTGTTGCGCCCAACCTTTCATGTCAATGCTCCACAACTCATTTGCGAGATCAAGAGCGAAGTAATGTATTTGGTCGTCGAGTTCGGCAATTTTCTTTTTGTACTCTTCCATTGCCTCGCCCGAACTATCCTTCTTATCTTCTTCCTCATTGTACATTTGCATATACTTCTCTCTTTCGGAACGAAGATTGGCGAGTTGTTGTTTATAACCAGAACCCTCACCATTTTGCTGATAGTAGTTATACATGGCTTCCTCGGCAGCAGAATTAAATCCTCTACCATATCGACTACCCTTTATTATTGCACCCGCAAGACCTGTCAACTTACTTGCGAAATCAACATTTTCTTGATGGTAGTATTGATTGGAATACAATTGACGCAAATTTCCTGAGTCATATCCTAACGTGCGCTGTCTTGTTTTCAGTATCAGTTCAGTATTGTTAGCAATACGAGACACTTCTTCCTTCAACTCCTGAATCCTACGTTCACGGCGCTTGTCATGGAGTTTTGCAAAACCAGTAATCGGAGCTGCAATCATGTCGATGGGTGAAGATATAACGCTACTTACAACACCACCTATATTACCAGACATAGCGTTTTGCACAATATTGTTTGCAGGAGCAAGGAAAGAAGTACCAGCCTTGATACCATCACTCAAATCTCCCCAGAAGTTTGCAGCACCAGTATTGCCTAATGCCTGGAACATATTAGCAAGAGATTGAGTAGCGTTTACCAATCCGTCAGCCACACCAGTAGCCATTTGCAGAATAGTTGCAAAACTGCTAAGACTACCAATTACCTTTGATAGCTTGTTTTGCAAATCAACAAGATGCTTCTTTTCTTTCTCTTCATCTTCTGTAAGACCGCCATTTTTCTCTTTTGTTTCAAGAGCCTGCAATCTGTCTTTTGCAAATTCATTAGAACCTTTTAATCCACCTTGCATAAAGGCAGTAATGGTATTCTGAACACCAAAGAAAGAATCTTCACGGAACTTATCAACAACATCACGAATCTTACGCATTTGTTCTGCGTAGGTCTTTGCGTCAATAGTTCCCTTTTTAACGGCTTTATTCAGAGAGTTTTCAACAGCTTTGGCAGCATCTTCAATAGCTTTCTTTGTCTGACCGATTGCGCCATTCATAAAGTTTATGTATTGCGCACCCATTTGGAATGTTTTCCATTCCTTATCAGAATCAAGTTTAGCCATTGCAGCCTTATACTGTTCCTCAGTAATACCAAGAAGATTGCCGTTTGCATCCTTTTCACCATTCTTACGTTGGTCTCGCAATCTTGTAATAGCCGCAACCTCACGCTCATATTCGTCATTGATACGTCTAAGTTGTGCTTCATAGGTCATTACACTGCCAGTAACCTTTGCGAATATCTGAACGTCGTTTTTGTAAACGTCACGCTGCAAATCACGCCATTTCTGATATTCTTCAACAAGTCCTTTGATTTGCTCCTGATACTTCTTAACAGATGACTCCAGTACTCCCCACCTTTCAGTATCTTCAAAAAGTTTCTGTATTTCGTCATCAGAAAGATTTATATCAAATTCAAGAGAATATCGCCCTCCTGCTTCCTCAAAGTCCTTTTCTATTTTTTGACGTGTAGCATCAGCAAGATTCTGAGTATTTCCATTCTTGTATTTTGCACCACTGAGCTGATTAGCCAAGGCAACATCACCAGTAGATTCACGAACGGAATTGAATAAATCCCACGAACGGGTAAGATTGTCAAGTTGGATTTTAACCTTGCTTGCGAACTCGTCCATTTTGCGGTTGGCTTCCTCATAGTCCACGTTGCTGATAGCATCACGCAACTGCTTGATAGCCTCTACCATGTAAGAGTTCTTATGCTTTGGAGTCTTATACAACTTCATTGCCTCGTTGAGCAATTCAGTGAGATTCTTCTTATAAGTAGGAATGGAATCCAAAGTAAGATTGGTTTTCCAAGTCTTATTGAACTCGTCAAACAATGGTTGGAACTGAGCCTGAACTTTCTTCAAAGCACCAGCCTCACCAACTTGTTTCTCGTACTTGTTATACCAGTCGTAGGCATCCTTGTAGAGTTTTGCAATCTCACGCAAGCGTTTAGCCTCTTTATCCTCTTGCTTACCCTTGTTGCCTTTAGTCGGGTCTGTTTCAGGATAGCCCTCTTTCTTTAGCCAACTCTTATCTTCCTGAACAGCCATCAAAGCATCATAGTAAGGCTTGATTTCTTTGTCGATACGACTATAAATAGCTTGCGCACCATCCCAATCACCATTCATGGCTTTCTTCTGACCTTCAATAGCCAATTTATCCATAAGAGCGCGTAACTTATCTGCGTTCATCAGCACATCAGTATCAATGTTCAAAGTCATTTTAAGATGTGCTTGATTGCGTTTAAGATAGGCTTGCTTTTCCTTCAAGTCTTTCTGAACAGCTTGTGCAAATTCATCAAGACTCTTATCAAAGTTAGTCTTTATGGCGATATTCTCAACAAATACTTGTGATGCACGTTTCTGCCAGTCAGTTTTCAACTTAACGGCATTTAATTTTGCATCCAAACCATCACGATATGCCTCTGCATGATTCATTCCAAGTTTCTCCATATCGTAACCCATAGACTCACCCCACTTAATAGTAAGTTCAGAATATTTCTGCAAGGCCTTTTCTGCCTCTTCTGGTGAAGTTGATTCCTTGATGGTATTACCAACGAGACCCATGAATTGCTCCATTAATATACGCTTCTGCATTTCGTCGATAATACTACCCTGCATATTCTTAGGAAGGTACTCACGCATAGCTTCAAGCATTAATCGAGTTGCATCTTCCATAACACGCGGGTCTGTAATACCTGACATAGAAAGCAGTTTCTTCATGTAGGTACTTATTGCATAGATAGCACCATCGGGATCATTACTGAACTCGTTCACGATAATGGATGACATTTTCTCTGCCATTTCCTTTGTGTCTGCTTCGAGTTGTTGATATTGACCTCTAAGTGTTCTGCCAAAACCACCCTGAGTTGCATTTCTAAAGACTTTCCCTGCAAGAGTATCATATATGTCTCTATTCGGAACACCATTCTTAGCCCAATCTGCAAACAAATGGGAAAGTGCATCATTCTTTGAGCCAAGAGAATATTTCTTCTGCAATTCAGCAATTTTACCGCCTAATTGCTTATCAATTCTATCTATGATTTCTTCGTTGATGCCGCTAATATCTTTCTCAGCATCATTCAGTCTCTCGGCATAATCCTTAATATCGGTAGTATAAGAATCTCCAAACAGACGAGTAAACCAGTTAGAGCCTGCCACATCAACATCAGCATCAGTTATGACATTCGACATTGCTTCTGTCACATCGTTTGCATGACGAATACTTTCAAGTTTACGGACAATTAACTTGAATTGCTCTACCTGATTGTTCATCTTGTCAATATCTACGAGGTCGCCCTCATACATTGGTGACAAATCGGCAAGTTTATTCTTTAGTTCCTCAATCCTTTGTGTCAAGTCCTCTTTGCTCAGTGCGTCGTCATTGAACTCTACAAGATTGGAAACAACACGTTTGCCTGCAACAAACTTTCCTGATGCTTCATCAATACTCTTGATAAAGTTATCATCCTGCAATTCCTTGAATATATCACCAAGTACTTTCAAGTCGGAAGTTGCTTTCTCTGCAAGATCGTGACTTGCTTCCTCTGCCTTACTCTTCATTTCGCTAACACGGGCAAACATATCCATAATGACCGTCAATGCAGCCATTGGTAAAGCAATCTTTCCAAAACTCCATATAGCCGAACCAGCCTTTCGGATTGCATTGCCTAATGTTATCCATGCAACACGCATCTTCGATACTGATGTTACACTTCTAAGTTCCCAAAGCATAACAGCTTTTGCGTGACGTTCCTCTGCTGTTGCTGCCTTCATTGCAAGAACGGCTTCAAGGGCTAATTCCTTATTGATTTTACCCAAGGCAACTGCACGGAACAATTCTTCCTGAGAGAGTTTCTTGGTACTCAGCAATACGGCAAGGTTACTTGCAGTCAGTTTGCCAGAAGTGGCATACCAGTGAGAATGAGTAGCAAGGAGTTTCCATTCCTCTGCTGTCAAAGCACGATATTCTTTTGCAAGACGTAGAATGTTGACCTCTTCTTTCTGATGCGCTGCTGCTTGATTCAGAACAGAAACGGTATTAGCACCGATAGCTTGATTATACGCAAGAGTGGCTATCTTTGCAACACCTAATACTCCTACGACACCTAACATATCCTTACCATATCTTCCCCATTCCTTTGCGCCTGCTGTAAGCGTTTCTGCAATTTTCTTCAATGCAGTACCAACACCACTTTCAGCAATTTCGCCATACATAATATCAAATGCGTCGCGCAAGTTCTTGAATTTGGCGTTAAGAGCCTGAGACATAACTTCCTGTGCCTCGTAGAACATACCACCTTCATCAGTCAACTGGCGCAAAACTTCCTGAACGTCCTCATAGGAAATTTCCTTCTTGCGGACTTTCTCACGAACTTGCTTTGTGCTGATACCAAGATTCTCAGAAAGCATCCTCAGTACTGGCACGTTACCCATAGCGAACTGTCTCAGAGTGTAGCCGGACAAAGCACCCTCAGAACGAACGTGACCTAATGCCAAAGCGAGTCGGTCAACACTCGTACCAGTTGCAGCCGAAATGTCTGCAAGTCGCTTAGTCCAATCGTAAAGTTCCTTGTATTCAAAGCCGTATGCGGTGAGTTGCTTTGACATCTTATCAAGTTCAACTACACCAAAAGGCGACTTAACAGCCAATGCTTTGATTTGTCCGAACAATTCCGTTGCCTGACCTGCATTTTGCAAGATAGCACCGATAGACAAACGCTGTTGCTCCAACAAACCGCCAGTCTCAATAATACTATTAATAAAGGATTGTGCGCCCCAAACGGAAATATACTGCATAGCCAGCATCTTCAAGTCAGAAAGTACCTGAGATTGCCCCTTCATGGAATCGGTAGCACCTCTAATTGAATTGGCAAGACGTTGCTCTGATTCTGTAAGTTGGTTATTCACATTGGCAGCTACACGTTTATTTATATTGAGCTGATGAATTGCATCGTTAGCTTCCTTATTTGCGGCATTGAGACCCATATTGCTTGCAATCTCTTTGCCAGAGGTGCCGTATGAAGAGAAACCAGTACGTCCGAAGTTTGCCAATTCCTGCTGAATGGCACGAATCTTATCAATAGCGTTCTGCAAAGGAGTGGTATCAATGCCAGCCTTTGCGAAGTCAACCTTTACGAGATTTAGCTTATCAATCCTATTACCAAGATTCTCAGCAGTACGCTGTGCAGCCTTCATTCTGCTTTCAGCATCCCTCAAATCCTGAGTAAACTGGCTCAGATTATTCTTATTGTAGAAAGAACTTGATTTGACGTTATTGTGTGCCAAAGCCTCAGAAGCCAACATTCCCTGACGGATTCCGAAATCCTGAACGGTGGCAGTATTGGAAGTACGACCATTATTGCTATAAATCTCCTTCATCAACTGGCGAACCTTTTCAAGATACTCGATGTATCTGTCAAGACCAGACACGTCAACATTAGCCGTAATACCTCTTGCACGAAGGGCTTGCAACTCATTCAGCTTCGCACCAAGTTCATTATACTTAACGTAGGCATCATTTACGCTCTTGATTTCGTCTTTCAGACGTTTATCATCGGCTCTATCAGAACGTCTATTAGACTGTTGCTGTGCAGTAGTCAAACGTTCCTCAGACTTACGGAGTGCATCGGTATCATCACGAAGTGTACGGATATTCTTAATACGCTTCTCAACAAGCACGTTGTTCTGCATATCGGCAGGAGTCATACCTTTCAGCAAGTTCAACTGACCCTGCAACTTGCTACGTGCATCAGTGAGAATAGTCATATCACGTCCTGGGGTGGCAGTACCGCGACTGATAGCGGAATCCAACTTACGCATTTGCGCCTCAGTACGCTCTATTTCCTTCTGAATATCCTTTTGAGCCTGAATAGCCGCTTTAGCCTTTTCTTGCTCTGCCTTTGCGTAGGTTTTCATCTGAGACTCCTGCCAACGCTCAACATTCTTCTGGTATTCCTGTTCCTGCCTTGCAGCTTCTTTCTTCGACTGGTTGGTAAAACGCTCTACCTCTTTATTATATTCATTCTCTGCCTTGATGCGCTCCCTTGTGAAAGCGTTCAAGTCAGTAACCATTTGCTTAGAGTCTTTAAGCGTATGGGTATTGTCGGGATTGATGACGGAAGCATAGCCGTGACGAGTACCAAGCAATTGCTCATTCGTCATGGCAGTAAGAATCTCCTGCTTGATAGCGTTCAATCGGTTAATCTGCTGTGCAACGGCTTTCGTCATATCTTCATCAGCATACTGCGAAGCGTTGCGCCATGCTCTCATAATACCTTGAATGGCATCCTGAACGTTATAAAGTCCAGTTTCAAGACGTGTGGTATTCCATTGCTTGATAGAGGCATTGGCATCAGTCAATGACATATCCTTTACCAATTGCCTTGCGGCGGCAGACGTATCGGTAATGCTATGTTTCAACTTGTCGTAATGAGCATTGAACATAGCAACATCATCGGCTCTACCAGGCAACGGCAACTTCAATGACTGAGGTGTATTCAGGAATCGGATAATATCGGGATTGTCACGATTCTGCAAGATAAGGCTTATCCATCTGTTGAGCGTTTGCAGATAGTTCATATTGGAATCTTGAACAGCTTGCAGCTTATCCATTCCTGCAACCTTATGACCTTCCATATACTTAGAACTACCCTCTGCAAGTTTCATCATGCGCTCAATATGAGCTTGCTCCTTGATAAGTGTCTGAATGTTCAACTCACCAACACGATTGATGGTTTCCATAGCAGCACCTACACCGCCAAAGCCTTTCGAGCCAGTGGAATTGAACTCTTCAACACGCTCTTTGAGTTTCTGAATGGCAGTCTCAAAGGATTCGGCAGCACGACGACCAGAAAGAATTTCCTCAACTATCTTTTGGAAATCCTTAACGGCTTTGTCGCTCCACATTTCCTTAGTCTGCTTACCCATCAGCAACTCACCATTGAACTTAGTGGCATCGGCTTTCAATGCACCAGGCTTAGAGAGCGTATCAGTCATAGTGGCTACCTTCTGCAACCACTCGTAATACTCTCTGAGCTTCAATAGTCTTTGCTCCAGTCCGTCATCACGAAGTTTCTGATTGCTCAGTTTCTCGTACTCAACGGCAATCTGAGTCAGAGCCTCATAGACATTCTTCGTATGGTTCTTTAATACGTCGAGGTTTGCATTAAGGGTGGTTTCGCTACCTTTCTTCTCTGATTGCATCTTCATACCCTCAACACTCTTCGAGAGTTCATCAACCTTCTGCTTTGCACTGGCAGCATCACTTTCTACTTTCTTGAATGTCTCAGGTGTGACAATGGCTTTCAGAGACGATTCCATGCGATTTGTCGATTCCCACAACAAATCCATTGACTTTTTTAGTTGAGCAACTGCCTCATTGAGAGTCTTGATAGTAGGCTCAATAGATGACAAGTCAATGTTGAATGAAGGAACTTGCACGTTCTGAACACCAGTTGCCTTCACCATTGCCAGTTTCTCCCATTGCTCTACGACCTGAGTAATCTTCTTACGCAGTTCCTCGAATTGGGCTACCATCGTAGCAATAGTTCCTTTATCCTGACCCCATGAGCCGATAGCCATTTTGAGGTTATTGGTGGCAGTAGTCAGTTCTTGCGTAGCCGTAAGGAGTTTCTGAATAGCTTCTGCATTGGCTTTTGAGGCAGATGCAGCCTTATCTTCGGCAGAAGAAGTCTCATCAACTGCTGCTGCATTCTTTTTACGGGCCTGAGTTTCTTTCTGAATAGATTCGGTAGTCTGATTTTTCGCACGATTGGCACGTTCCTGACTCTCCGATATTTTTTCGAGATTCTTTGCACCTTCGCCAAGTGATTTCAAGTTCTTGGTACTCTCCTTAACGGAAGTGCCAGCAGCAGTAAGTACCTCAGAAAGATTCTTAAAGGCAGTGGCGAAGGAATCAATGATAGGACTGCCAGACAACCCGGATTTCTTCAATTCATCCATCTGTGACTGAACAGCCTCCATTTCCTTTTTGACCTCAGTGAAAGCCCCCATCTTACCACCTGAGAACGATTCGCCTGAGCTCATGATGTATGCTGATTTCCTACTCAGCATATCCATTGTGTTAGCGAGTTCAAGGAACTTCGCAATATCCTCACGATTACCTCCCAATATGGTATAGAGATTCTTTGTAGCTAACGTGGCAACGGAAATCGAATCAGCGACACGAAGGATAGAAGCGGCAGTAGCTTGTGCCTGCGCTTCCTCGGCTTTCAAAGCGGCAGCAGCAGTATTCGTAGCAGTAGCCAAAGAATCCTCGCTGACCTTCACATCGGCTTTCTTCTCATTAAGATTGCCAAAGGCTTTAGCCAAAGCCTGCGCCATCTTGGAAGTTCCTTCATCTACCTTTGCGACATCAGTAGCCATATCCTTAACACCACTTCCAGTACCAAGGCTCTTCAACTGGCTAACCAAGGAACTGAAAGCATTGACAAGGGCATCTACCTTTGTAGTAAGACCGCCAACCTCACCAGAAAGCGACTCCATACCAGCCTTTGAACCACCGATACGAGCCATATTCTCCTGAATGGTGTTACCCATATTCTTGAAGGTGTCCATTGTGGCACGGGCTACATTCTCGCTCAAACCAAATTCCTTCTCCAAGTTGGCTCTTGCGGTACGATACACCTGACCTAATGCCATAGTGGGACCAGTGACATCAGCCTGACCTTCTTTCAGTCCTGCTTTCTCCCTTGCTTTCTGATAGTTCTCATAGGCAACAGTCACTTTCTGCAACTGCTTTTCGAGATTGCTATAATCAATATCCTTTGGAATCATGCCAAGACGAACCATTGAGGCCTGCAAATTGTCAATCTTATGCAGCAACGGCTCTAACATCTTACCATCACCCAACTGCTTCAAAGCATCAAGGAACGTCTTTAAGTCGTTGGATTTCTCCAATTGCACCTTTAGACTGATAGAGTTGTCGGCCATCTTAGCAAGAGCCTTTACCTCTTCCAGTATCTTGTTGTATTCCTCGTTGGCACGTTTGATACCAACTTCAAACATGAGAGTGTTAGCCATATCTTCTATATTTTAATTATTGTCGCAAAATTTTCGTTCCAATCCACTTTCTACCAATAGCAAATGCAGAGCGTACTATCACCCTGCATCCTTATCATTAGGAATCTTCTCTCCAGTAGCAAGGAAATGAGCCATATTGTACTTTCGCTTTGCCTTACGCTCTTTCCATTTCTCAACGGCTCTCTTCATCTTCACTTCATCGGGTCTGTAATTTGGATCGCCTGGTTTTGGTTTGTTGTTGTCATCATGTTTATACACCACAATAGGTTGGTCGATTGAACGCAACTCAATCTGCGCCGCAGTCCTGCCCCATAGCCATTCCCAATCATTAACCGAATACAAACCGAAGAAAAAATCCTTACGCATTAGGAGGTACTGTCGGGCTTTTCCGTCGCCGCCTGCTGCTCCGTAGCGAGTCCTTGCAGGATAGCTTCTGCTTCCTCTGTCCTCATGTTCATCAGCGTAGCCCTCGCCCCTGTCAAGGACATGGTAGTCAACAAGAACGGAGTGAGCGGAATTTTTTTTTTGCCCTCTTCGATAAGTTCTTGCAGTTGGATATTATCGTACTGCCTGACATAATAGAACCAACGCCACAAGTACCAGTAACGGAACTTTAATTTCCAGAAGCCATCAAGAACGATTATCGCAGCAGCCTTACAAGCCAACTTCGAGTCCTCTAAGATAGCATCCAAAGCGTTATCCTTTGCACCATCCTCATTGTCAGTATCGCCCTTGCGTATCAGCAAACGGCTCAACTTGTCTATCTGTCCGTTCTTCATCCAACGTACCTTGTACTTCTTCTTTGTACCAAGAATACCGACAATGGTAGCGTCGTTGTCACGGATGGAGGCGTATGTTCGCTGTGCCTCTACGGATGGTTGTTCCACCTTTGGTTCCTCAGTTTTCTTTCCCATAAAAGCCAAGAATTAAATCAGTAATTTCTTAAAATTGAAAAAGGGCAGCGACGGCTCGAAGCAGTCACCGCCCCCTCATGAAGTAGGTATTTTGTGGAAAAGAAATTCCTTATGCCTGGAGTGACAGAACACCCAGAGCGTCGGCGGCAGCACCTTCCTGAATAGAACCAGTCAGTGTTACGCACAGAGGCTTGTTGGAACCGTCGAATACCACAGCAGCCATCAGCTTTGCCTTCTTTACGAAGAAAGCGTTCTCCTCGGTGTCGTCGAGAGCGAACAGACCAAGGATGACAGCCTTGCGGATGCCAGAGAATACCTTACCCTGATAGGTCTTACCCTTGAATACGTTTCCTTCGCCGGAAGCGCCGTTGATGGTGAGGTCAGCAGAAGTGAATCCGCAGAACGTCAGAATGTCGGTGTCATGGCAAGGAATCTCAATGGTGATCTCAGTGTCACCAGGAGTCATCTTGCTCGTCCAGTACACACCCAGACCATGAATCTTGAATCCATCAGTCGTAGGAGTACCCTCAGAGTAGTTGAAACCAGAGTCCTCAGAGCAAGGGAACTCACACATCTTAGTCTCGTCGAGAGTGATAACACCCTCAGTAGCGGTGAAGCCACCCTTCATTGCAAAGAGCGAACTAATACCAGTCAGGACGTTAGCCTGCATTTGAGCCTTTGTTTTCATAATCTAATCTTATTTAATTGTTATTAAATGAATTAACCTTAGTCCTTAAATCGAAAGTAACCGTATAGACAAAGAAATTGTTTCCGTCATAACCGCGAGAAAGCACAACTGGATTCGTAATCTTTATGTGCTGTGCGCTATATGGAAAATTGCTCTTTACGTCATGTACCAAATCGGAAATCGAATTTCCGTTCAAAGTAGAGTCAGTTTTAGCACGGGCGAAACAATAGAAAACACCAGTGGTTTTGAGCGAGAAATCGCTATTGCCAACAACAATGTCATCAATGTCAGTAGGCAGGTCGATAACAACAAACGTTTTCATCTTATCAGAGACAGCATCAGGACGTTTGCCCCAAAAGATATAGTCCTCTGACATGAACTGAGCGAGATAGTCCGTCAGCTCATTGTAGATGATTGAGATTGGTGTTTTCGGTGCTGCCATAACTTACGCTGCCTTTAAGCCTATAAACTGAACTGCTGCCTTTTCGGTAGCTTTCTTTATCTGCAAGTAACCCGCCGTATGCCTTTGTTGCTCGATGAACTCTGCATATTCCACCGTATAAGCTACCACGATAGTAAACGGAACGTCCATTGTCGGTGAATAGCTGTTGGCGAACTTCGCTGCATCCTCATAACCCCAACGTCCGTTGACTGGAATAGTCGGGCGATACCTTGAATCGCGTTGGTCGTAGTCGGGATGGAAATGATACAGATTCTTTCTCGCTTTACCCCTCGTAGTCACAGATGACATCTTTGGCGCAATTGCAGGCTTTACCTCTTCTGCTGCAAAGAAGAAATCCACAGTCTTGGGAATCCTCTTAGTCCTCGTATAGAGAATGACAACAATAGAGTTTAGCAAGTTACCAGTGAAGTTGTGCGCATTTCTATCACGCTCCCTGAACTCAATGGCAAGGTCGAGAGTCTGACCGCACCACTTGAAAAGAGTGTCGTAGATGGTTTGCTCCATCAAACGCTCAAAATCGCGTGCAGCCTTTTTGACTACCATTACATTAGTTCCTGCCATAATTCCAAAGAATGTGAGTTCCTAAATTACTCGGCATAATGTCCTTCACAAGTCCGTATTCAGTATATCCGAATTTCTGAACCTCAACTATATCACCTTCTTGCGGTATTGTCTCTTCCGTCCATTCATCCTGTTTCTGAGGCAGTGACAGCTTTCTGTTAGAAGAAATAAGTTCTCCACTGCTTGATGTAGTATTGAAGTCGAAACTCCTGCAAACCCCCTCATAAATAACAACAGATTCCTGCTCATCGTCATCGTTGCGAGGGCTTTTACTCTGTGTGGCACTGCCTCTTACGACTCTGCTGATTTTGCAAGTATGCGGAAAACGAGGGTTATCTACTGGCATAGTGATTATCTTTTACGGGTTCCTCCGTAGTGACGGATATTGTGAAAGCCATGACCGACCATCCCCCAGGCATTGTTCCCGATTGTATCAAGATTATACTTGGCGAATATATCGTTAGCCATGCGCAAAAAACGATTCAGAACGTTAGCCGACATCTGTTCACCACCTTCGGCATGAGACCAGTCACCATCCTTATCAGAACGTTTCTCGGACATAGTTGGAGAGCCTGCAATCCAAACATACAAGAACGCAGTAGATAAATCCAACTGCTTCTCAGAAAGGGTTGAAACCTCTGTACCTGCCTTAATAGTTCCTGCCTTTACGGATGCGTCGGCAAGAATGGTTTTCAAGGCATCGTCCGTAACGAGAATGTTACGGACTTTGCCTCTCAGGTATTGCTCTATCGTGAAAGAATTTTCAGTAGGCATATTCTTTGTCGCTTAATTACTTCCAATAACAGAGATTACTCGTGATATACGGTTGCGATACCGTAGTCGTGAGTGTTGTTGAACACCGGGCCTGCGTAGAGTTCGCAATCCACGATATTCATCATAGGACGATCCTGCCAAACATTCTGAACGGCAATACGACCCTCTACGAAAGAGGTACGAACGCTGTCATTGTGTGCGCCAGCCTCGGCACGGTCTTTCAGGATGGAGTTCATGCACTTCATCTCGAATGGACGATATGCGCGGCTTGCAGCAACCATGTTGTGAATGTCGAAAGCTGGTTCATCGTTCACGGGCTTTCCGTCCTCTTCGTGGCGAGACTTGAAGTCGATGACCTGGAAAGGCCAAATCTTCATGTCGTTGTGCAACCACTGGAGAACGTCAGAGTCAACTACCTTAACCAGCGTTGGTGAGAAGTAGTTCTTAGAAGCAGTGTAAGCGTTGCGAACGCTTGGGTGCTTGATAATCAGGTCGAGCAGACTCTTAGACAGCTTCCAGTGATCCACACCAAGATTCAGGGTCTCAGTGTAATACTTTTGGAACGCCTTAACATCCTCGATGATGTCAGCATCCTCGTTGGCAACGAGTTTACCACCCTCATACTTGAACCACTCCTTACCAGTGTCGGGAGAAACAAAGTTCTCGTCGGGAATCTGGAACTTGAAGTCGAACTTGTAGCCATCAACGGCAACATCGTGAATCTCACCAGTTGACATTGCCTGCAACGTCATATAGGTAAGTTCGTTGTGTACGCCGCCAAGCATATTCTGTGAGTTGGTGATGAAGCAGTCAACCAACGACTCGCCAAACGTCATATCATTGAGCTTCGAGATACGACGAAGTTCAATCATGTCGTCCTGAGTGATGTTGAAGCCATGACCTACCTGGGGCAGAGTTCCACCGTAGATTTCCCAACCCATAGTGCTGCGCTGTGGCTTCTCAGAGTGAGTACCCAGAACAGATGCACGAACGAGAATAGGAGTCTTCTTGATGCCCTGCTTCCACTCACGCTCATTGGTCGGTTTACCCCAAGACGCAAACTGACGCCAAAGTGCCTGATTGTACTTTGCGTTAGCGTTGTCGAGGATAAGACCAAAATTCTCAGCATCTACATACTGATGCAGACCGCTGATTCCGTAAAGTCTTGCGTCTCTCATAATGCAAATCTCCTTTTAGTTTTACTTGCGGTTCGAGAATCGGAAGAAGCAGCCATTGTCTGCCAAAGCCTTTTTGAGGCTTGCTGTCAGAGGCGGCATACGACGCTCAAGAACGGGTTTGTCGATACAGTTCCAAACCGCATCTACGTCAATGGCGTAGGCATCGGGGTCGAGAACATTGTCACAATAGGTCAAAGCGTTAGGAACAACCTTCACCTTCTTGTCTGCACCAGCCTCGGCGAGAACATCACCAACTGAGATTCCTTCGACAGAATCAACAGTCAGAACGTCAACGTCAAGTGCGCTTGCGTCAATGCTTGCAATGGTAGCAACCTTGGCGGCAGCAGTGGCGAGGTCAGAACCTACGACGATGAGTTTCATGCCAGACTTAGCAATACTGCCAGTCTCAAACTTCTCTACGGTGATAGTGTTGTTCTCAGAATCAACAGCAGTCACCTTGAACGTGAACAGAGGAACGATAGAACGTACTCCTGCGGTCTCGTCTGCGAACACCAACGTGCCTGCTGCCATCGCATTAGGATAGAGAGGCATATCGGCAATCTTGCAGTCAAAACCACCAACGAGCAAAGTAGGTTTAGCCTCGTAGCACTTACGGACACCACCCCAATTCTTCGACCACTTCACGTAGTTGTTGATAGTTCCTTGTCTCATTTTTGAAAAATTTTTATATTACACAATAAATGGTTTTTGAATCCACCTCAACTTAGAGTTTTAACAGAAGGTTTCTTCCATCTGTTTTGAATAGTTCTGGTTATCCTCGGCTTCCTTCTTCAATTGCTCAATACGGCTCTTTACGTAGGAATTGTCGCCACCTGCTTCACCGCCAGTACCATCACCGCCGAAAGGTTTGCCACCGTCGCCATAGGCTTCCTTGTAAACGGATTCGTACTCCTTTTTCACTTTGAGTTTCAAAGCGTCGATGTCTGCATCGGCAACCTTCTCGATTCCTGCAACAACATTCTTTACAGCGAGGTTGATTGCAAAATCCTTTGTGGCTTTCTCACCAGTCAGGAAATCTTTGAGTTCCTTACCGATAGAAGCAAGTTTAGCCTGCTCCTGTGCGGCTGTCTGGGTCTTGATGAACTCAGATGTGGCATTGAGCTGAGTGCCAAGCAATCCACTCTTGCCATCCTCACCAAAAAGTTTCTTGTTGTAATCTTCGAGAGCCTTGGTAACGATATTAGCAACATCAGTGTTTTCTCCACCTTTGCCACCTTCGCCGCCAGTGCCTCCAGTACCGCCAGTGCCACCGCTTCCACCAGTACCGCCACTGCCTGCATGGTCTTTCTCCCACTGGGCTTTAGCTGCTGCAACGGCATCGTCGATAGCTTTCTGCTGTTTCGTCTTGTTCTGAGTCTCGAAGTCTTGTGCGAACTTCATGCGGCTCGATTTTGCCTGACCCGCAAAGTTGGTTAGAACCGTGATAGGCTCTTTCCAAGTGTCATCAACAATCTTCGTATCGTCAGCGAAACGAGGTAAATACAAATCGGCCATAGCCTCAAAGGTCTGGTCGCTGATGAACTCTAAGTTGTCTTCTCCAACGCGAGTTCTGAACTCTGAAATTAAGTTTGTCTTCTCCATACTTAATGTTAAATTGAAGTAAAAATTCGTGACAAATTTAAATAGAAATATGTGTTCTGAGATTTGGAATTTTCTAAAATCTTGACATTTTAGACGCAAATAACCCTTTTAAATAGGCATTTGTCTTATTTTTGCACTGATTTGTAAAGATTTATGCTTATATGGAGAAATTTACAGGACTTACGACTACCGATGGAAAACCCGTAATATCCAATGAATTTATTGCGGACTTACGGGAGCGTGAAAAAGACAAGATTCAATCAAATAATTTTGTCGCTCAGGTTGGTCCCCAAGAGGATGACCTTCACGCTTCCGTTGACATTCTGATTACTGGCGGTAATCGTGGTGGTGGAAAAGCCAATACTTACTATACCCCGATAGTTACTCCCTATGGTTATAAGAGAATGGGCGAACTTGAAGTTGGTGACGAAATATGTACTCCATACGAAGGTGTGCAGAAAGTCACTAACATATTCGAGCAAGGCGAAAAAACCATTTATAGTTTCCATTTCGATGACGGAACAAGTGTTCAATGTATGGACGAACACCGATTTTGGGCTAAACTGACAGCATCTGGCGACTATAAGGAACTGACTGCAAGGGAGATTATGAACAACTACAAGTTGGGATTGAAGAATCCGCAATCTCTACGTTCAGGTCGTGAATACACCGAGATTCCTCTTTGCGGAGAGGTGAAGATGCAGGAGAATGTAACTCCTATTGACTTACCTATCCACCCATTCCTCTTTGGTCTTATAGCAGGGAAAGGTGTTTGGCATTTCGCAAAGATTGGTGTATCAATCGTAAACGCTCCAAGAGTATTGCAGTTTGCCTACAAAATGGGTTACAAGCCAAAGAAGATTAATGGTTTCTATTACCTCAAAGGAATAACCGATGAAAACAGACGGATGATTACGAAATGCCGTGCAGAGGAACCATCCTTTATACCTCAGGAATATTTGACTGCAAGCATAGAAGCACGTTGGGATTTGGTACGAGGTATTTTGTACTCTGGAGGTAGATCAAAGAATAAGCATCCTTATCTTGCACTGCCTAACAAACGTTTCGTTACGCAATTCGCTGAACTTGTCCGTAGTCTTGGTGCTTGGGCGAAAGTGTCAGAAATTACCGATGACCCTGAAAAGGTTGGGTACTGGCAATGTATAATGATTTTCCCCAATGACAAGGAAGCATGGCAGAAGTGCGATTATAAAAACATGGCACACATCAATGCCGATAAGATGGTTAGCCCGACACAAAGAGGCTGTTTGACAAAGAAGATTCTCTATATCACAAAACAAGACCATAAGCAAAAATGCAGATGTATAACGGTTTCTGGCAAGCATCACTTGTATATGACTGATGCTTTCACTATCAACCACAACACGTTTACTTTGCTCATGGAACCATTATATGACATCGACAATCCACGATTCAATGGTGTCATATTCCGAAAAGAGAAAGATGACCTTAATAATATTATACGCACGTCGCGCCTGATGTATAGTCCTTTCGGACACTTCAACAAGTCTAAGGATGATTTGACCTGGTACTTCGATAACGGCTCTGAATTGTCATTCCAGTACTATGCTGATGCGTTTGATGACTTCAAAGACAGATTCCAAGGACGTGAGTATTCCTTTATCGGTGTGGACGAGATTACGCAGATTGAGTTTGAAAAGTTCAAGTATCTCGTAACGAACAACCGAAATTCAGCTTTCATCAAGAATAGGATGATTGGCACTTGCAACCCTGACCCTCTTTCATGGGTACGCAAGTTCATTGACTGGTGGATTGATGAAGATGGATTCCCAATCAAAGAGCGAGACGGAGTTATCCGCTACTGCTACATGAAAGGCGATTCCGTTGATACAATCGTTTGGGGTGATACCCGTGAAGAGGTCTATGAGCAATGTAAGGAAGAGATAGATAAACTATGGGAACCTGAATATGAGGAAATGGGCTATACCAAGGAATCTATGTTCACGAAAGCCGTTACATTCATTCGTGCTGAGCTGAAATACAACCGCAAGCTGTTGCAGACCGACCCATCGTATTTAGGAAACCTCGCACAACAGGGAGAGGAACAGCAAGCCCGTGACCTTCAAGGAAACTGGAACTTCATGGCAATGGGTGATGACCTTATCAAGATGATTCATTTGCAGCGTTGCTTTGAGAATCCGCAAATGATTGGTGACGGAATACACAGAGCCAGTTGTGACGTTGCTTTCACTGGTGGCGACAATTGCGTACTTTGGCATTGGATCGGTTGGCACGTAGCTGATGTGTTCGTCTGTAAGCTCGATTCGGTGAGTACTTGCAATGCTATCAAGGCGAAACTCGACGAATGGGGAGTGCTGGAAAAGAATTTTGTATATGACCTCAACGGATTAGGACAGACTTTCAAAGGTTTCTTCAAACAAGCACGTCCGTTCAATAACGTTGAGGCTGTGGAACAGAAATACAAAAACATCTACGACAGCAAGAAGTCGCAGTGTATGTATCTCTTTGCAAAGAAGATTATCGACGGAGAAATCAGTTTCTCACCTGAATTGCTCGATAGAAAGTTTGAAGTTGGTAAGAGAAATGGAAAGAAAGGTCAAGTGATGCGACTCAGAGACATTCTGATGTTAGAGCGCAAATGCGCACGTCAGGATGAATCGAAAGCCGATAAAGGATGGTGTGTCATCAAGAAGGAACAGATGAAGCAACTCGTAGGTTGGTCGCCTGACTTCTTTGAATCCTTGATGATGCGGCAGGACTTTGATGTAAGTCGCAAAACCGTGACTATTCCCGGTTGGGTTCGTAATTTCTAAATACATAACGTTATGGAGACTATAAAAGAAACTATCAAGATGCCACTAAGGGAACTTCTTACCAAGAGACCCTTCACACGCATCATGCCTGATGGTCATTACGATCATGGCGAATTTACGGGAGAGGTGAAAGAGGAATCTCCAGTAACCGACTTCCTATTGCGTAAAAGGGTCACTCAGGAGGATTTTCTTCGTGAACTCGACCCATGCGGACACCTTATCAATGACCGCGAATATTATCCTGACATTTGGCGCAAGAGCGAAGATGGACTTTGGTACTTAGAGGAAGTACCTCGCTATTCATTCGCATACCAATGGATAATCTTGCAGAACCAACTCACGCACTTAACTGGTAACGACGTTCAATTTGAACTCGCAGAGGAAGAAAGCGAAGAGCATTTAGATGTGTTCTCGGCTTTCAAGGCAGGATGGGCTGACAAGAATATGGAAGTTGCCTGGTATCAGTTCGCAAAATCGGTCAAATCAACTGGCGACGCTGCCTTTGTCGCTTACCTCGACAAGGGAGAGTTCGGTTGGAAGGTGCTTTCTTTCCTCAATGGTGATAGATTGTTTCCTCACTACGACAACAAGACTGGTAAACTGAGTACCTTTGCACGTACTTACAGCAATTTCGATGATGAAGGTCGTATCAGCAAGCGTTACATCGACGTTTGGGATAACAAATACTATTATCGCTTTGTTGCCGATGGCGACCCGAAGAATACCATTGAGAAGGTAAAACAGAGCATCTTCAATTTCTTCAATATTGATGGTTACAAACTGGAGTATGCAGAGGAACATGGATTTGACGAGATTCCTGTTTCATACCAACGTGACGATTTCGGGCCATGTTGGACTCTCTCGCAGGAAACTATCGACAACTACGAAATGGCTTTCTCTCGTCTCGCACAGAGCAACCACAATTTCGGACTGCCTATCATGTATGTCAAAGGCGAAGGTTCTCAGGAAGTGTCCTCAAAGGACATGAGCCATGCAAGCAAGGTATTCTTCCTGCCCTCAGACGGTGAAATGGGATTCCTAAACCGTCAGGATGCTTCCAATGCCTATAAGACGGAACTTGACATCTTGGAGAATCAGATTTATTCGCAGTCTAACGTTGTTAAGACTCCTGAACTGAAATCCGGCGACCTGCCAGCAGCAGCTATCAAGTTGCTCTATACTCCTGCATACAACAAGGCTATGTCTGACAGCAACGAGTACGCTCTCAGTCTTGACAAGATTGTGTATTTGTTCAAGTTCGGTTTCGGTATCGAGTCATTGCACCGCCTTGACTTCATGAATACTCGAATCAGTCACTTCATCAAGCCTTACGTTCACCTGAACGAAACTGAGCTGACTACCAACCTCTCTATGCAAGTTCAGAACGGCTTCCTCTCTAAGCAGACAGCATCGGAGAAATCTCCATACGCTACACCGCGTGAGTGGGACCGCATCATTCGTGAGAAGAAGGAAGAGCAACAGCAGGAACTTCTACTTGAAGAGCAGAGACTTGAAATCCAGTCAGTGCAGCAAGTAGATACTCAGGAACAACTTTCGGAGATCAATACCGAACAGCAGATTGAGGTTGCAAAGGCGGAGAATCAGCTTAACGGCAATCAGCAGACCACTGACAAGAAAACAAAGAAAGTGAAATCCCATAAAGGTTCGTCCGCTACTGGTCGTGGACGTGGCAGAACCAATCGTTCAGGTCGTAGATATGACGAAAACGGCAATTGGGAAGGTCGCAATAATTGGGATAATTGGAATCGCAACCATTAATCTCTAATATATTGTAGGTATGAGTGGAAAAGTAATAATAAACCTCGACACAGACCTCTATGTTGCGCCAACCCAATCAGAGATTAGCGCAGCTAAGAGGTTTGTACGTCAGAGAACGGATAATGCAATCCACCTATCGGAACTTATCGACGCATTATTGCAGCAAGCAGCGAAATCAATCACGCTCGTTTGCTACAAATACAATATTGCGCCTGAGAACTTCGAGTATTCCGCCAATAAGGACTTGAAGAAAGAAGTCTATGAAATTCTTGATAACCTGGAGGATGAAATATACGCTCTTATAGAGGAATATTCCACGAATATCACCAAGGATAAGGAAAGGAAAAAGGCTCTACTGGCTTGGTTGGTGCTTCTGAAAAGCAAAGGATTCGATGATTTGCGTTCATCATTGCACGGAAAGCTGATGCAGTTCGCATACGACCTCGAAGCGCAGATAGCTGCACAGAAATTAGTCGGAAACAATTCCGTAACAGCAGTTAGCCGCATACTGACAACTCTCCATAGCGTATATACGGCTCCTGAGATTCTTGCAGCGTTCAAAAAGAAGTCAAAAGCGTACTATATTCAGCAAAAAGGTGTGCATGAGGGTGGTAAAGGTCACTCTGCCAGTGGTGCTAATAACGTCATGTCATTCGGCAGACTTACCGCAGATATGGCATGGATGCACGAAAAGTACACCGAATTGAAGGATAATGAGCAAATTGCAGGCTTCTATGTTCTGAGAGGCAGCAATTACCCTTGCGATTTGTGCGATTCAATGGTAGGATTCCACTATATCAACGAAGTAGAGGCTTTCCCACCATTCCATGCGTATTGTAAGTGCTATATAGTGCCTATCAAAGGAAAGAGTTACGAAGAAACTATTGAACAAAACTTGATGTAATATGGTTTTTACAGAGAAATTGAAGAAAGAGGCGAAATCGGCAGGAGTAGAGCCGCAAAGCCTGATAATGGCTGATTTGCTGAGTATCGGCTACTCAGAATCAGACGCATATAATATCGCATATCCTGAACGTGAGGTGTGGAATATCGAAAAGAATATGTCAACTCGCGACGGAATACTCAATGATAAGAAATTCAAGTCCGTTCTTGAACAGAGAATCCAAAGACAGCGTTCTGGTGTGATGATTCCACAGAAACTTTCGGAAATCGAACTCATTAGCCGTGAGGAATCGCTGAAAGAAATCCTTATGGCAGCTCAGAAACTCGCAATAGGATCTAAAGAGCGTGGTGATATGTTCATCAAGTACCAAGAGGCACTTGCTAAGATGCAAGAAACTACTGGCAATGGTGACACAGTGAATATCTATCTCCCTCTGAAATGTATCAAATGCCCTTTATACGCTGATTTCTTGGAGAAAAAAGCGGAGAAAATAGAAGAAAGCCTTAATAAAAAATAGTGCATATCACGCAGCACTATCTCTTGCATAAATCTTTCAAGTCGTGGTAGGAGGCCGCCCGTGTCAGGGGTCAGACCTCCTTTAATTATCACAAAAAACAAGGAGCATCACGTATGACACTCCTTGTCCGAACAACAACAAACGGAACACAGTTTCACACCATGCCGTTATTTCTCCAGTACCTCAGATGCTTGCTCTGCTATCTCGTCCTGCTTTAATTCTTCCTCAGTAGGCTCATACTTAGCCATTTCAGCATCATAAGCAGCACGCCACTCCTGATAATCCTTACAAGTGCGCTTGACATCATTGATAAGATAGTCGTGTTTTTCGTCTTTCTTATCAAGAATTGTAGGACGTGCATAGATGGCAGAAACTATCTCTACTCCATGATGGAAGTAGCCGTTGCCAACGGAAGTGACATACAGCATATTCGACAGCAAGGTACGCAAGGCATTGAAAGAACCATCTCGCTCTTCCTTGGTCTTTTCCTCATTCTTCCAGTCGGCATACAACTGAGTGAGGAAGCCGAACATTTCCATACTCTGAGGAATAGAAATGTTCCAACCGCCAAGTAGGTTACTGATATGGATGCACTCGATAGGATAGCTGACAGACTTTGCCTTACGAGTACCATTACTCTTCTTTTTGATTTCCTCACGCTCTTCTGGTGTCGGAACACGGGTAATCGTTGACTTTGTGCGCCAAATCTTGAAGTTGCTGACCCTCTCTGCCTTATTGAAAGGGATAGCCATAGGATTAATGCTTGCCTCCATTGAGTTTTTCCTTTAAGTCATTAAACAAATCCTCTAACGAAGGGAATAGACATTCCTCACGCGCCTGATAGCGACCATCGGGAGAATACACACGATAGCAGAAACCCTTATTGTCAGATTCGGCAGAACCGAATATGCGACCTTCCTTAACGATATTGCCAGCCATGAAGAATACCTTATCGTTATTCTTATACTTAGGCTTTGGTCCCTCGTTAATCTCATGGGCAAACCGACGAATATTTTCCAAAATCTTCTCTGACGGACGGTATCTGAAATTTTTCAGTTCCTCGAAAAAAGTTGGAAATGGTCTTGGTTTCAACTCGCTAAGATTGACTCTTAGAACAGCAAACGGATTCTCTCGCAAAGCAACACGCATCATTTCTGCATCATGCTTCTTTGCCAAACGCTTCTGCAAGCGGTTAATCTTCTTATCCTGAATACGTATAGTTTCAAGAGCATCGGCAAGTGTCGGGTCATCGACAGCACTCTTACAAGCATAGAAGAGTTCCATATCGTCAGAATTGCCGAATGGATCAACCAACTTGATTGCTTCATTGTCGTCAATATCCTCTCCATCAAGTATAGCCTTACATTGAGCCATGAACTTAAAGCAGAGTTTGACCTGCGCCCGAAGTTGTTCAGGCGTCAGGTCTTTCAGTGCATCATAATTCTTTTCCATACGCTACTATTTTACTCTTTTGCAGCCTTTGGTGGGCGACCAACCTTCTTTTTCTCAGTCTCGGTGGCATTACCAGTACCATCGGTGGGAGTCTCGCCCTCGTCAACTGGCTTCTCGCCATTGTCGGGAGTCTCAACAGTACCGGGATTCTCAGGATTCTCGGCAACACCAGCACCCTCTCCAGTACTTTCACCAGTACCCTCGCCTGAATTTTCAGCAGCAGCAGCTTCCTTGGCGGCTTCCTTCAATGGAGCCTCAATATCTTCAAGGCTCTTACCACCGATAGCCTCCATATAGGCAGCAGAAAGGGCTTCCAAGCCGTTCTCGTTCAGGAACAATACACGCTCATCATTACCCATTTCGGGAGTAGAAGCCTTTTCAAGAACTGCATGAGTGGCTTCATTGGAAATGTCGATGACCTTATACTGATTCAACAACGTAATGACAGCAGACCAAATCTTTGCCTCTGCCTGACGCTTGCTCTCAGCAGCAGCCTCTTCATTGAATCCAGCATCAAGCAAAGCGGCAATACGCTCTTCCTCAGGGAGTGCCATAATCTCGGCAACCTTATCCTTGCGGAGTTCTGCAAGATGTTCCTGGGCGAACTTCTGCTCAATCTCGTCAGCCTCTTTGTCAAGGCCTGCACTGCGAAGGGCAGGAATAATCTTGTCCTTTGGCAGACGCATGAGTGAATCAACAAGAGCCTTACGCTCGTCCTCTGTGTAAGTCTGCTTCTGTTTGCCTACGTGCAAATTAATAGAAGCATCGCCGTCAAACGGCTTCGGGTTACTTCTTCCAACTCTAATTCCCATAATCGTAAATATTTAAAGGTGAATAAAAATTATTTTCCAATCTGCATTGACTGATATTTCCTATACATTGTCGCAATGACAAGTTTTGAGAGAGTATGACTATGAAATGCGCCGAAAATTCGCAACTTCTTAGCCACTAACGGCTTCATGAACCAGAAACTATTATCATACATTTTTTGATAATACTCTGTTATGACACGATAGTATTCAAGTTTGGCTTTCAGCAAACCCTCATACGCCTCGGCAAAGATGACGGAATCAATGCCGTATTCCTCGATAATGAGAAGTGCCCTTGCGCTTTTCTCCAACTCAGCACCTTTCTCTTTCGTGTATTCTCTGAATCCATTATAATTCATTTGCTTTCACTTTTAGTTTCGTCAACAAAATCACATGGTGGCATCGTCTGCAAGCGATAGGCAAGGATGGTCTTCCTGCCCTCAACAATCGCCCGACATATTCTATGCGCACCATCAGCAATCTGACCCAAATTGTCAAGAATGATAGGTATCTCGATGTCGCAGTCCATGCAACGCTTCATCTGCCAAATGAATTCGTCCATAGAAGATACGGAGAAATGCAACACAGAGAGGTCGAGACCCGCAAGAGGCAACTCGAACGGCTCCAGTCGTTGATTATGGCACGCACGATACAACGTAGTAGCCATCCAGTGCTCACGCCCGCGAGTATAAACGCTTTCGCTGAACTCAAACGCTCCCAAGTCAATAACAGGAGGCTCATGTACTATTATATTTCCTTTCTTCATATATACAAATGAGCGAATTTATCATCATCAAAGAACAGATAATAGATATTACCGATGTTCTTATGGTCTTTCTTCACACCCATACGAGTCATGGCACGTCCGAATCCGTTAAATTCCTCATGCTCATAGCCCATAGAGTCACACCAAAGACAATACTCCTGAAAGAGCGCATTTGCCAACACAATCTTTGGCTTTTCATCCAAATTGCCGACACGGAACGTCTCTCTGATACCATTATCATCAAAGAATACCCTCACAGTCTGCTTATTCTCTATCATATACTCACGCTTTGCCGACTCGCTGACACCAGCACCGACAAAAGAGAAATTATCAGCAGCCAACTTCAAATAGCCCTGCATCATCCAGTTACGAATACCCGAATACTCACTTCTCAGAACCGAATCAAGGTCACGTCGAATATCCTTGTCCGTCACCTTCGCCCTGAAAGGAATGAATACCAACCTTCGCATCATTGCCTTATCAAGATTGCTGTTCGTCGGCTTCCTATTCATGCTGAATATCATAAACGGAATATCATACGCTATCTCGAAATCACCGCCAATGCGTCTTATCGTCTGAGGTGAACCGCTACATAACGACTTGAAAGCATCCTCATGCCTGGTAATGTCATAACTCTGCACCTCGTCACATATATTGAACGTGCGCCCGACAACTCCTGCAAGCAATCTCGCCCTTACATCAGGATTGCCACTGACAAGATTACTCAATGACTCCACGCTGATATTCCAAGCACCAAGCACACCTGTTATGACATTCGTGATAGTGGTCTTACCATTACCGCCACCGCCAATCATCCATAAACTCTCTTCGACCCTATGGCTCATAGTGGCACGATTCACACAACCAAGACCCAAATACTTCTGTAACGTCAGTATCTCACTATCGGGTAATATCTCACCAAGGAAATGAATCCAGTTCGGGCAGGTAGCATTTGGATCATAATCATAATCCAACAACTGAGTAACTGCCATCCTATCCCGGAACTCATAGCGTATCGGATTGCTCACATCGGAGAAATCCCAAACACCATTTCTGAAACCTACCAAAGAAGGACTTACACACAAAGGACTCATAATAGCACCATCACGCAGACTGCCAGCCAACTTCTGACTACTCTTGACAATATCATCCTTACCAATACCCAACTTACGCAAAGCATCACGCAAAGCATACTCCATACAGCTATTAGTGGCTTTGTCAAAAGGCTTCCATACCATGCCATCAAAGTAATACACAACACCATGCAGACTTCTCAGACACTTCCTGCCAATATCACATACGAGATTTTGGTAATCATAAAGCCTATCACCATAACGCTGCTGATGGTAAGCCTCTACAACACGCTTCTTATCAACACCAGATGCAAACTCGTCTCGTAACTGGCGTATCAATCCGTCCTGTGATGATTTTATCCCTTTTTCCACTATATATAAAACAATAATATAAATATTATAATACCCAATTAAGAAATATTACTTCATTTACTTCATTTTGCTTCACAGCACAAAGATAAACACCTTTATTTAAAGGCATTGCGAATGATTTCTAAAATCTCGCCATTTGAGAGCAAAATTGCTTCAAAAACACCCATATTGCTTCAAAACAACCATCATTTAACAATTAATTAACCCAAAAAACACCTCGTTTTACCCCAAAATGACGCATTTTTCACACAATATTTACTACACCATTTCACCAAATGTTAAACAATTAACACTCGAAATGTTAAAATTGAAAATTAAAAAATTAAAATAAAAAATTTTTGTGGGAAGTCACAAACACCGTTTGGTCGATTTTTGCAGGGGGCTCCCCTCCATATTTTGTAAACATTTTAGATAAAAGGTTATATTATATGTATAATGTAACTAACTGAAAATCAATTAGTTAGACGTACTTTTGAAGTGGGGAAAATCGTCTCCTTTGTCCTTTATTTTCGTACTTATTGAAGATGATAAAAAACGTTTTTTGCTTTCAGGCTTTTAGTTGCAAATAATGAAGTATCTTTATTGCACATATATTATAATGTACGTACATTTGCAGTGCATCTACTTAGTAGGTGTGCGCTGTTTGACGTTCTGAGGTTACTGCTAAGGCTGCTGAGGCACTTGCTGAGGCTCTGAGGCTCTTAGTAGACTACTCACGCAATAGGGCGCTCGTTCTTTGACTTATTTACATTGTTTCACTCTTTAATACATTATCATTATGGAAAAAAAGGTTTTAATTAGTGCACTTGCTGCACTCGTTCGTCCGAGTTTTAATGTTGCTTCTTATGAGGCTGAGTATTTAACTAAGGCTTTTGCTGCTGCTAAGGGTGATGCTAAGGCATTTGCTGAGGCTGTTGCTGCTAAGGATTCTGAGGTTGCTAAGGCTGCTGAGGATTGGAAAAAGGCAAATGCTGAGGCACTGGCTAAGGCTGAGGCTGCTGCTACTCCTTATCTTATTATCCGTACCTTATTAGATAAAAAGGCTAAGGCTGAGGCACTTGTTGAGGCTAAGGCTGCTAAGTTGGCTAAGGCTACTGAGGCTAAAAAGGCTGAGGCTGCTGAGGCGCTGGCTAAGGCTAAGGCTGAGGCTCAACCAGTTCGGGCACTTGCTGAGGCACTTGCTGAGGCACTTGCTTTTGTTAGTAGTCCGACTGCTGAGGCTAAGGCTGAGGCTCTTGCTAAGGCTCTTGAGGTTGCTGAGGCTGAGGCTGCTAAGGGTGTTTTCAATATGTATTGGGATTGTAATAATACTGAGGGCACTCGTTTAACTGCTGAGGCTGATGTTTACTATTTGCCTACTTCTTTGGGATTCGCTGAGGCTGCTGCTAATTGTCTGCTTAGTTACTCCGTTTTTGCTGAGGTTGCTGTTAGACGTGCTAAGGCTGCTGAGGCTATTGAGAATCTTCTCAACGGCTTAACTGATAGGATGGTTAAATGCATCGAAAAAGGTGCAAAGATTGAGGCTGTTAGGGCTAAGTTGTCTGAGGCACTGGCTGAGGCTGAGGCTAAGGCTGCTGCTAAGGCTGAGGCTCTTGCTGCTGAGGCTGCTGCTAAGTTTAAGCGTGTTTCTCTAACTGCTGAGGCTGCTGAGGCTGCTGCTAAGGCTGCTGCTTGCAAGGTTGGCACTGCTGCTAAGAAAAAGGCTGAGGCTGAGGCTAAGAAAAAGGCTAAGGCTGCTGAGGCTGCTGCTACTGCATGGAACGTGTTTAAACACGAATACGCTGAGGCTGCTGCTAAGGCTGAGGCTGAGGCTTTTGAGGTTGCTGAGGCTGTTGAGGCTGAGGCTGCTGCTAAGTAACTTAAAACTCTCTTTCTAAGTTTGAGGCTAAGGCTTAACCAGTCTTAGCCTCTTTCTTACTTTCTTTTTTTTCTTTTCTGAGTGAGGCACTTGCTTGTAAATAAGTCGAATTATTAAATATGTATGGTTACTAAAAAGGTTAAGGCTGAGGCACTGGCTGAGGCTGCTGCTTTTATTGTGTTCGATTCACAAAATATTTGCTATTACCTTTTTGTTTGGTTTTTATTTTCTGAGGCTGCTGCTGAGGAAAATAAATTTTAGTTTACTTTGAAAATATTTTTTTCTTAGACTACACAAATAAAAAGGCTGCTCTTTGACAAAATGAAACGAAATAAATATTGTTTGGAAAAGTTTTCATTTAGATTTTATTCTTTTAGATTTTAATTTTCTTAGATTTTATTTCGTGAACACTGCAAGGCTATTACCAGATTTTACTTTTTTATAAAGATTGATCTTGCGAGCTTTGCAGAATTGATACAAGATATAATTCATAATTGAGTTTTATCAGATGCAGGAGAGTGCAATACGGCACTCTCCTTTGTTGTTTGGATTTTATTTTTTGTTTTGATTGGTTATTCCTGATTTCAAAATATTTTTTTGAGATTTGGATTTGAGTTCGATTCTCAATCTTAGCGCAATTAATTTTTAAAACTCAAAAGATTATGAAAAGAAAAGATTACTATTTAGTTCGTGACAATATCTTAGGAATTGTCATTGGTGGTTTTACTGTGATCGCTGATTACGAGTTACCAATTTCCATTTCCACAAAAACATATTTGCAATATGTGGAAAATAAGAGAAAAGCAATTTGCAGAGAAATGCACCTGAAAGCAAATTGTTTTGAATCTTGGTTAGTAGATTTAGTTACCTACCGTAACCGCTTATAAGATGTATAACTTAAAACTTAATTGAATTATGAAAAATCTATGTGAATTTGCCGAAAGTATTTTGGCACGGAACACGATCGAAACTTTTATTGAGATTATTTGCAGTTTGTCAGATGATGATGTAAAACAGATAATTGCAGGATGAAAGTTTTGGATGATAGAAAGCGGTTAGACTATCAGCGTAGTTTAGCCGCACAATTTTTCTGCAAGAATTATTCGAGGGAGCAAAGATACCTGATTATTTTGCAGAGAGATTTGGAGAAAGGATTTCAAGCCATTACGAGCTTGGGAATTGAGAAAGCGAAGTCTTTCCAGATATTTTATGATTTTCTTTTGGATTTTGAGAATCTGAATGAAAAGATGATTGAGTTTCGTTGGAGTGAAGATTTTCTGAATGAAAACGGAATTGACTATTCTGAATTGAAGAGATTATATCTCGCTGCGAATTAGTTTTTGTGGCGAGGACTATTTATTCACTTTAAAACTCAATGACATTATGAAAAAGAATCTGATTATTGTAGTGGTTACTGTTTTGTCGGTTTTCGCTATTGAGAGTGCGGTTTACTTTGGCTACTGGTGTAATAATCTCCACAAGAGATATTCTTTGGTGGTAAATCAGAATCGCAAAATGAGAAATGAGATTCGCAATTACGAGGAAATCTTGGATTCTATTGACAACGTGCATCATCACGATTATTTGACAACGATTCGAGGTTACAAGGAATTGCGAGGTTACAATGAGATTCGCCCTGTTTATTCTTCTTTGCAGGTTGCTGCGAAGTAGAGAATGAATTAAAGATTGTAGCGGATTAGTTTCCGCTACGATTTCTATTTTCACTAATACATTATGAATTATGAAAGCAAAGGATTTATTGAATTGGGTAGTAGATTTTAATCTCAATGGCGAGGATCTATTTTCCGTAGAGATTTCCGAGAGTGACGAATTTGAAAGTCAGAGTGATTTCATTGAGAAATTCTTTGGCTGTATTCCAGACAAGGAGATTCCGGCAGGAGATTACATTTACATTTGGTCTGACGTTTTGCCCTACGAGTTCTATGACAAGAAACTGGAGCAAAAAGCGGAGATTGCATTGAAAGCGCATGAGGATTACAAAATCTACCTTTTCCGAATTGAGGATTAAGTACGATTATTCCTATTTGCTTGCAAAGTACGAGAATTACTTTGCGAGTACGATTATAAACTCAAAAGTACGTGAATTATGAATGAAAAGGTATTATCAATGGCAAACGATTCCGTTGCCTGGTATCTCAGAAACTTTAATGTTATTGGGATAGAGTACGAGAATGATTCGAGTTGGTTCTACGCTATTGGAAAGTACGAAAATTCTAATCAAGTGAATGTGTTATCGGTTGCGAAGAAAGATTCGGGCTGCAAGACTACTGTATTTGGGGATTTCAATTACTTTGCCATTCTCTATGCGTTACACGCTTGCGGATATTCTGCGAAATGGACTGCGAAAGGTTACGTGATGTGGCCCGTTTGGTATCTCAATCGTTTTGAAATGCAAAATTTCCTGATTGAGTACGACAAGATTATTTCAAAGTACGGATTTGATAGGCTATCGGTTGAAAGGAATACTTATCTCTCTTGAATTATTCTGCAAGGATTAGTTTCCTTGCGGAGTACGATTTACTTTAATACATTATGAATTATGAGAAAATTAGTTATCCTGACAATGGGCAGCGTTATTTTGTTGCCGTTCGTGTTCATTATCTGCAATTCTAATTGGATTTGTGGTATTCTTTCTTTGGTTGCTATTTTGGCAATTACTATGACTGGAGATAGAAAGGACAGATTATTTTGGGGTTTGTACTGGAAGTATCTGAAATCTATCGTAAAGAAGTTGTTTCCATTACCAAAAGAGTATAGTTTATGAGGCAGCGTATTTGTGTGCAAACTCCCAATGGCGGATTTGCAGAGATCGCCGCTAAATGCGACGGAAAGAAATTGTGGACTGATGGAATTAGATTTTGGCGAGGAAAGTTCTTGTGGTTTCCTTGGTAACTTATTGCTCTGAGCTGATTAGTTTCGGCTTGGAGTACGAGAAATTTATCTCATATTGTTTAATTTAAAACTCGATTAATTATGAAAAAGATTCAGAAAGAAGTCGTAATCAAGCGTTACGACACAATGTTTGTTGCCAACGATGGCACGGAGTTCACAACGGAAGAAGAGTGCAAGAAGTACGAAGAAAGTGCAAAGTGTGCTTTGATGGCACGTTACAATTTGCTTGTCATCAAGGAATCAGATTGCTTTTCCCTCTTTGGTTTTGGCTCTGACGAAGATGTTATCAATGTTGTAAAGGTTGAGTCTAAAGAAGATATAAATCTGATTCTGCAACTTTTGATTATCGAAAATCCTTGGCATTACGATGAAAACAAGGCTGAAAATCCCGATGCTGCTGCAAGTAAGAAAGAAAATCTGAGAAAAGTAACTGAACGCCTGACGAAAGCATTGCAGGAAAAGGATTTGATTTTCATCGGACGTGGTTACGATTCTGATGGATTCTATTTCGAGGGAACTCGCAATGAGCATATCCGTGTGCTGGAGAATATCGGAAAAGAGAAATCGGAATCTGAAACTGGCGAATAATCTATCTCTATTGTCGGAATGGAATTAGTTTTCTATTCCGATGCTATAAAACTCTAAAAGAAAGGAAATATTATGAAGACGTTTGAACAGATTGCGTCACAATGTGAGCGCATTGCCAGACTTTACTACAAAGGTTTTGGCACAAAGAAGATGTTAGAAACGGCTGAGAGATTTTTCTTTTCTCAGCAGAAAGTCGGACTATGTTTTTAATCTGAAATATTATGGATGCAATTAAGATTTCGCAAGAAAGTTTGGATGCTTTCAAGATTCAGAAAGAATCTCCATGTTGGCGAGAGGATGAAGTCTGCAATATGATTTCTGATTCTATCAATGAGCATTTTCGTGAAGAGAATAACGGATGCGATTCTGACGTTTTCGTTGATGAAGTGATTGAGGATGGTGTGATTGCTTTGAATTGGCACACATTTTTAGATTGCTACGTTACGACTGACTACGTTACGAGAGTTGCAGCGTTTGTCTTTGAGAAATTCCCTGACGTTAAAACTATCATGTCGCCTTGCAAGGATTTTGAAAGGAATTGAATATGAAACAGATTGTTAAGAATTTCCCTACTTTGCGGAAAGCGCAAAATTTCCTGCAAGGTTTGTATTCTCGCTACAATTATGTGAGATTGTCCGATTTTCCTAAATTCTCAGAAAATGGCGAATATGTTTTCACTGTTGACTGATTCCTTGACTTTGTGCGGATTAGTTTCCGCATGAAGTACGATTGTTTAACTCAAATGGATTAATTATGGCTAAGATGTCTTTAAACAAACTGGTTGCTGTCAATTCGTACAATGCAAATAGTAATCTGATGTACGAATTGGAACGCAAGGGAGAAAAAGATAGTGTGCAATATCTTTGCTTGAAGAATGAGAATGAGCGTTTAGAAAAGCGTTATCCGAGTTTGCGCACAAATCTCTATTGCTGATTATATTTCCCTCTGATTAGATTCTGAGGGAAGTACAATTTAATTAAACTCAAACGATTATGAATACAAACGATTTATGGAAGATTTTCACTACTGACAAAAGTATTGTGATTCTGACTGATGTGCCGAGAAATTACCACAATGGCGACGGAGTTTATATCCTGATGAAACAATTGCAGGAGATATACGGAAGTAACCTTTGCAGTACACAAAAGTTTGATGAAAGATTCGATAAGATTGAAGATTTCAATATCATTCTCAAAACTGGTTATAATCTCGACGGAAACAGATTGATTTGTGCGCATTTGTTCGATTTCGACCCTAAAACGAATTTGCTTTTGGTAGATAATACCAAGAGTTTGCGGATGAAAGAAGATAACGAGTTTGTGTATCGTATTCAGAAAACGCAAATAAAATGTATTGATGGTTGGAACGGATTGCGAAAGCACATTCTTTGGACTATGGGTAGAGATACCTGTTGGACTTTTTGGGGAGATGCACAATTTGGCGAACAAAAGATTATCTCACTTGAAAGAAAGTGCGCTTGATTACTTTGGTGCAATTAGTTTTGCACCTAAGTACAATTTACTCACTTAAACATTATGAATTATGATGTACGATTTCACTTTATTCTTTGAAGATTGCAATTCTAACTTTGCAGATTTCGATGAATTTGCAGAGAAGTGCGAGAACTTAGATTCAGTTTGTGATGTTGATTATGACAACGAGGACGTTACTTTCTATGACTTTGCGTTTGGTTGTGACTATCGTCAAGGTTTCTGCGAAAAATCTCTCAATGCTGACAAGGATTTCAAGGATATGGCAAAACACCAGATCAAAGTTCAGAGCGAGTTTCGTTCTGCAATGGGAATGTGGTTTTAAATCTCAGAGAATATGAACGGAAAGAATTTCATTGTGGTGTATCAAGGAATGTATTACACCAAACCGATGTGGGGACCGACATTTAGCCCTCACAAGAAAGATGCAACTCTTTTTACTGAAAAGCAGGCGAAAGAAGTTTGTCGTGATTTACATGATTTCAAAGGAATCAGTTATCAAGCAGCGTGAGCGATTTGGGCATTAGTTTGCCCGAATCGTACCAATTAAAAACTCAATATTATGGTTACAAAGAGTTACACCTACAAAGGTTATGAGATTCAGCGAAAAAGAGTAGTTGAATTGAAAAATGGACATTGGGAGCCAACAAAGCAATACGAGATTTATTCTTGTGGCTACATGATTCCCTGCATCGTTGATACGTTGAAAGAGGCGAAAGCTGAAATCAACCGAAGAATAGAATTATATTCATAATTCGATAATGTATTTCCGGGTGCGCTCTATGAGAATAGTGCGTGCCTACTATTTATTAACTAAAACTCAGTGAATTATGGAAAAATTAGCAGATTACGGAATCAGAATCATTAATCATGGCGAATGGAGTGACCCAGAAGTTCAATGGAAGAAATCAAGGTTTCAGACTTTGCTTTTCAACTATTGGGATTGTGTGGATTGTTTCGAGAATGACGATTACGATTTTGACAACGAAGAAGATTGCGAATTGTTCTATCAGAATCTATTCGAGCTTACTCCAAGTGAGTATGATTATCCGCAAGTTTCTTACGAGTGGACTGTATGGACTGATTCTGGCGACGGATTCTACGACGAAACTCTCTTTGATGATGCAGATTACTATAAAGTATATAAGCTATCTCCAAAGAAAGATTTCGTTTTGCACACGGCAGGGCAGGCATTAAAGCAGGCTTTGAGTTATGTTTTCGATTGCGGAATGAAGAATGTGGAAATTTCCGTTTTCCGTAGGGATGACAGACAGCGTGAGCGTGTTGCTCATTACATCATGCAGGGTTCTACTTTGCGAAATCAGATGAATTACACAAAGTGAGAGGGATTAGTTTCCCTTTCGCTTACTATTGTTTCACTAAAACTTTATGAATTATGAGTAAATTACCTACGACTGGCAGAGAATTGCCAAGTCTTTACGTTACGATTATCCGTTCTTTCAGATGGACGCATTTCAATGGTACTGGAGAGGATAAATTTCCTGCAAAGAGCGTATTCTTTGAGATAATGAAGAAATATCGCTGCAAGAAACCTCAAACCGTTGCAAAGCACATTCTAAAAGGCTACAAACCTTCCGCACATGAAAGAAAGTATTGCGCAAAGATTCTTACGGCTACACAATTCCTGAAAACGTTGCAGTTCATGCGCTACAATGGCTATATGGAACGTGAACTTGCAAACATGATGATTCTTCCGCTTTCAGAATGGATTGTTTCGAGGACGAAAGAATATGATGAAGCGAAATGGTGTCTTTAAACTTTCGGGAGATTAGTTTCTCCCTGAGGTTCTACGTTTAACTTAACTCAATTTGATTATGGAACATTTAACCGTTTATGTTTATCGTGACAAAACTATTGGAGATTGCACTGCACATGGTGTTACGTCACGTCACGATAGAATTACGTTGCTTTGGGATTGTACTAAGACAGAAGCAATCAAGTATTGTGTTGATAAAGGAATCGACGTTGATGCTGCATTATGGCTGAATCCGAGAGTCCTTTGGAATGAATATTTGCCATTTGCAGAGCCATTGATTAAGCCAGCAGGTTCAGCAGGCCCAATGTTTGGTGGCAATTATATTTGCACAAGTGATTCTCGCTTTCCTTGTGTATGCGGAAAGTACGGCAAATATCCTATTCCCGTACATGACCGATTTGAAACGCAGGAGTATTGCAACTCTATGGACTAAAACTTTCGGGCTATTAGTTTAGCCCAGAAGTTCAATGTTTCACTTAAAACTCAGAATTATGTATTTAGAAACGACTTGTTGTGGGTGTGGAATCGAAAGATGGAACGCTCTAATGAAAGGAGCAAGAAAATGCTCTTACAAAAGACTGGTTGCACGTATAAAGAAAGAATTACCTGACTTGTACGAATCACTTGCATTGAATTTCTATAATCCTTGGGATGAACAATGCCAACAAACAAAGACGCATTTCATATTAGTACATTCGGGAATTGAGTATTTTATCCGCAAAAGTTGAGGGAGATTAGTTTCTCCCTCAACTACTATTGTTTCACTTAAAACTCATTGAATTATGGAGAATTTTGAAGATTTCAAGAAACGTAATGTTGGTTTCGATGAAGGCCGTTGGTATGGCTTGGACGAGTATTTTGACAAGACTATGCGTAAATGCTACGATGTGGCTCTGAAAGTAGAACAAACCTACAATGAATTGCATCCAAACATTAACGAGCCTCAGATTCTCGACATTGTGGAATTTGCAGACGATTTCGAGGTTTACAAGCGTGGAATGATTTGCGAGAATCTTTATGGTAAAAGCGAGTTCGGTATGCTTTGTATTTGTGAACATGGTTGCTCTCACACAGATGGGAAATATTTCTCTACTGGTGGTGGTGCTTTCCGTCATATCCACAAATCTAAGTTGCGCTACGCTGGCGAAACTGAGAATGTAGTTTGGACTTGGGGTTGTTATGGTTCGGGCGCACATCAATGTATATATTTCCCTCTGAAAGTTCGCAAATGGATTATTCCTTACGAGCAGCCAAAATTCGGCAGCAAAGTGTATATCAAGGGAAAGAACGCTAAAGATATGTACGGACGTGATTTAGATGCGGTTTGGATTGAGAATTTCGGTTCTTATTTCGGTCACGCTAAATCGTTCAATTCTATCAAGGCTTTCAAGGCATGGGCTGAATATGTTGGCTACAATAGTTATGCGTTTGACGGAACTTTTGAGCGTAGAAGTCAGCAGAAGATTCAACATCGTTGCATCGTTAAGATGGAAGATTTGCCAGAAAATGCAAAACCGATGAAAGTTATCGCTAATGGCAGAGTTCACGACGGATGGGTAGTAAACGACGGAATAACCATTACTGAGCTTTGGCTGAACGCTTATGACCCTAACGAGGTACGACCTAAGTACGGCACAAAAGAATGGGATGATGAAATACAATTGTTCCACAAGTATTGTCGCAATCCTATGGGTGTTTAACTCTCTTTGCTTTGCAGGGATTGATTTCTCTGCAAGGTACAATAATTCTAAAACTTTCAATTATGAGACAAGAAGTGTATGATTTGAGGAAATTGGGCGATAATGCCTATAAGTTCCTGAATGAATGTAACGGACATACTGGAGTATTGTTCGAGAAGAATGTAGAATCTCACATTAACGAAATGTGGCGGTTGTGGCACTCTCTTGATGGCACTTGGGATGAATCTTATCGTTACACAAAAGATTATCTTACGAAGATGTGCGAGGATATGCGTAAAAAGAAAATCCGCACAAAAGGTAAGTGTTTCCCTTTAAAGTCGGGTAATTCTATCTGCAATCAAATGAATCGTATTGTTGTGCTTGCAGGTGGTTATTCCTATGGCAATCCTAATGTTCATCTGAAAAGAGCAATCAGTATCGTAGAGCATTACGGAAAGAATATTGCAGCAACAAAGGAATGGAAAGATGCCTATAAAGCTGGATATGATTGGGTAACATCTGACATTACAAAGGTAGGATTTAGTTCCGTTGAATCAGAAGCCGTTACATCGGGCTATGCAAAGGCTTACGCTGTAAAGTTTCCCCGTGAGGTCTATGCAGCACATTAACAACTTTGCAGGGATTAGTTTCCCTGCATTGTTCTAATTTAACTTAAACTCAAAGAATTATGGAAGTAAAGAATTTATTCGTGAATTTCGAGAATGGCGAGAATTGCTTGGTTTACACCTACGATTTGTCTGAGGATGAAGTAAAGCAGTGGTGCGAGAAAGCAACCGACAACAAGGTAATTGAAGTATATCATGTTCCTCAAAACGATTTGCAATACTACTGCATCGACGGAAGAGTTTGGGCAGATACGCCAGAACAAGTAGCCAAAGTCAGAAAGTATTTGGCAAACTAAATGCTTAGAGGGATTAGATTCCCTCTGAGCTTCAATAAACTTTAAAACTTACAATTATGGAGAAAACAAATTTATGGCCCAGACCATTAGACGAAAAGAATCTAACAACGGACTGGATTGAAGAAATGTTTGAAAGTGGCGGTTGGATGCCTACACCTTACTGCAAGAATGGTACATATCAGTATCTCACTTACATTGGCGAAACACTGGTTAAAGTTTCGTGGAAATTTGGCGAGAATCAGCTATCATTTATCGTACTTGTAGATATTGAGGGTTGTGATAAATATCTCAGTGAAAAGGCAAAGACAGCCATTGATAAGATTATTTCTATGATTGAGAATTGGGAGAAAGAAGTCAATGAGTACGCATCTGAGAGTTGTGAGGATATGCTTACTATCCGCTACAATGAGGAAAAGAATCGTATTGATTTATTCTTCTACTGGTTGCCAAGCGAATCTCGCTAATCGCTTGCACTCTCTTAATTGAGGGTGCGAGTACAATTACATTTAAACTCAAAGAATTATGGATGAATACAGAAAAGAACAAATCGAGGCTTTGGAAAAAGCTATTGAGTATTGTGAGAAAGGCGGTTGTACTGACGTTATACCTCGTATCAACCTGAGAATACACTGGTTAAAAGAAAATTGCAATTTCTACGATTAAAATGCTGATTCTATGACTATCGGTTACTTTTACAAAGAGTATGTGATAAACGGAACAAAGTATTTCGTTTCTCAGTATGCAGATAAACCACATTTCGTAAAGCTATGGGAATATGGCTACGTTTATGAGAACTATCGTATTGGCAATATGGTTTATCCTACAATGTGCGTCTCTATCAGTCGTGGGCTACGCTCACGTCCGAATCTCAAAAGACTATTCGGTGGTTAGTTCCACTGGATAGCACATTAACTTAAACTCAGTAATTATGAAGAAATTTAAATTCTACAAATGCCTATCAAGTCATGGTGTTTTCTTGGTAGCAAGAGATTGGGCGAATAACATTCTTGCAGAGTATTATCCACTCTACAAGGAGTTTCATCTAATCGACAAAAGCTATCCTGAACTGGAGCGTTATATGCGCTCTTACCATTTCGACCATCAATTCGACGAGATTCCGAGATTCCGTCAGATGAACGAGTTCTTACTAAACAAAAGGAGAAATAACTATGCACTACAAGGATTACGACATTAACATTCGCATCAACATCAAGAGTTGGTTGTTAGGTGCTTACTCTCTTAGGAAGTTGCAGGAGTTTACCTATCTCGCAAGCGAGTTTGGTATGCACCCAAAGACAAAGAATTGCTTTGAATACGGAAAGGCAGCATGATTAAGATTAGCGGACAGAGGATTAATCAAGAATATCTCAAACAAGATTTCTATCCTCACGAAATGGCAAATGGCACTATCATTATGGTTTCCTACGATGGTCGCTATTATTATTGATTTGTTCTTTTACCTACAAAGCTATCCTGATTAGGTTCGGGATTGCTTACCATTAACTTTAACTCAATGAATTATGTTACGGAAAGAACTTGTTGCAAAATTGGAATCTTTGGTACATAACAGATATTCCAAAGAGAGTTTAACCAAGAGGATTAATGAAATCTTTGGTGTAAATGACATCGAAATTGACTGGCATTGCTTTGAGGAAGAGCCATTCCTTACTGATTTTAATGCTATGTTCACTACCTACGACAACGAAAAGGTTGCAAAGAATCTACGTGGAGATTTCGACATCTACTATTTAGAGTGCAAACAACCCAATCACATGAGCATGGAAGTTTACGTTACTGAGGTCGGCTACGAATTTAAGTACCGCCATTTCGATAAGTAACATTACCTCTCTAATCTTACCCTTATCAGTTTAAGGGTGGGATTCCAATATTTATTAACTTAAACTCAATAGATTATGAACGAAAAATTAATGTGGCTTTTGGAGATTCACTTTAATCTCTTTCACTCTGATTTAATCAGCAGAGCATTTCACGATGACAATGTATCTCTCGAAGATTTCATTTCCGGCTGCGAGAAAATAGGACTTGCAGAGAATGAAGATGAAGATTGCGAGTTTGTACCTGATGAATTTAAAAACGTGTAAGCTATGAATAAGGAAGAAATTATCAAGCAGGCTAAAGAAGAGTTCAAAGATTTCTGTGCCGTTTTCTTGGGTAAGTCACTCGACGAAGTAGATAATATCGTTCAGAGAAACGAAAGATTCTGTTTCGGAAGTGCAGATCCAAACACTGAGGAAGATATGCGTGATATTAATTACAAGCATATTCTTGCTACCGTTTGCCGAATTAACGGCAAAATGCGAATCTCAGAAAATGTGGAGTATTATCCTGATGATAGTTCAGAGTGTATTCGACTTGAATTGCCAGTGCTTGCAAAGCGTACTATAAAGATTGAAGTAGAAATCGAGTACGAGTATAACGTAAATCATCGTGCTTTGGTTGGTATGGATGAATCTTACATCGACGCTTGCGCAAAGGACTTAGCCATTCAGCCTAATGGTAACTCTATCGTGGATGGTGTGAAACTGATTCACGTCTGCAATCGTGAAGAAAATGCCTGGTGGCTTATCAATAACGATAAGTAACTACTGGAGAGCGTGATTAGTTTCACGCTTTCTTGCTAATATAAACTCAATAATTATGGAAACAAAAGAATGGTACATCAAGCATGGTTATACGAGTGAAGAGTATGCTAACCTCATGCGCTTTCACTCAGACCATAAGCGACGCATGGAAAAGCGACGTGCAATAACGAGAATCTGCAATCAGTTAGGACTACAATTCCTTTCGTGTGATAGGAGTGTGAACGCTGATAGCTTAGAGAGTATCAAGGCTGCAATATCGGTGCTTAGAAGTAAGAAAATAGAGCCAGTAAAGGTATTAGTATCTACGTGTGGTAGTTATCAGTATTCCGCTTTCTATGATTTCTGAGGGTGCAATCAGTTTTGCACTCCCAGACTATGTTTCACTAAACGTTATGAATTATGGCAAAGGTTACTGTTATTTATCTTAGTGTGAATCCAAGTTTCTATGACGTGCATAAATTAGCGAAGTTATCCTTTGACGAGGCAAAGAAGTTCATTGAGGATGACACTATCGGAGCTTGCTCTCACAAAGTAGTTGAACTGGATATGACGAAGTTTGCAGACTACAATTATTGTGCTGATGGTGCTGACTTAGGCGACTGGACTGATTCACTCTTAATGTGGATTCGGGTTAGTGGAGATTAGTTTCTCCACCTTCCCCATAAATACTTAAACTCAAACGATTATGAAAACAAAGTACGAAAACGGATTACTCACATTTACTGAGGATTCTAAGAACGAAAAGATTTTTAGTGTCAATGGTACGAAGTATGGCGACGGAGATAGATTTGTTCGCCTGATGACTGAAAATGAGTTGAAGGAAGAAATTCCTGACGATTCCGATTGGAGTATGCCATTCGACAAAATGGAAGTAGGAGATACATCTACCTATGGCTACTGGTTCTACGACAAAGCAAACGTTATTGTTCGTGTTGCCTGACTACTGAGGAAAAGCGGATTAGTTTCCGCTTTCCTGCAATTATTAACTTAAACTCAATGATTATGGATAAAGATTATTCTCACATGGCAGGTAAGCACATCGTTATTGATGGTGTGAATTACTTTAGTAATGAGTATTTCGGCGACGGACTTTCAAACGGCTACGTTTACAAGAATGAGCAAGCCTTTTGCGAGAATCCTGATGAAGTATGTTACATACCAGAAGCCGCTTTCTCTGATGCTACGCCAGTAACTATCGACGGAGTGGATTACTACTCACAAGAGGAAGTTGGCGGTTACTCTCGAAACGACCTAAAGGATTTAGTGACAGACGAAGAAGGAAACTATTTCGAGGATTCAGAAGGAACTCTTATCGACGAAGAGATTCTTTTCTACTCTATCTTTTGGTGTTGCCCTGAAACAAGGTTGAACGAAATATACGATTGACTATGAAAAGAGAAAAAGTAAAAGAATTGCTTACTGAGCTTATCGAGAGAGATTTCACTATCGAAGAGATTTCAAACCTCATGGGCGACGTGAAAAATTATCTCGACGAAAAGAGAGAATCTGAGCGTAAAGAGGAAGATGAAGAATATCGGAAAATTCATGCTACAAGTATTCCTCTCTATCGTAAATGGTTGCAAGAAACTCTTGATTCGTATGGACTTGACTACACTATTGAAGATTTTGAAGAAGAGTTCTGACTATCGGTTAAGCAGATTAGATTCTGCTTAATCACTATTATTTACCTTTAAAAGTTGTGAATTATGGAACAGAATCAAATTTGCGTATTGTTTTGGGTAAAGTTTACTTTCAACTACCCCGACATCAAAGAAGTAATCAAGTGGATTTGTGAGAAAACCGACAAAAACTGGCTCTACGACCATCTTTTGAACAAATTCTATCACTTGTACGACACATTCGGCAGTCATGCAGTTATGGGAATGTTCTACTGCGAAATCGACAAGGATTTGCGCGACGCTCTCACGGAATACGCTCTGACTGTTTGGGCTCCCGTTGGTATGTGCCATACATACGAGGAAGTTAAAGGCCTGCTTGGAATCAAGTAAAGCAATCTCCAGTTCCTTTAGGTAGGACTGGAGAACGAATTTAGTATTAACTTAAACTCATTGAATTATGAAATTTATCACAACTTTAACAGACATCACTCACGATGACTTAGTAAATCTGCTTTGTACTGCAACGTATGGTAGTAATTACTTTATGTGTGCTATCAAGAAAGCTGACTATTATGGTACTGAACTTGAAAATCCTGATGATTGCCGAGAAGATAAATGGGCGAAAGTCCTGCTATCGGGCAAGCCTATCATTGTCAGAGATTACTATGCAGAAGATGACAAAGATTTCTACGGAAACTTGCCGCATGATTACGATTGGAACAAGGAATGTATGAACTACACCGTCACGCTCGACGACATCAAGAAAGGACTTGAAAGAATTTTCCGTGAAGGTGGTTGGGGTGCATCTTACGTTATGGACTTGGTAGAGGATAACGGAGGGTTTGACTTGGACGAAGCGGAATCTGTATTGCAGCGTATCATTTTCGGTCAAGAAATCTACGGCTAACAACTGAGGGAGATTAGTTTCTCCCTTGGTTACTATACTCACTTAAACTTATGAATTATGAGAAGAATTGATTTAATCAAATGTAAGGTTGCAAGATTGGAAGTGCTTACTGGCATTGACTTTCAAGTGCTTGGTTGTAATGGAGAGTATAGTGTAACTACTAAAAGTGGAGTTCCTATTACGGCTTTTAACTACATGGGCTACTATCGTAAATCCAAAGACTTAGAAATCTATCTCGACGGAGTGATTGCAGGACTTGAATTTAATCAGAAGTAGTTATGTATATCGTTAAGACTAACTATCCAATGGCTATGCACGATGTTGCAGAGTTCAAAAGAAAACGTGACGCAATGCGACGCTTTGCGAGATTCCAAAGGTTCTTTGATAAGAATCGTAATCCCTACAAGTTATTCATACGAAATGACGGAAAGAAGCCATTGAGAGGCAGAATCCAAGTGGAGTATGGCGGTTTTTACTATTACGTTGAACTTTATAAGAAGGACTGACTATGATGTTAGACAGAGAACAATTGTCATGTGACCACGAAATCGCATTGACTAACCTAATTGAACTCGTCAGAGATTTGGGTCTTTTCGAGGAAGATGAAAGCGATGACACGTCGCTAATCACAACTGGAAAGACTCTCAATCTCGAAACGTTTTCAAAGAATGACTGGCTATTATGCCTTGATGCTATTGGGGAGAAGGAAAATCCCTTCACAAAGGGTTGAGGTGGTTAATTCCACCTCTGCCTACTATTGTTTAACTCAAAACTCTATGAATTATGGCAAACTTAGATTTAATCCAGAAGCGTTTCAATGAAACAAGAAAGATTTTCGGACACAGCGACGAGATTACAACAGCCTCAG